ATCTTCTTAGTAGTCGGTGCAGCCGTCGCAACTCCACTATTATTGGACGGGTAAAATAAAACAATCATTAGACAATATAAAAAAATACCAACATTATTATGTATTTGTTATACAAATGAAAATACTCGGCTCTTTGAAAATTGCGGGAGTTTTTTTTGCTATTATTCCGAGTATCTCATCACTGAAACCAGGTAAACTACCTTCGGGTAAAGATCGCGTATATAAATATAATCGCCAAAACCCAGAAAAAGATCTGAAAAAAATTACACCAATGGTTGCATCTTTTGTATCGCGACATTGGTTGAACAATATTCTTCAACCGGCTCAAATTTGTGAAGAAGATGCTATGATTGTAGAAAAAATAAACAACCTTGAACAATATATACAAGAACAATTCACGCACCACAATGAATTTAAAATAGAATATCTTGCATGGACACCACAAGGTATCACAGAAGACATTTTATTTTTAATTGTATTGGAAAAATATGAAGAAAGGCACCTTTTGAGAACATTAATCAACTCCCCGTTCTGGGAATCAAAACAAATTAGCAGCGAATGTCTACTTGAATCATTGAATTGTTATTCAAAATCAAAAGACAGTGTTTTAGATATAGATTCATTTGTAGAAAATAACATAAGATACAAATTATTATGGAAAGATTTCAAAGCAGAAATGTTTTAATTTAAAAAGGTAATGCATTATTCATATCATATTGTGAAATAAAATATGAATAATGTATTTGTTCAGATTAATAATAAACCATTATTAACGAAAAAGACAAACTATATTTATAATTCCGATGTCAAATATTTGTCCATTGAACGCGTAAATGATTATTATATTGAAAACAACCGAAAATTCACGTGGCTAAAACATTGGAAAGGAAATGTATTCATATTTGGAAACCCATTTGGCGGATACTCTTTTTGATAAAATTGAACTTTATTTTGCACGTAAAAATGGTCTCACACAATCAAATATGGAAAACAATAACGAAACGGACCCTAAAAAAATATGCCTAAAATTAATTGATGAAATGGAGATTACTCCAGTATATGATCGTGAAAAAGATATGACCACTTTTCAATTCACATTTCCATCTTGGCTAAAACAGAATTACTCAGAAGAAACAGTCAAGCAATTGATTGATATTATTACTCCAGCTTTAGTGAGCGAAATGAATAATTCTACGAATAAGAATTGCTGTAAAGTAATCAAAGAAAATATTTAATCATTGTATAATATAGTATCTCGCAAAAAACACGAAAAAATAAATTTTGGGAAAAATAATTTGAATAATTCAGAATTTATTTCACAATAAATAATCGTGACATAAAGAAAACAATAAATAAAAGTTTCAATAACTTTATATTTGGATATCAATCTAATAAACAAATTAAATTTTGACAACAAAAATTGAAAATATTTTAATTTGATATTACACAGATAAAGCAAATCAGAATGTCAAACAATATTCCAACAAAGATAATGACTGGACAAGATAATGGAGAATTAAATGTCCTAGAACGTGAAGAACTGGAAGTATCAGTGACATCAAGTATCATGACATTTATGACATATTCTATAAAATCATCTTCTATTTACGTAGAACATTCAGGAAGAACAATTATCACGCCAGATGATATTAAGCGTGCTATGATGGTAGAAGTTTTCATGTATTTTGGTCGCTCAGATCTACAATTGAGAAAACAAGAATGGCAAAATCTTATTTTGAATGAAATGAAAAATGAAACTAGTGACCACGAAAACGATGAAACTGAAAGTGAAGACGAAGAGGTAACAAATGAACAAATAGAGGAAGAAGATAAAAATAAAAAAATATGTTCTTGTGAAGTTTGTGGATTAATGAATGAAATTAAAGATAGATGGCAATATTACAATCCTACAGACGAATTGGGAAAAATATTCAAAAAGCACATTGATGCAATGGAATGAATCATAAATCATAGTATTTGTTCAATCTTGCGCCTCGAATTATAATTATTGACAATCGTTGCGCCTTCTTGTGGCGTACAATTCAATTCGCCAGAAACATATTTTTTGTATTGAGTTTCTATTTTTTTAATTTGTTCAGAAGTAAGCATCAATAAGATGCTATTACGCGGACCATCGTCGCTTGAAGACCGAACGCGAGTATCGCAGCAGAAACAGCAGTTCATTTTGAATAATATTATATACTATGATAATATTCAAAATCAATTTTATTTTCCTATTTTACAATCGTCATTCTCATTGTCTTTTTGGCAAATGGCGTCAATGCCGCCCGCGTAATAAACGTTTTCATTCTTCGCAGAGAAGTTTGTAATGGGGGGGTATTTGAATGTCGTTTTATGAAGCCAGTAAAGTCCAAAATATGGTGTTTTTCAAACTGAAATAGTGTGTTGTTATGTTTCTTACACCAGGATTCAAATTTTCGGAGATTCAAGAACAAGACCATTTTCAAGAAATAATACGAAGTTGTGTGCGTGGTTTCCATTATTTTTTCGGATTTTGCATTTTCTCCAATCAAATTGTTATAACAAATATTATTATGATTCAATATCTTCATACATTGAAAAACGGTAAAACTTAGTTCCTTGTTGAGCAAATGTTCACATAATAGCACGAAGTTCTTTTTGTCTTTTGTCTTCAAATATGAAACAAAAACAATATTCAAAACCTCTGCCCATATTTCACAATAGGCTTCATATATTCGCAATCCATTCTTATTTTCTACTTGGAATACTTTTGTAATCTCATTTTCGGCTTCAGAATTATCGTGATGTGAAAAATCTAGACCGAAGCAATGAAACGACTCGTGAATCAAAACCTTGAACCATTCTTCGTATCTAAAAATATAAATAGAACTTTTCGGACTACAAGATGTTGTAAATGCGCTATTGACGTGCTTAAATGTGATAGGTTCTCCTTGTTCGGGGATAATCTTTTGAAAGTGTGTAAGAAGCAAATAAATAGTTGTTTCCATACTACAATTGTTGGTAATGTGAGGACTTATAAAATTCAACCACAAATGTATTTTCTGAATACACTTCTGGAAAAAATCAGAAACATTATTATCTCTAGAATTTGAATTTTCAGAAGGCAGATACAAATGAATAATAAAATTTCGTTTTGAAATTTTTATGTTGAATTGTTGATAGAATCCATTTGATTTTTCTAAAAAGTAATACAATTCTGGTTCAATAAAATGAGTCGGGGGTATTTTTAAATTTGTCGGATACTTGCCCAAAAATGTGATAGGTGTACATTTGTAGTCCAATTTGTCTTTTTTTTCATTCATAGACTTGTAAAAATTATTCAATGTATCTTTTGTGAGATTTATATTTTGTTTTAGGTCAGGTAGTTTTGTAAATAATTCATCCATATAATAATGCCTGAGAATAAATGTTTCTTAATAATAAATGGGGAATCTATTCTCTATGTGCAAAAAAGAAAATCAAGGGAAACCAAAGTTAAAAACGAAACAAAATAATTTAGAATACAAAACATTACAAATAGAAGATAAAATATATATTTTATTTGAAAATAAACAACCAGGTGATTGCTTCGAAATATAAAGAATCACATATCAAACATTCAAAAAGACAAACATCATAAATCCAATTAATGAACTATTAACTTTCTCATTGTAATTGTAATATTCATTGATTAGTCTAGATACGTTCGTCTTTTTGTCATTAATCGTAACACTATTGATATTATGTTGTAATATTTGAAAATCATCATCAAAGATATAATTTGAATCCATGATTACTTTTATAGTTTTACCAGTAAACCGAATATTGAATTTACAAAATGTATGACTTGAAATGTATTGATTTTCGGAAATGAATTGAAATGTATTATTCAGCACTGTATTTTTTGAAATGAACTTTTTACACGACTTTACTGTCTGATAAAGAGAATCATATTTTTCCTTATCACATATAAGTGTATTATTTATCGTCAAAGTAAAATCGTTGTCATACATTGTTAGATCAGGTGAATTCACAAATATGTTATCATTATTATTTTTCAACCTATTAATTAATTTTGGAATTTTGGAATTATCATTCAGCAAGACAAATGCAGAAATGTTGTTGAGAATGTTGAATACAAAATAGAAAAATAAGGTTTTTCTTTTCATGATGGACTTTTCGTGTAATAAACATAACTGTAAGAAAGATTATAAATGATTTTTACAGTTAACTAAAAAAATTGAATTCAACAAACCTGTTCTGGAAATGTCATACACAAGCAAGATGTCTGACAATTCAAAAATAACAACAATTGACTACAAACCCGCGGAAAAGTGGATGAGAAACAATTTTCCCAATTGTAGAAGATTAGATGTCAACTGGACAATGGAAAGATATGATTATCCAGATTATGTTCGCGAATGGATCAAAGAAACATGGTTCAAGGAAAGCGATGACAATGGAGGGACATATGTCTATACATATGACATTTGTAAAGATTATTCATATTGATAATGTAGGTTTTATGTACAATTAAAATTGAAAATAAAAGACAAACAAAGAAAAAATCATAATATGAACATTCTTCATTTTTTCAATCCAACAAGTTATATAGTATTTGTAATTTTATCTAGAATAAACGCGACATCATTTTACAAATATTGGTGCTATATTTGGGAATATTACAAAATAGAGTATTTTTGTCTTTTACTGATAATTATGAATTTGATACAATACATGATTATCAGAAATAATTTTGCATTTACTATATCATTTGGAAAAAAATAATTATTTGTTAATAGTATAAAAATGAAGTATAAAAAACAAGAGAAGACAAACAAAACTTTGAAAAAAATAACAAAAAATAACCAAAAAACAAAGAGAAATAAAAGTAAGAAATTTGGAGGATCGTCTAACAAATCTCCTTTAAAAAAAGATCCTTTTTCGCAAAAGGAACCAGCAATAATTGACAGTGAGAGTGATGACGAAAAAGTAGCAAAAAAACCTAAAAGTAATAAACCACCTTATAAGTATAATAATGAAAACAGTAACTTGGTTATATATGGATCAAATAACCTCAAAAACTCGTCAGATAATGGTAGAAAAAGCCAATCCAATTTATTTGTTAATCATAAAACAGGAGGTATATTATTGCTTGTTGGTCTTGTAGGTGGGTTGGCTTCTGTAATTATAGCAAATCAATAAATATCAAAAAAAAACCAAAAATTACAAATCTGTATTTTCCAAAAAAAATATTTTTTATTTTCCTGGAATTGTTTTCAGCCCTCTCCCCCCCCCCTCCATATTTTTATTTTTTTTAAATAGTCAACCTTAAAAAGTAGTAAATATGGTGTAAAAGTAGTAAAAAAAGTAGTAAATCATTGACACTGTAAAAGTAAGAAAAAAACACATTTACTACTTTTTTACTACTTTTTACTACTTTTTTACTACTTTTTTACTACTTTTATTACTTTTCATTAAAATATAAAAGAATTATATAGAATTGAATTATGAATAAATATTATTGTTTTGTCTGCGATTATGATGCGAAACAGAAAAGCAATTACACAAAACACATCAATACAAAAAAGCATAAAACACGCATATCAGAAAGTCACCAAAAATCACCAAAAGTCAACCAAAAGTCAACTTTTAGTCAACCTTTAGTCAACCAAAAGTCAACCTTTTTTTCAAACCCCCCAACCCCCATTAAAAAATTTCAATGTAAGTATTGTGACAAGTGCTTCAAATTCAAACAATCAATGTATAAACATATTAAGTATGTATGTAAGAAAAATAAAGACGAAGATTTCCAAGAACTTGCTCGCCTGTTGAATGAGAAGGACAAACAAATTGCACTAAAAGACAAACAAATAGATAAGCAACTTGCATTGAGAGACAAGAAAATGGAAATAATGCAGAAACAAATAGAGAAATTAACAAACAAGCTTCAAATTCAGAATATTAATCAAGGTATTGTCCAAAATGTTAATAATACTATAAATATTCAAGTATTGAATCATCCCGATACAGATTATAGCCACTTGACACCGAAAGATTATATTACTTGTATAAAAGACTGTAACAAATGTGTAAAGACACTTATTGAAAAGGTACATTTCAATGCCAACAAACCAGAGAATATGAATATTTACTTGTCGAATATCAAGGGTAAATACCTTATGATTTACAAAGATAATGCGTGGCAAATTCAAGACAAAAAGACACAAGTAGATGATCTATATGATAATAATGAATTTGTATTGGAAGCATGGTATGATGAATACAAAGAGAAATATCCGGATATTATTGCTTCATTCCAAAGATATTTACAAAACCGTGACGAAGATGAGATGCTAAATAATATCAAAGAAGAAATACTTGTCATGTTATATAACAAACGAAAGATGGTTGCAATTGAAGGATAGTAATTCTACCAGTTAATGCAATTGTTCAGAAATAGCTTTTATTATTTTTAATATAGTATTACTATATAATGTCCGCTTCAACACAAGAAAACAATGCATATTATCTTGAAAAGATAGATCAGGTGATTACAAAACTTGAAAATGTAAAAAAAGTTATAGCAACAGAAACATATGGAAGTAATCCTTACATTAAAGGTAAAACTCCTGAGGAAGTTTTCAATTATGTTATTGACAATTTAGACAACCCTGTGAATAATCAAGACGGGGGCGGTAAGAAGTCAAAAAGACGTTCAACTCAAAAAACAAAAAACAAAAAAAAACAAAAAAACAAAAAAACAAAAATAATTCTATAAACAAAAAATAGAGTTTCCTGAAAAACTTTTTTTTAATTTTTCTTGAAAGTTGAAAGTGATGCTCCCCCCCCCCTCAAAATATAACTTTTTAGTCAACATTGGATACAAAAAGTTATATTTATGGTAACAAAAGTTATATTTTTTATTTTCATATTTCTTATGATAATCCGTAATAATTATTAATAAAAATGTAAAAATATAACTTTTTTATAACTTTTGTTATATTTTGTTATATTTTTATTTTAACTTTTGACACAAAATATTGAATCATTATCATCATATATCGTGTAAGAATGTTGAAAAATATGCGGAAAAAATATATAACAAAAATGTATCCAAAAGTCAACAATTTGTATCCAAAACGTATCCAAATGTATCCAAAAATGGATACATTTTATATATTTTATTTTGTCATTATATATGGTGTATTGATTAATTCATTATAAAAAAGTTATGGTAAGGATGGTAACAAAAAAGTTATATTTTTGTGTTATTTGTTGCAAAATTTCCGATGATTATATTTTTTGAAATATCCAATCACTATAAAACCATTCACAGCTGTTGCAGCCACTAATTTCTCCCGTAGTGTTACATGTCCAAACTATATTTCTTGTTTTATTTTTTGCAAAGCAAGGATCTATTATGGTAATCGTATCGTCCAATGAAATGTGTCTCCAAATGCTACCAATAGGTGGTGATTTCAGGGTATTTACTGAGGACATGTTGAGTGCTATAAAATAAAAATATTCAATATGAAATATTTCAATTTTTTCTGTTGTCTGATTATCTCAAGAATCCTTCGAATAAAAAATGGAGTTTTCCGAAAAACCTTTTTTTATTTTTTCATGAAAGTTGAAAGTGATGCTCCCCCCCCCTCACAATATAACTTTTTAGTCAACATTGGATACAAAAAGTTATATTTATGGTAACAAAAGTTATATTTTTTATTTTCATATTTCTTATGATACTCCACGCGACTTATACAATTTTTAGACGAAAATATAACTTTTTATAACTTTTGTTATATTTTGTTATATTTTTATTTTGCGATTTTTACTATATATAATCATATTTGTCATTATATATCGTGTCGTTAAATAAAAATAATAGACCAAAAAATATATAACAAAAATGTATCCAAAAGTCAACATTTTGTATCCAAAACGTATCCAAATGTATCCAAAAATGGATACATTTTATATATTTTATTTTGTCATTATATATGGTGTATTGATTAATTCATTATAAAAAACTTATGGTAAGAATGGTAACAAAAAAGTTATATTTTTTGAGTTTTGAGATGTTTGACTTTTTTAATGTAAGTATATATACAAATATTTCAAATGAAAAATAAGAAGTCCGTTAGCATGCGTAGAAAAAACAAAATGTCAAAAACACGCAAAAATAAAAAAACGAAAAACACTACCAAAAAAATTGGCGGTTCAGCAAATAATGAATTAGACTTATTGTACGAAAAACGCGGGAAAATGGAAAGTGAATTGCTTGATATAGAAGGTACTATTTACGCGATAGAGACGGGGCAGCACCTTGATCCTAACAAAAGTGTTGATGTCATTAGAAATGAAAAACAGAATATTGAAAAAAAGATTGCTGATTTGAATATAGAAATAAAAAAAAAAGAAGAAGCGTGGAACAAAAAAGCTGATTCAATGATATCGAATATGGCAAATAATGATATAAAAAATGCAATCAGAAGAAGCAAACCAAACCACGTAGGTGTGATGGGGGGCACAACTTTGCTACTGATTGGTGTAGTTGGTGTCATTTTCGCTGTTGTCAAAACCAAATAGGAAATAGAAAAATTGCTTAAAAATCCTTGAAACAAAAAATAGACTTTTCCAAAAAAACTTTTTTTTATTTTTCATGAAAGTTAAAAGTGATGCTCCCCCCCCCCCCTCACAATATAACTTTTTAGTCAACATTGGATACAAAAAAGTTATATTATGGTAACAAAAGTTATATTTTTTATGACAATATATTATGTCTTTTAACGTAAGAAAATAACAAAAATGAGACAAAAATATAACTTTTTATAACTTTTGTTATATTTGTTATATTTCAAAAATCCATTTTTGTTTAAAAATATAATATCATCTTATCATTTGTCGTGATAAAATTAAAAATATTGGTCTAGAAAAAATATAACAAAAATGTATCCAAAAGTCAACATTTTGTATCCAAAACGTATCCAAATGTATCCAAAAATGGATACATTTATTAAAATATTACTTGTTATTGATTATGATGTATTTATTATATCAATAAACAAAAGTTATGGTAAGGATGGTAACAAAAAAGTTATATTTTTGCGATAAAAAACGCTTGATTTGCATTCTTATAGTATATTATATTTCAATAATGTATATGGTCAAAAGTAAAAAAAATCTAACTTACAAGAAAAAACACAATAATTCAAAAAAAAGAAAATCAATAATGAAAAAAAAGACAATGAGAAAAATAAATAGAAACAAGAATAGGTCAATGAAACAGAAAGGTGGCATGGAGATGGGAACATTATATGCACTCATACCTCCTGCTCTATTTCTAACATATTTAGGTTTGGGAAAAATAGAAAAGAAAAGGCTTATTTCAAACGAAATAAAAAGACGAAATCGTTTAGAAGGAGAAAGGAAAAAGCGTTCACAAAGTTCAGACAGGACAGATAATAACCCAATGAGTCATTCAGAAGAAAAAAAAACTAAATTTTCAAGCACTCGCCATATAAACTCGGATAATCTTACACAAATTAACTAATATGTGTTCCATAAATAATATAGTTTTTAATATTTTAATATTTTAATATGAAGAAAGGTAATGTTCATTCATTGCGCAAAGTAAGAAACAATAAAGTTAAAAAAAAGAGGAAAACGATGAAGAGAAAGTCAACTTATAAGAGAAAAAAAAACAAAAACAAGAAAAGATCAATAAAACAAAAAGGGGGAAATTTGGAAAAAATATTAGCTTTTGGCGCAGGCGTAGTTTTAACTGGTGCATTAGCTGCTGTATTTGCAGATAAAGGTTCTTTCGATAGTTCAAAAAAGCACAATAAAAATCCCACCTCACATCAAACTGACCATGATATAGGGTCATCCCAACACCCACCCCCACCCCTACATGAATCATTAAAATACTACAAAGAAATATCAATTGAAGAAATAATAAAATTTGATAGAAAATATAACAAAGGATTAAACAACAACGCGGATGACGAGAAACTCACGCGTATCATTAACGAGTCCAGAAAGGATTTTTACTTTTTAAGCACGTGGTCACAATTCATTGTGAATTTTAATAATTATATTAAAATTATTGAAGAACAGAAACATAATTCTGTGAAAGATTATTTTAAAAATATTGACAAATATATTATTTCACAGGATCTTGATGCAGGACAAAAAAAACAAATAGAACAAGGGGAACTTGAAGTTAAAAATTTGGATCAACTTGCCGCGCTGCGGAGGAGTGGTCGTAAACCAGATGGTTATATAAACTCTTATATAAATTTTATTATTACCTCAATCTTTTTGATTGAATTGAACAAAAACCCCTCTTATATCAAATATTCTCAAATTTTTACTATTGACGATTTACAAAACGCGATAGATTTAATTGGAAAAAACTCAAATAATCCATCCGAATTTCAGTTCACTGTTGATAAAGAACTTGTGGAAGAAATTTTTAATGATTCATTGGAAATCATAAAAGAAATGGATGATATTGTTAAAGAACTGATAGATGGGATAGATGGTGATAACCCAGATATCTTCAATATATCTGGAAATTTACTGGACCAATTTTTAGAAAATAAATTTCCTGGAATAAGTAAGATTAGTAAAATTAGCGAAGCACTTGATGGAGATCTCCGTCCTACAGAATTTTATGAACAAATGATAGAACGTAATATGAGAGAAATGACAACAAATTAAGATATAACAAAAGTTATATAAAATATAAAATATAGAAAATATATAGAAATGCCAGTTTATCATTGTAAATGCTGTGATTACGAAACACATATAAAGACGCATTACACCAAACATATGAAAACAAAAAAGCATCTTAATTGTATCCAAAATGTATCCAAAAATGATAATGGTTCAAAAGACAAAGGATATCATTGTAAGTATTGCAACAAGTCTTACAAATATAGTCAGGGGTTAAGTAAGCACATCAAGTATACATGTAAGAAAAATAAAGATGAAGATTTAAAGGAATTGGCGCGTCTGTTGAACGAAACAAATGAAGAAATGAGCCAGCTTATAAAACATAAAGACAATGAATTATCAAAAATGCAGCGCCAGATTGATAAACTGACACAAAAGCTCCAGATCAAGAACATGGCAAGTGGAAATATTATAAATAACAACACTATTTATAACATTCAATTATTGAATTATAATTTTACTGACTATAGTCATTTGACAGAGGGTGATTATATAGAGTGCATCAACGATTGTAATCGCTGTGTAATGTCGCTAATAAAGCGCGTTCATTTTAATTCAAACAAACCGGAAAATATGAATATTTATATTTCATCGATTAAGGGAAACTATGTTATGGTTTACAAAGACAATGCTTGGCAAATACAAGATAAAAAGGAACAAATTGATGACTTGTATGATTATAATGAGGTAGTATTGGTAAATTGGTATGATGAATATAAGCAAAAGTATCCGGATATCATCAAATCATTTCAGCGATATCTGAAAAATAAAGATGATAGTGATGTCATCAATGAAGTTAAACATGAAATTCTGAAAATGTTATATAATAAACGAAATATGATTCAAGAAGAAGTAAAATGAACTATGATTAACAAATAAAACTTAACAATGAGTTTGGTTGGAATAACATAGGAATATTTGCTAACATTATCAAAAATAGTTGGTATGATAAATATACGCAGAACACTGCGCCAAGTGGTAAAAATATAATTGTGAGCAATGAAATGAATAATTCGTAAAACGTTGTTTCTATCTTTTTACTCAATCCTTTTTTTTTTTTAACTTTTTTGTGAATATCTTTTAATATTGGTACTCCTCCCAAAAGTCCGTCGACGATTCCCCCCAATGCTCGGTCAATTAACTTTCCAGGGTTAAATCCTTCTCTTCTGCGCGTTCCGTAAGCATACCAAAAGCAATTCAAAATAATGATACATAATAGAGAAATAAATAAGTAGGTATTGTTCATATTAATATACATCAAGAAAAGTATTTTAATATGAAGAAGATGATAAATTATTTCTTTGGTATTTTTTGATGAAATCAGATTTATGATTGTATGTTGAAAAATAATATTTGATATTCAATATTTGTCAAATTTACTCGTCGTCGCCATCACCATCGGTTTCGCGACGATTGCGAGAATTCATCTTCTCTACTTCACACATGAGGTGTCCACCTTCCATTGGAGAAGAAATCTTTGCCAACTTGACCTTGTTATCTTGCATTTGTTCAGGAACACCTACAATAAGTTCGCCCTGCTTGAGGTATCGAAAACCGTTATCAACTTGAATATCGGTATGATGGACAAAATACTCAGTCTGATCTTTGCCCTCAACAAATCCGTAGCCCTTCTTCTTGCTAAACCACTTGACTTGGTAGAGTTCTTGCATGTTGATTGTTTGTTGTTATACACTACTATGGTGCCTATTGTTTAAGTCATTTATCAAAACAATAAAAACTTTAACTTAAAGCGTCATTTACAATAAAGATAAGATTTGAAACATGATTGCGAGCCTAAGAAATTTGCTATTTTTCAACATATTTTTATTTTTCAAGACGCATTTCTCTTGTGGATACATTCAGCTGTCTTCATTGAAAAGCAAAATGTTTCATAAAATATTAGTTCATCAAAGAATAAAAAATGATTTTCGCAAAATTACATCAAATGATGCATATCAAATTGCGTGTTTTTGGTATGATGAGTTGTCAGAGACGAATAACGAAGAATTTCTAAAAACACAACACGGGATTGATTTACTTTATCGTCCAACAAAAGCGGTGTTTGACACGAGTGTAAACTTGACGGATTTTAAATATAGCATTATAAGCGATATAGATCATAAAAATGAATATTATATCTGGCGCCCTAAAATACAAATTTGTCTACCATCTTTGCACTCTGTGGACCATTTTCCCAAAAATGAAGATACAGATGAAAACACAAAAAGCGCAAATATTCAAAAAACGTTATTATATCCATCATTTCGAGAAACAATGTTTTTATTATCATTAGAGTCTCCTGAACACTCTCGCAATAAATGCGTTTCTCTTAGTAACATTGCACGAAGTCCTTATTGGAATGAACCAAAATATAATAGTCTTGAGGTATTGAACTATTCTCTGTATCAATATTTTGTGAAGTATTTAAAATATCCTGGTTTAGAAATTAAATAATATTCAATAAGATTAATGTAGTAAAATGTTTAGGTGTATGGAGCATTTTGATTTATTCAAAATATGCCATACAAAGAAAAAATCATTTTCACTTGAAGAAAATGAATATAACAACTTATTAAGCGATGATGAGTGCGGAATATGTTTGGAACTACTTAAATGTTCACCATGTATCAAGACTGAAAAGTGCAATCATATTTTCCATAAATATTGTTATAAAAAGTATTTACAACAAACAAAAATAAAAAAGGAGTTGGGGTGTCCGTTTTGCAATTCAAAACAAGAAAACTTAAATGTATATGTATTTGAAACATTGTAGTCATGTCAACATATTATATTAATCTTGAATCATATAGTATGTTTCGTTATCGGTTTTGATACCATACTTTCCAATTATTTTTGGAGGATTCACTTTGTCTATAATATCTTGTGTACAATAAATGTTTTTGTTTTCATCAATATATCTCGATATTCCATTTATTTCTTGAAGTCGTAAGTTTACTTGCCTCTTTTTGTTTGTTTCTTGATTGCTTGTAAACGTTCCATGTGGCGCCCCCTTAATATGTGTCCCACAAAACTGTGTGCCATCGTGTTTTTGTTTTCGGCTACAACGTTCTCCGTTGCATTTCATCGCAATACACCGATTATAGTCTGGAACATTATTCTTGATTCGTTTACGTTTTTGAAAATCTTGTGCACTAAGTTCAAGTCTTGGAAAATCGCTCAAATGTTGAATAAAATCATTTGTCTTGTCAGTTGTATTTCCACAGATGATGCAGGCGTCGTTTTCAAGAAGCCATTCCTTAAGATTGTCTTTGAATTCGCATTCATAGTTTGCGATCTTATTACGAATATTTTTCTCCATAGTTGTATCTTCTTTATGTTGAATTAATATATTAATATTTATTTAAATCAATTTTTATTTATTTGTGAAAAGAATATAAAGACCGCGGTCGCATCACCTCAAGAAAAAACACTACTTTTGATTGGCAAAAGAACAAAGAAGAACAAAAGTATTGAAAACCAAATAAAATAAGTATGACTAGATTTAGTATTAATATTGAAAAAGTCGGATATTCTATAGATAGTTTTCATGATGAAAAACACAAACACTATGAAAATTATAAACCTCAAGTATTTTGGAATATTGACATTGATTGTTGACCAGTTTCCACCTTCATTATCATGATTGGGCATTATTCAAATAATATTATAATTACACTTTATTTTTTTTTAATTTTACCGTTTCTTTGATTTCACTTCCTCTGTTGTCTTGGATATATTTACAAAGCTTTTCGGCTTCGGCTGGATTTGCATTTTGACTAGTAAAGTAATTTCCTAATAATTCATGTAGAACTTTTTGATTCAAACCACGCTTTACATTATTTCTAATATAGGTAATTTGACCACTGTTACAATCAAAACAATCAATATCATTTGCCTTCATGATTTCTAAAAGAGAAGCATTCAGTTGTTTTTTTTCTTTGCGTAATTCCCTCAAAATGGCACTATGCTGCGAAATCTTACTTTCAATCTCTAACCACTGTTTGATAGTTAAAACGCTTTCTTCGTTCATAATAATTACAAGAAATAAATATTTATATTTTGTAATTATTTATTTATTTTGCCTTCCTACGTTTATCACCGCTTCTATTGCTCTGTTTATATTTTCTTCCATTTTCTCTTCTTCGCTAGGAGTCATTCCGTTCTCGAAATAAAATTCTCGATTGAACAAATTATCAGGATTGGATAAATTACGCGCGGATAAATTACGATTGGATAAATTACGCGCGGATAAATTAGGATTGGATAAATTAGGATTGGATAAATTACGCGCGGATAATTTAGTTACGATGACATTATTTTCTTCTAAGTTTCTAATTTCTCTCTTTAGATTTTTGTTATTTTCTTTCAACATTTTCTTTTTTTCTGTTAGTTTGTCTAATTCATCATAACATACATCGCGCTCATCACGGAAATTATTCCGTTTATTTTTAACTTTAGTTTGTTCATTCTCCAATTTTTTTATTTGTTTTTCTAATTCATTAATTGTTTCTGTCGAAAGTAAGGGGCTTCTTTCACTTGCAGCACCCCCCATTTTCATCATTCTACTTTTATTTTCTAATTTTAATTCTAATTCTTTTTTTTCATTCTCCAATATTTTGTTTTCTTCTTTTAGTTTGTTTAATTTATTATGACAACTATCGCGTTCTTTCTCGAAACCATCTCGGGTTTCACGAGTGAAATTTATCTCCGATTTCAACTTGTCTATTTCGTTTTTTAATGTTTCTTTTTTATTTTTTTTTTTTGCCCCACCCCTTTTCATCATTCTACTTTTATTTTTCGGAGTTTTATGTTTTGTGCGTACACTTTTCCGACTACTTTTCCGAGCGCTTTTCCGAGCGCTTTTTCGCGTATATTTCATTATATATAATATTAATATTTTTCTCACAATATATTATAAAATCAACATGACAAAACAAACTATGTGTGTAACTAAGTTCAAGACAATTTCTGGTGTCAAGAAGCGAGTATTAAAATACGTTAACAATAAAACCAAAACAGAGCGTCAGCTGGTGGTCGGACCAAAGGGTGGAATCTCATACAAATCGCCCAACAGCAAGACGAGACGATATGTCAGTAGCATATGTAAAAAAAGTGATTGTTCAAAAAGTTTCTGGAGTGAAGTAAAAAGACAAGCGCACAACAAGAAATCACAAACTCGCAAAAAACGATAAGTCTACTTTTTACTCTTGACTTTATCGTGTCTCTTACAAAGCCCGTTTTCATTATTGAAACATTTCAACTTACATTGTTTTCCGTTCTTGAGAATCTGACAGCACTGATGCTTTGTCTCTTTAGATGAAACTAATTTCTCATTTTTTCTTGATATTTGTTTGTAATGAGTGAAGCAATAGTTTCCTTCATTGAACTTATGTCCAACTTTCCCACAATACTTCCCCTTATTTTTTCCACTTACAAAACAATAAGAGCAAGTTGTGTATTCGTTTTTTTTGAACATGTTGCGATCTATATTATTCAATAACTGTTCACCAGATTGTGTATTGTTAGAATTCTGACAAAACGGAATAAATCCTGAGTTCACTTTACGACAATATGGACACTTGTGGTAATCGTAGTGACGTTGTGTTCCAACGAGATGTTTTAGAAGCGCATCGTATTCAAAACTATGATTACATTTCAAAATCATTTCATTTTTGATTTCTTGGCGAGTAATCAAACATTCTTTTCGGACAGAATTATCTGATTGTTCTTCATCAAATAATTTCAATGCGTCCGATAATTTCATATGTTTAAGCCTGTATTTATATATTATATCTATTTATATATATTTTCGTGAACATGAAAAAAGCAGAATGGGGACCACTTATATGGAAAGTTTTACATTGCATAACCATAAAAATTAAAGATGAGGAGTTCCCAATAGAACGGGAACGCATCATCAAAATGATAACAAATATTTGCGCCAATCTACCATGTCCACAGTGTGCTTCACATGCAACAGGAATAATAAGAAAATATAAATTAAATAATGTGAAAACAAAAAGCGATTTGATTAAGTTTGTCTATTTTATGCACAATACCGTGAACAAGCGATTGAAAAAACCAAACTATTCATATGATAATATTGACCATTACAATCAATACAATATGAAAGATGTGTTAACAGAATATTATACCAAAAATGTGAACGCGCGATACCGAGAAAAAATGATGTTGCATTCATATCACAGAAAGATTTTCTTGAAACAGTTTTACGAATATTTCAGGAAAAATATTACAAAGTTTAACCAATAATTTCTCCATTTTTCTTTACAACACACTTGAATTTTTGTTTGGATGGTAGCGAACAAGCAAGTTTATTGCTTGAAATATAGTCTGTGTGATACGTAAGTTCTGGTTTGATGCTATAAATCAATGTTGACCATAATGTTCCAGCCAATGAAGCAACTACAACAGAAAGTGCTATTGAAGCAGAATTACTACACCCTTGTTTTGAATTCACCAAAGCGTCGAGAACAGTCACTAATATTAACGAAACCAAGAGGGGCATATTAACAATTCCATTTGTCAACATAGGCATCAATAAATAGAAGAAGGAAAATACATAAATTAATGTTCCGTAAGGCAAACCATTATTCGAGAAAAACAATCCGTGACCAGCACATTTTGGATCTCTGTGGTCACCCGATGAAGCATCATACATCCCTCCGATCATGCTTGATATTACAGACAACACACATATTCCGATTAAATATGCAATACCTTTAAGATTTTGATTAAATATAGAAAGGATAAGGAAAAACCCAACTAATACGCTAGGACCAACTAAAGAAATAAAATACAAAGATGTCGTAGGAAACGTCTTTATTATATTGCTTCCGAGTTTTACTTTTTTGTTTCCGGTATTTTCGGTGTTCCTCTCTGCACTACCACTAGAACTACCACTAGGAGGACCATGAGCACTCAATCCGTTTGTTCCTGTTGTTGTTGTTGGCATAGTTATATTTATATATACACTATAATAAATAAATTAAATATAATCCATCATAATAAATATTAGAAAATATGGGAATTCCCAGTTATTTTAATTTTATTCTACGCAATCATTCTAAAATCATTCGAAACAAATCGCAAGTAAGAAGTGATTTTTTGTTTGTTGACGCAAATTCATTAATATATGATTGTATTAATGAATTTCAGAACGAAATTCCGTGTAACAATGATGATATATACAAGCAAGTCTATGAAAATATAAATAAGCTCATTCAATCCGTGAACCCCAGAAATAAGACATATATATGCTTTGACGGTGTTCCACCTTATGCAAAAATGAATCAACAGCGGCAGCGGCGGTTCAAAGGTTCGCTTACGAACAAAATTTTAAACAAAGAATCTAATTCTTGGAACCGGAATCAAATTACACCGGGAACAAAGTTTATGAGCGAACTAGACAAATATTTGACACAGAAGTTCAGTAAAGAAAAGAAAGTTGTCTTTAATCCTTCGTCAGAACCTAACGAAGGAGAACACAAAATATCGAATATTATTAAATCTAATTCATCATTCAAACAGCACAATCTTATTATTTATGGATTGGATGCTGATTTGTTCATGCTAGGACTGTTGCTTGTGCTACGCGATTACAATATTTTTCTCTATAAAGAAACTCATCACTTTTCTTACATTAGTAAAATTAATGAAAAAGAGAATTATTATTTTGATATTGACTCATTTTCACGCGAACTAGGAAACAAACTAAAAGTTAACACAAAACAAGCTATTTGCGATTACTGTTTGATGGCGTTCCTTTGCGGAAATGATTTTTTACCGCACTTGCATAGTATCAATATTCGGAATAATGGAATCCAGTTCATTGTAGATAGTTATTTGAAACACAATGGTAGTAAATATCCATTGATTGATATTGAAAATGGGAATATAAACTGGAAACATTTTCACACTTTCCTTTCGATTCTGTGTGAGGAAGAACAAGAAAATATTTTAGCAAATTTAAAGTGGAAATTGGGGCAGAAGCACAAGAAACAGCCGTTAAATATGTCTGACAAATTAGAAATGCTCCCTTGTTTTGACACCGAAAAGGAAGAATACTTATATGAAAATATTGAGAACTTTCGCGATTTTGTCTTTGAAAATGAATCTATTAAAGAAGTATGCTACAATTATTTGGAAATGATTCATTGGACATGGCACTATTACTACCACAATAGTGTAATCGATAATACAAAAACCTATGTATATGGAAACGCGCCTTTGTTGAAAGACGTTTTGTCTTATATTCCTCTTTTCAACGGAGAAATAATTTTAAAACCAAACCCTACGCCATTGATTCACGAAACAACTCTGTTGCTTTATGTGTTGCCTTATGAAGAACATGGTGACATTATTCCAAAAGACACATACCACAAGTTATCAGAAGAAGTTTATCATGAAATGCCATTACTGAAAGAAGACAATTATAACATTAACTATTTGTTATGTAAATATTTCTGGGAATCACATCTAGAACTTATTCATATTAATATTTTCAAGTTGAACGAAATGGTTACAAGTCGTCTTTTGAAATAAAGTGAATACAATATAAAAACTAAATAATAATTATAATATATTGATAACACATATATGTCTGTTTCCAATGATACTACACAAAATGAGGAAATTATTTTAGAAACTCGCGAAGATCTGACATTTTTTCTGAAAAATACGCCTTATGACTTTGTTGTCCTCAAGTTTTATGCTGATTGGTGCAAACCATGCAAAAAAATATCTCCATTTGTTACACAACTTTTAGAAGATAAAGCGCAAAAGTTTGAGCGCCAGGGGATCAAAAACAAGTTTATTTTTGTATCTGTAGATGTAGATGAATGTTTTGACTTGTATGCATTTATGAAAAAGCAAAAAATGATCAATGGAATACCGGCTTTGTTTTTATACTCTAAAAAAATATATCAAAAAAACGAAGAAAAGCAAATGTATATTCCACAAGCCAGTATTTCCGGAACTGACGAAAATGAAATAAAGAAAGTGTTGGATTTTATTATATAAATAATAGTAAAGATAATCGGAAAATGTCGCACTTAGGTATTGATATGAATGAAGATAATTATGATTATCGTGCTTTGTTGAATTTGTTCGCATTAGAGGATAATTTTGATCAGACCGACTTGAAAATTGCCAAACGTAAAGTTATGAAATTACACCCCGACAGGTCTAAGTTACCACGTGAAGTATTTGTATTCATGATTAAAATGTATTGCAAAGTTGAAGAAATATATAATTTTACACATCATGAAAAAGACAAAGATAAATTAACAGTGAATTACGATGTAGATGTAAACTTCAAAAACTATTTAGAAAAAAATAATATTGACCCAGTGCAAAACTATGAATTATTTACAAAAGAATTTAATAAGATGTTTGAGAAAGTATATATTTCCGAAAATCAAGATGGATATTCTGATTGGTTAAAGTCTGAGGATGGTATATACAATAAAGACGATTTAGAAGAAAGTAGACAAACCGCAATACAAAATGCGATTATAAATGTTGATGAAATAACAGAAGTTGGTGGCGCAAGTTTTTCAAACCATCAAACTGACTTGAAAGAGGTTTACACAAATCCGTTTGTTGCAATGGACATCGATAAGGTATATAAAGAAAAACCCAAGTTCTCTAGTGTTCAAGAATACAAGGCGTTTTTAGCAGCCGAAGACAATGAAAATGAACCGTTAAGTAATGAAGCCAGTTTAAAATATTTTGAAAATAAGGAAAAACTTCTTAATAATCAATCAAAGAATCTTGCATTTGAGCAAATGAAACAAAAAGAGAAAATGGATAAGAATTATCGCAGTTATATTTCAAAATATTTAAAATTGGAGAATTAGTGTTCATAATATAAATATTGTTATAAATATATATTATGAGTTTCAAAACAAATTTTGTCTTTTTAGTTGTAATCATTTTGATAGTTTTGTTTTATTTCAATTTGAATATTTACGATATTGTTGCAAGAAAAAATGAAACTTGCGATTGTGACAAACTAGAGGACTGTTATTTCAACAATATTATAAGTATGGATAAATTAACAAATCCTAAAATATTTGTACACATGGATGAATGGTCAGGTATTTCAGGATTGACACAGCTTTGCGTTGAAAGTCTTATGAAATACTGTTACAAGAAATATGATATTATTTTATATACAAATGAAGATATTGTGAAGATGATAGATGATGAAGAAGATGAATTGTGCAATATTAAAAATATAGGTTTGTTAGGCGGACAAGATCTCAAACAATGGGAAGAATATTGCAAGTTTAAAATTATTCATAAATACGGCGGTGTAGTTATGAAACCCTACTTTTTATTTTCAGAATGTCCAAAATATGAAGAGTTTTGTCCAGAAAGACTTAAAATATGTCGTGTAAATAATGAAGGTGTCAGTGTATCCAACAAATTGATTATTCCGTCGCTTTGTTACATGCTTGCTGGACCAAAAGAAGATGAAACCACAAGAATTTATTTAGATTATTTAAGGAAAAAATGTCAACATAATTACACGTCGGATATAAAACATTTCAATAAAAATTTTGAAAAACTTCATTATTTAGATAGTTTTTCGGAAGAGAAAATTGGCGTTGTTGATTTCAACCACGATTTGATTTATCTTGAAAACATTTTGTCTTCTGAGAATATTTCGTTTGCGTCCAACAATTATTGTTTGTTTGTCAATATTGATTTGCTTAGCAAAAAGAGACACCAAGGATGGATCTTGAATATGAGTAAAGAACAAATTTTAGAGACAAATACTTTATTGAGCAATTATGCAAAACTATAATTATTTATCCTTGTTTATATATATTGTAGATGGGAAAAACAAAATATTCCAGGAAAAACCTAGTAGGGAAAAAAAAGAATAATACCATTAAGAAAAAGTATCCCAAAAAACAAAAAGGCAAAAAGTTGAAAAACAACAAAAAAATAAAGATGAAAAAGAAAGCCAATAAGATAAAAAGAAAATATAGTTTGAAAGTAAAAAAACAAAGGGGTGGTAGTGGTGGTGGTGATGATAATAATGTTCCTACTACTTGTTCATTGTGTTTAAACGATATACAAAGCAATGCAATAATTGTTTCTAAGCCGAACAAAGATGGTGATTGTCCAAACGGTTTCAAAGAAGAAGGAGACTTCTGTGTTTCAACTAACATTAAAGATAGCAAAACTACTGAACCTGAAGCACCTGTTGAAACAAATAGTAAACAGAATTCGAATCTACCATCTCCTTCTGATCCTTCTGCTCCGCCTCCTCCGAATGTTCCTGTTGTTGCTACTCCTGTAACTGACGATTCTAAAACTGATGTACCTGTTGCTGTTGTTAGTCCTGTAACTACCAATCCTGAATCTGTTCCAGTTGTTACATCTACGTTGGACCGTGAGAAACAATTGAACCCGAATGCAGCGGTTTATTACGCTCCTTCTCCCCAACAATTTTCAGGTAATAAAACTAATAATTCATCATCGACAGTTATTGCGAGAAACGTTCAGCCAATAGAAGTTAAGGAAACAACTAAGAAATCTCTAATAAAAAATCCAATTAATAAACTAGGAAATAAAGTAGGAAAAGCCAGAAATGCAATGACATCAAGAGTAAACAATGGCGTTAAATCAGCAAAGAACACATTTAAAAGAATGAGTTTAAAAAGAATGAGTTCATTAGCGAAAAAGAGACAACCAATTTCTAATGTTAGTGATCAGAAAGTTTCATCTTAATAATTCTCACACTTTAATTATCTATATAAATATGATACTCGGGGCTATATTTTGAATTTTCATATTTAATTTTTATTTCAATATGAATATTATTCTTCTTGCATATTTGTCGCAAGATAGTATTAAACTGATTGTGTGTAATGTCAGGACGTTCAATATAAAAATGCTTATTTTTGTAATAGTAATCTTTCAGTTGGGTCAAAAATGATTCAATTTGTCCTTCGTAAATGATTTTTTTAAAGGTAAGATAATTGAATATATAGTAATTGTTCTCATGAACAAAGTTGTTCTTGACAAAGTCATCAAATATATCAACATACTTTTTAATGACTTGATTCTTACTCATTATAATAACGCTTTATTTTCTGAAACAAGTTTTTGCTGTATTTCATATGTCATGATTACGAGCATTATTTTGCTGTAATTGCCATTATAAATTTCATTTATGTAAAAGCATAGTAATTCTACCAGACAATATAGATTTGTCTTTTTTTGAGTTTTGATATATTCATACATGAAAAAATAAATATCACTAATGTCATAACCATCGTCGTATAAAGAGAGTAGTATATCACAAGACTGTTTAATGTCTGTGTTTAATAATTCGAAAAAATTATCGAACAAAGTGAAATTAATAAAGCTACATAATGATGGCAAATCAGTTGCCGAAATGTGTTTGTAATCTAGTAATTTACATTTATTTACAATATTTTTCAGAGAAGATATACACATATTTGGAACATTGATAATGTTGTCAAGTGTATCTGTATCAATCGTAATGTTTTCATTTTCTAACATTGGAACCAAAATATTCCTATATTGAATATTTGTAAGTGATTCAGTTTTGAAAATATGAAGCCTGGATTTGATAATATCGCGAACCTTTTCAATTTGAGTTGTTTCAACTATGAAAAATACTTTATTTGTTTTTTTTGCTCCATTATATTTATCCATATACATCTTCAATAATTGTTGGTTATTATCTCCAAAAAACTCAAATTTGTCGATATATATAATTTTATTGGTATTTGTATTATTTTGACAAAATATACTCATTTCGTTATTTTGAGACTGCAAGTTAATTTCGTCAAATGCGTTCAATCTAAACACGACTTGTTTTTCATTACATTTGTATTTATATTTTCCAACAAAATCTTGAATCATATATTCAATCAAGGATGTTTTGCAACTTTCGCGTGGACCATAGAGCAGCATGTTCATGTTATTTTCATTGAGACGAGTTTCATAAAAATCAACAAAGCTTTTTTTATTTGGAATTGCGATTGAATTAAAAGTCATCGTCCTATAAAAATATATAAAAGGAATTATATGTCTTTAATTATTAAATTAATATGAATTATTATGAGATTCTGGGTGTGAAACCTACATCAACAGACGATGAAATCAAAAAAGCATATCGTAAAATGAGTTTTGAAAAGCATCCAGATAAAAATCCGAATAGCAAAGATGAATATGTCAAAATAAATGAAGCATATGATACATTAAAAGACAAAAACAAGCGAAGAATCTACGATTTTAATAATCTAGATAACAATGTTGTTGATTATGAAAGCATTGGTGTAAACATGGACTTTAATAATTTTTTGTCCGAAATGTTGTCATCGGCAATAGATAAGGGTGTCAAAAAGGGCAAGGGAAAACAAATAAATGAATTTGCCGCGGTATTCGGTATGCCTGGAAAAGATGAAAATGTTCAATTTGATCCCAGCATTTTTATGAATCCGTCCATGTCGTTCAATAATGGCAGCCTGTTTGATGAACCACCCGATGATATTATTGTAGAACAAATAATTACGTACCAGCAGTCTTACAACGGTTGCTATATTCCAATTCATATTGAAAGAGAAATAGTAAAGGGACGTATGCGTAAAACAGAAAGTGAAACCATCTATATAAATGTTGATAAGGGCGTGGATGAAAACGAAATGATACATATTTCACAAAAAGGTAACATCAAAGATGGAAATGCCAGCGATGTCAAGGTGAAAATTCTATTAGAAAAACACCGCGAATATACTCGTAGAGGAATTGATTTAGTTTTACATAAAAGTATTTCATACAAAGAAAGTTTATGTGGATTTGAATTTAATTTGGAGCATATTAATGGGAAGACTATTAAATTTACAAGTTCTCGTGGCAATGTTATACAGAACGGAGATGAAAAAACAATTGATAAACTTGGATTTCAACGCGGAGAACTCGTAGGAAATCTAATTTTGTCTTTTCATGTTGTCCAGCCAGATAATCTTACTGAAGAGCAACTTAAATTGATTGAAGATGTTTTTTGATGTATTTAATAATTTATTATACTTGTATATTAGTAAAACAAATGAGAAAAAAAACACGCAAGTTTATCAAGAAGTCTCGGAAATCTAGACGTCGTAAAAATAAGTCTCATAGTAAAAAAATATGGAAAAAAAAAGGAGGAGGTGAATTTATACCTGGTTCAATAATAAGAGAAAAATTTAATTCCACCAATCAAAATCTTAGCGAAGAAGAAGAAATGTTAAAAGCATACGGACTATCAAATAATATTCCTCCTCCTCGCACATTTCACCCAGAGATTTTTAGATATTTACCCGAAGAAAATAGATTCATCGCGCGTCCTACATCAAAGCACATTTTAGATGCCTCAAAAAAAGCTGCTCATGGTATCCGCCACCTGACTTTTGATGAAAAAGACAGCATTGATAAGATTGAAAAAATGTTGGTAAAACATCCAAATGTTACTTATGTGAAAATAGAAAATCCAACTGATGAAAAAATTCAGTCAATTTCTGACAATTGTCCTCATTTAGAAGAAATAGAATTAGTTAATTGTCATGAAATTACAGACAAATCCTTAGATATAATTTCTACCATACCGGATAGCAATGGTAATGAGACACAACGACCAGTTAGAGAAAAACTAAGAACAGTTATTTTAAAGAATAGCAGAACAATTACCGAATACGGCATTCAACTACTTTCACAAAATTGCGACACCCTCACCAAAATTATGTTTGTGAATTGCGTCAATTTAAACGATCAAGCCCTGGATACCTTGGCAAGCTGGAATAAAAATCTCATATCCATTACTCTAGAGGCCTGTTATAAAATAACAGATAATGGTGTCATTGAAATTGCTAAAAACAACCTGAAACTTCTCGAAATCAGTCTCAGATTATGCAATAATATCACTGAAACTGCTATCATTTCCCTTGCTAACCACTGCCCCAACCTCACCTCAATTGACTTTTCCTTTACTAATATCAGAGACAACGGCGTCGTCGCGGTTGCTAGAAATTGTCGTCATCTGGTTCATGTCAATTTAAATTATTGCGAGAACATTACCGATGATGCCATCATTGCCCTTGCTAAGAAGTGCCCTAAACTCACTTCAATTGACTTTTCTAATACCACTATCAACGACAAAGCTGTCATTGCCCTTGCTAACAACTGCCCTAAACTCACTGAGGTTAGTCTCAGAAACTGCGAGAACATCACTGTCGCGGCAATCATCGCTCTCGCAGAGAATTGTCATAATCTTTCCAAAATTAATGTAGAAAATACAAAAGTCACTTATAATGACATTGATGATTTGAATAAAACATACAACAAATTGTCTAGTATAATTCCTGAACTGTAAACATAATTGTAAAAATATAATAAAAAGATAAACTTTTTTATTATATTGTAAGTATTCAATAATGTATAAGAAATCATTTAACATTTGTTCATACAACAAAATGTTTCTCATAAAAACAAAAATGCTGGTATTTGATATGGCAGGAACTACTGTGAATGAAAATGGCATTGTCTACAAAACGTTATATGAAACATTAAAAAATTATGGTTTAGATGTGACAAAAAGAGAGATTGAGAAATGGCATGGTGCAAATAAGTATGAAGTTATTGAACATTTTTTGTATAAATCTCTTCACAGAACTATAGATAACTCAAGAATCAACTACAAAAATTTTGAAAGCGAAAAACAAAATTTAAGCGCTTTATTTGATCAAAACTTGAAAGAACAATATTTTGAAAAGTCAAACATATCATTGATTGACGATTCTTTGCCAATATTATTCAATGAAATACGGAAACACGATATCAAAATTGCGCTTAATACGGGATATAGTAGAGAAATACAAGAACAAATTATTCAAACATTACATATGAATGAGTTTATTGACGGCTATATATCGAGTGAAGATGTGAAGCAAGGTCGTCCATATCCATATATGATTTACAAGTTGATGGAGGAATTTGAGATTAAGTCGTCTAAAGAAGTTATCAAAATAGGCGATACTCCAAATGATATACTTGAAGGTAAAAACGCCAACTGTGTAACCATAGGAGTTCTTTCTGGAGCCGATGACCAAGAAAAATTATATAAGGCTCATTATATTTTAGATAGTGTCATGAATTTATGTTATATAAAATAAATAATACTGTAGGAAAACTTTAATATGAAGTATGGTAAAATATTAGATGAAAATATTATTCATCAACACAAATTATTTTACATAAATTATAAATATTTGAAACAAAATATTTTTTGCAAAAAAGACAAATTTATATCACTATTGAAACTTGAAATTAATAAAGTAGAAACATTTTTCTTAGAGAAACGAGAAGACATGCACAATATTGACAATTTTTGTCTTTTAAATCTGTTTTCTATCTTGAAAATAACTAAAAAATACCATAAAAAAAACAATCAGGATATATCAGATATTGTTTACAATCTTTACTTTAGAAAATCATTCTATTTGTATTTGGTATCCGATTTGAATATTAATCAAGGCGGCTTGTTAAGGGGATTTCAAAAGTGCTCCTTGTGTTATGATAGAACCATTTATATTTTACAAAATAGAGAAAATATTTCTCAAGAACTCTTCTGCAAACGGTGTTCTGCGTCAACAAATAAAAATCAAGAACAAAACTCCATTGTCATTGCTTTAGAACAATTAACAAAAAATACTTTCAATCCATTTTATTTACCACTTATAAAATACCCCAAGCGCTGTTTATTTGTCGGAATAGATGGGTTGAGACCTGACTGTTTACTGTTCGCAAATACACCAAATATAGACAAGGTGTTAAAATGTGGTGTATATAATTTTGACACAAAAATAACAACAGATTCATATAGCGCGCCAAGTTGGGGTGCAATTTTGTCGGGATATAGTCAAGAAAAACTAGGAATCAATTCAAATGAATGTGTAGAAAATGACATGTTTCGTTGGAAGACTACAAATCTGTTTCAAATACTAAAAAACAAAAATGTCTCCACTTTTTCTGTTACGAGTTCTTGGAAAGGTATGAAAAATCTTGTACAAGATTCAACAGTCAAGTATCATCACCACACGAGCACTAGTGTTGCGGAAAATGACAAAAGTGCTATAGAACAAGCATTGACTTTGTTACATGAAATGGAAAATAATAGTTTTCTTTTTTTATATTTGAATAGTGTTGATCATATTGGACATAAATATGGTTTTACTTTACAAAGCAATGAATATATACAATCAATTGAAAAAGTAGATAAATATTTAGAACATTTGATAAATACTTGTTTCAAAGAACATATTTCATTGATATTTACAACTGACCATGGTGGGTCTAAAAAAACGGACCTCTGTCCTCAAAATATGGAAGAATTTCTAGAACATAAATCACTTCAACCTCAAAGAGTGTATAACGGAATTCATGGACTAGACTGTCAGCAGCACAAACGAGTATTTCAAATATATTATGGCAATATTGTTAATTTTTGTAAAAAAGAGGATATTAACATTGAAAGTAATTTGAATATTTATCAAAAAATTATTGATTATTTTGAATAATTACAAGAGAACAAAGATCTTTTATATAATTTAAATTGATAGATTATATAGAAGATATGGGTAGTGGTAACACAAAGCATCGCAATTTAAATTATCAATCTCATATACCTGAATATGAGAACAAATCTAAACGAAAAATTCTTTATTCGTCGGTGTCTGAAAAAGACAAACATGACACATTATCTCCAATAAAACAAGCTCCAGGAATAAAAGGAAAATCTAAAAAAATTAAATGGTTTTATTAGTTTTAAAAAAGAAAATCATAAGCATATAAAAAAATACAAGCAAGTGCCAAATATTTACTTGAAAAATATAATCATACATGGATTCGGATGTAGATTGCGAATAACAAGCAAGAAACATAATAATATAAAATGGATATTCTATAATGGGTGGTATAATTATTGTAGTTGAGAGAACCATATATTCCAATCAAAAACGCGTTTGTCATATCTATTAGTCTCCATTTGTAAGAATACACCTTGTTCAAAAATCCTTGATTATTATTTGCTGCAATAATTTGAAACCAAAAAAGCAAACACAATATAATATCATCTAACCCAAATAAGGATATCAATGAACATCCTCCTAGTGTGAAAATATTCATAAATACAACAGAAAAAATTGTGTCTACTTTATCATTATATTTTGGCATAGCAATCATTTGTCTTCTCTTCAATCATGTATATTTCAGTTTACTATTTATTTTTCTATTTAACTTATTAACACCATTTAATCAATTTCTTCGATTGGTGGTTCAGACGGTACATCTTGGGGCGGAGAAGGGGGAACACCACCTTGTTCTCCCGCAAATTCACCACCACCTTCTTTGACAATGTTTTGCATAATTGGATTGATAAAACTTTCCAACTCTTGTTGTGCCTGTTCATACTCTTCGCAAGAAACCTTTTCCACTTCAAGAACACCCTCTGCTTCTGTAAGTTTCTCTTTTATGGTGTCATAATTATCTCCCAACTTTGACTTGAGTGAATCGTCTTCAATCGTCTGTTTCATTTGATATAAATAATTTTCAAATTTGTTTCGCGCTTCCTGAAGTTTACGAATCTGTTCGTCTTCTTCTTTGAATTTCTCGGCTTCTTCTACCATCTTTTCAATGTCATCCGCACTCAATCGTGAGCCATCATTTGTAATTGTAATGTTCTGTTTTTTACCGGTTGTCTTTTCTTCCGCACTCACAGTCAAGATTCCATTTGCGTCCACATCAAATGTTACTTCAATTTGCGGTTGTCCTCGTGGCATTGGTGGAATTCCACTAAGTTCAAACTGACCTAATTTATTATTGTCTTTTGTTTTCGCACGCTCACCTTCGTAAACCTGGATCAAGACACCTGGTTGATTATCCGCGTATGTTGAAAATGTTTGCTTTTTCTGAATTGGGATAGAACTATTTCGTTTAATCAGAGGTGTCATAACTCCTCCAGCAGTTTCCAATCCAAGCGACAAAGGCGCAACATCTAACAAAAGTAGATCCTTAAGTTTTTCGGATTGATTGCCTGAAAGCAAACATGCCTGAACAGTTGCACCATAAGCCACAGCCTCATCTGGATTTATTGAATTACAAAGCGTTTTTCCTCCAAAAAAGTCGCTCAATAATTGCTGCATCTTTGGGATTCGTGTTGTTCCACCCACCAAAACAATTTCGTCAATTTGTGCCTTACTGATCTTTGAATCCATAAGCACCTGTTCCACCGACTTTAGACATTTTTGAAACAATGCCATGTTCAACTGTTCAAATTTGGCACGTGTAATGGTAGAATTAAAATCAATACCATCATACAAACTATCAATTTCCATATGGGCTTGTGTGGAAGATGAAAGTGACCGCTTCACTTTTTCACATTCCTTCTTCAGTTTTGCCATAGCCTTTTTAGAATCGCGCAAATCTTGTTTGTTCTTGCGTTTGAATTCCTCTGCAAAATGCTGTACCAAGTTCGCGTCAAAATCTTCGCCACCCAAATGTGTATCACCAGAAGTCGCCTTTACTTCAAAAATCCCATCATCCAATGTAAGAAGCGTTACATCTAGTGTACCTCCACCTACATCATAAATGACAATATTACGCTCTTTATCAGACTTGTTATCTAAACCATACGCAATAGCAGCCGCTGTTGGTTCGTTGATAATACGCAACACATTGAGACCGCAAATCAACCCGGCATCTTTTGTCGCTTGGCGTTGGGCATCGTTGAAGTATGCCGGTACAGTAATGACCGCATTTTTGACATCTTTGCCAAGATAGGCTTCAGCGGTTGATTTCATCTTTTCAAGAATGAAGGAACTAATTTCCTGGGGTGTAAACTCCTTTTCCTCGCCTTTGTAGGAAACTTGGATTTTAGGAATATTATTAGGTCCACTAATTACATTATAAGGTAGCTTCTTCAGCTCACGCTGAACTTGTGGGTCATCAAACTTGTATCCCATCAACCGCTTGGCATCAAAAACAGTATTTGTTGGATTTGAATTATATTGACTCTTTGCACCTTCACCTACCAATTTTTCTTCCGAATTGAACGCCACCCATGAAGGCGTTGTTCGGTTTCCTTGATCATTTGCAATAATTTCAACCTTGTCATTTTGCCAAACTCCCACACAACTGTATGTTGTACCCAAATCAATACCGATTGTTTCTCCCTCGATGCTTGTTGTTGTCATTTTGTGAATATAAATCACAATAACAAGCAATATTTAAATCATTTCATCAATTTAATTACACAAATTAGTTGCACAATCACTAGTAACTTTACTCGTTAAAGACACGCTCTGCGTCTTGTTTCCAGAAGAAGGTTCTGAAGCAACAGTCTTGCCTTGATTTGAAATTACTTTCCCCTTTTTGCGATTTAAATAGCGTTCATAACTAGCATTTTTTATTCCTTCATTTGTGTTATCAATATGACTGTGGAGAGCAGCAATGTTTTGCAAATATTGTGACTGCGATACACCAGTTTGGTTTAGTATGTTTTTTTGTATTTCGCTCATATTATATATATTGTATATAATTTTGTTTAGTTGGTAAAGAAATTAAATTATTTGGATATTGTATATAATATGAATAATTACGATCAAATTGGATGGGTCTTTATATATATATTTTCTTTTGGTATAAGTGATTTTATTATCAAAATTTTTATAAAATCTAAATATGTAAATTTACTTTACTATTTGTTATTGGGAATTATTGGCGTATTAATCATATGTAGAAAGTCTGCAAATATTCTATGCTTTAAAAAGATTAAAAACTCTTTTGCGTCAGGCGCGGTGATCTAAACTTAATATCTACAATCCCATTTTTCCGCGTGGTTTTGTAAAAATAATGTGGAAACTTTTTCATTAATAATTTCGCGCTTTTTCTTTGCATGTTGATGCGTTTTTTTTTGTTATATCTTGACTGAATACCACCTACATTTTTCCAATAATTTGTAACTACGCCAAATCCAGTCCGTTTCAATACAGGAATGCCAATTTCTACAAACTGAGCCGAGCGGTCAAAGTCCTCCTTTTCGGGAACAGTTAATTTTATTTTCTTGTTGTTTACATAACCACAAAATGAGTTAATAATAGAATATGAACCAAATTTGTCTTTTCCACGAGATTTTCCTTCTCTGTTATTATCGGTTGCGTTTATTCCCCACAATCCTTCATTATTTTTCAATTTGGAAAAACTTTCTTCTATAAATTTTTTCAAATTTTTTAAACTTTTGTTCTTTTTTCCAGGTTTCATAACAACAATGTCTTTTATATCATCGTCCATCTCTAATATTTTCTCACCACTTTTGAAATAATTTATAATATGATTCCGAGCATCTTTAATGGTGTCCTTTGATCTTACTAAAGTAATCCCCCATTTCTCTGCCATTGGTTTATATATTTTATAAGACTCTGATGAAGTAAACACATAAACCATATTCATGGGAATATTGTGACGCTTCAAAAAAGATAAACTCATTTTCTGTATATTTTCATATCTATCATGAGATGCGATTGCAATCTTCAGTTTTGAAAAATCCATTTGCACTACTTATACTTGACAATTATTTTATAAATAAAATTGAAATAAAAGACAAAATAGTAAAGTATGATACAAACGCGTCAGAATTCCACTTAGAACATGTCAATGATGAATCAAGATAGCGTTATTTGTTCAAACTGCACTAAAATATTCAACTTAAAAAGATGTGAGCACATTTATCGCTGCGGCGATACATATGTATGTTCTTATCACTGTTCGAAAGAAAGATATCGTGAATTGAGAAACTTGGATCCGGGACTGGCTCGTCCGCATACATGGCCACTCCTAAAATCCACAAGCGCAACCTCACTTTTCAATTCCGAATTAGTTCTGAAATCAAAAAAAGACTCACTGTCAAACATCAACGAGCATATTGTTGAAAATCAAACAAAATATTTTCATACAATACAAGAAGAAGAAGATTTAACGCCACTGATTATTGAAAATATAAACGAAGAACAAGGATGCCAAAGAAATTGTAATGAGATGATACAGCAACGTTGTAATCAAATGTGCCGCCAATGTTTCATACTTGGATTACCTTCACTCTGTGCAATTTGTATATTAGTTTCAACCTCTCTATGATAATGTTTCCATTTAGTTGTCTATAGTTTCAATATTTTTTTGTTGTTCATTCTTTATAATAACTATGAATAATTTAATAATTACATATTATTATATACAAGCTATCCATGAAAGACCAAATTTTTGATGTCATTATTGTCGGCGGAGGAATTGCCGGCATCAATAGTGCGTTGAAGTTGTCTAAAAATAAAAAAGTATTACTTTTGGACGAGCGAACTTATTGGGGCGGACGCATCTCAACAAAGTATCAACCGCAATACGAAATTGGTGCGGCACGCTTCAGCAACAAACACAAACTATTAGAAAAACTTATCAAAAGATACAATTTAAATAAAATCCCATTACCACAAGTAATTGATTATTTACACGACAACAATGGTAATATAGAATTTGTTTCTGATGTGAATAAGATTCTAGACAAATATTTTCGTGAACTGATGAGAAAATCTGAATCTTATTCACAAAATAAACTAAAATCAATGACATTATTTGAATTTATGAACATGTGCAATGATGAAGAAACATCACAACAAATTGTGGACATGTTTGGATATTTTTCAGAAATCAAAATGATGAATGCGTATGATGCGCTGAATACATTCAAAGAAGATTTTGTCAATGTACAATATTACATTTTGAAAGAGGGACTTACATATTTGTGCAATTTGATGATACAAGAAGCAAAAAATAATGGATGTTTATGTAAAAATAACAGTTTTGTCACAAATGTTACAGAACAAGGAGAACTTTTTCAAGTTTACACAAAAAAAGATAAAATGTATCAAGGAACGAAAGTTGTCTTTGCTATTAAAGGTGGACAACTCAAACAATTTGAAATATTAAAACCAATTCATAAATATACAGATTGTGTTCACAATGCTGAATTGTTGAGAATATACGCAAAATATCCATCTAGACAAAATGGCGTTTGGTTCAATAATTTACGTAGAATGACAACGAACAGTTTTCTTCGCCAAATTATTCCGATCAACTATGAAGACGGCTTGATTATGATTTCGTATACTGACGGAAAAGATATTGAAGCATTCAAAGACAAAAAAGACAAATTATTGAAAGAGACAAAAATAAAAGAAAAAATTCATAAAGAAATAAACCGCCTATTTAGTAACAAAGTTCCACAACCAACTTATTTCAAGTGTCATTATTGGAGTGTTGGAGCACATCATTGGAAACCCAAATGCGATTCTGACAAAATTTCCAAAAAAATGATAAATCCGTTGAAAAATATATACATATGTGGTGAAGCATTCAGTCAAAAACAGGCATGGGTAGAAGGTGCGTTAGAAACTTCTGAATTGGTCATTCAAAAAATATAATGTTTTTATAATATATAAAATGTCGAACGAAGAAGAAATAGTCGGTGCGGGAAACGGAGTTGAGTATGCGCAAGTAGGTGGCAAAAAGAAGAGCAAGAGTTCGAAGAAAAAGACTGGTCGTAAGATGAACAAGGGCAAAAAGGCTAAAAAGGTAAAAAGAAAGACCGCCAAGAAACTTAAGAAAAGAAGACATTAAAAATTGAAATAAACGTTTCGCGCTAGATAAAGTAAGAAAAGCAACATGAACTTTCAAATTTGTCTAGCAATTATTTATTTCAATATTGGTATCTATGCTTGGCGACCATTTTACAGAGGTTTTGAACAAAAGACCCATTTAAACCTTGCAAAGGTCAACATAGAACAAACTGATAATAATAATACAAATGATTCAAATAATTTAACAAACCACACATTTATGGATGAGGAAGAATTTATGAAAATACTTCGTTTCTACAGACCAATATAAGTAATATATATTATTTAGTTCAACAACATAGAATATTATAATAAAAATTGAATAAACACTATTTTTTATTATAAACTAACATAAAACGCCATATTTGTGGTAAAATGAATCATCCAACAGTATCCATTTGCACGCCAACATATAATAGAGAAAAATTTATAGATATTTTAATTGAAAATGTAATCAGTCAAGACTATCCAAAAGATTTAATTGAATGGGTTATTGTGGATGATGGAGAAGACAAAACTGGAGAGATTATTGAAAAATCAAAAAACAAATTAGGAGAAATAAAAATTGTATATGTAAAACTACCAAAAAAAGTTTGCCTTGGAAAAAAACGTAATATTATGCATAATTATTGCAAAGGCAATATTCTGGTTTATATGGACGATGACGATTACTATCCCCCGACAAGAGTGTCTCACGCAGTAGAAATGTTAAGTCAGAATCCAGAAGTTTTATGCGCTGGCTGCAGCAAAATTTATGTATATTTTACACACATTGGAAAAATATATCATTTCGGACCGTATCATAGTTATCATGCAACCGCAAATACATTTGCGTTTAAACGCGAACTACTGGAACAAACAAAATACAATGACAACGATGTTTCGGCAGAAGAAACTACATTTTTGAAAAATTATCAAATCCCCCTGATACAATTAAACACACTAAAAACAATTTTAGTAATTTCACACGATCTTAACACATTTGATAAAAGACAAATATTGAAGCAAGGAAAACAAAGTGAAAAGGCAATGAATCGTTTTATTCTTTCTGGATTTTCACAGCACACCTATGATAACAATATAAAGATTTCTTAATATATTATACAAACCATTATGGAGAGACCGTCGTGGAATGACTATTTCAAAAAAATTGTCCAGTGTACTTCAGAGCGCTCACCTTGTTCTCGATTGAAAGTAGGTTGTATTTTAGTAAAAGAAAATAGAATTATTTCTCAAGGATACAATGGTTTCATTTCGGGACATCCACACAACTCTGTCATTTTAAATGATCATGAAATAGCTACAATTCACGCGGAACAAAACGCTATTATTGATTGTGCAAAGCGCGGTGTTAATTGTGAAGGTGCTATTGCATACATAACCCATTTTCCATGTATTAACTGTTTGAAGTTTCTGGTTCAAGCGGGCATTAAAGAAATTTTTTATATTCATGATTATAAAAATGATACCAAAACAATAAAAAAACTAGACATAAATATCAAGATCAATAAACTTTAAGTTTTCAAAATAAAATTGAATCATGTATTAAATATTTATTCATAACATCAAGGAATATGAGTAAATATAAACCACCCATGACAAGTTTTGTTGATTTCAACAACGTGACTAATGATAATAAATACTTTATTCATTTTGAAACACCAGGACAACTAAAAAGTTTTTTAAAAGAGACTAAACTTTCCATTGGTTACAAATGTTGTGAAAATAAAGGCGCTCACCTTATTGGTGTCAATTCTTACCAAGAGGTGAATAAACTAAAACGAGATTTTGAGAACAGATTCAATAACACTAAATCGTATACACCTAACAATAATATTAAAACATATGAATGTCCAGTGTGTATGGAGATATGCAGATATATAAAGAAGTACCCGTTATCTTGTAAACACGCTGTTTGTCGTGATTGTATTAATGGAATCAAAAACAATAGCGGTATACATAATTCTTGTCCAATTTGCAGAAAGAACTTTTGATAGGAATAATCATCAAAGAACAAAATAAAATCATAAAACCTACCAAACAAAGTTTTTCGGAGAAAAAGATGTGCCACATCCACAAGAATGTGCTTTATTTTTATTTGGTATGAATTTGAATTTACTTTCATAAATTGTTTCTTCAAAATCAATAATTGTGCCAATTAATAAAAATTCTGAAAGCGGATCAATTAAAACACGATGCTTGTTGTTTTCAATAATAGTTGGTTTTATTTTTGTTTCTTTTATAATTGTATCATATGTTTTTTGTTCAATTGCTTTGAAATTGTAATTATATCCGTTACAACCTCCACCAGTTGCTGAAAATAAAAAGGAGCATTTATTTGTCTTATCAAGAATAGTTCCAATTCTTGTCCACGCAGAATTGGTTATTTTTATTGTATGTATCATGGTAGTATATTATAATGACTTTTTATTATTTACGTGAATGAAAACATGGCGGCCTTACCAAACGTACTTAAACCATGCTGGGGTCTTTGGACTTTGTTTTTTTGTTCATCATAAAAATTGTTTAGAATATTATATAATATTTCCCATTTATCACGTGTAGGATTTAAGGTATCAACAAAGTATTCTTTGATGGTTTGTTTATGAGAACGTTTGATATCAGTATCATCAATAAGTCTTCTTATTAAACTATTCTGATCGCCTTCGTTCATTCGTTCGTTTGAGAAGAGTTTATGATAATTAGTTTTAAATAAGGTTGTTAGACTATGTTCGAGATCGATGCGCGATATATAAAATAATATTATAATTGTTAATTTTTTTCTTTCCGATTCTGTCAATGTTTTCCCGTAATACAACCAACTTCTGATACGGTTTAAATGACCCTCTACAAATTTACTTGTATTCCGGTCTGTTCTCCAATCTCTCAATGACGGTATAACGCCGGAAGCATGGAGTGGAATAGAATCAGCATTAGAAGCAGCAAAAGCAGCACCACCAATATGTTTTTTGTTATTTTTCAAGCTTTTTTTGTTGTTTTTCAAGCTTTTTTTGTTGTTTTTCAAGCTTTTTTTGTTGTTTTTCAAACTTTTTTTGTTGTTTCTTAAACTTTTTTTGTTGTTTTTCAAGCTTTTTTTGTTTTTTGTATTTTTCATTATAAAATAATACAATATTATTATTTGAATTAAAATTGATGTTATCTTCATAAAGGATACTATTGACAACATTACCCGCCATATTCAAAAATGTCCGAATCAAAGAATCTCGTATTCACCTACAAAACACCTCTAGTGAAAGGGTTTATTTTGAAACGCCCTTCAAAAACATGTAAAACACCATATGTTGCCGATGTATCTTATCATGAAAATAATGCGGAACAACAAGAAGCTATGGCACACACTCCAGCACTAGGATGTTGCGGTCTTACAGATAAAAACGCAACTATTTATATGATTGAGAAAGAAGTAAAGAAAACGTGTCATTTCAGCGTTGAATTATCTATTTTACCCAGCGAGCATTTAGTCGGATGTAATCCAAAAATGTCAGAAAATTTAATAGATTATATTCTAAAATTAAACTTGTTTGAGCCTTTATGTGATTATACAGAATATCGTCGAGAGAAAAAAATACTTAATTCACGTTTCGATTTCTGGGGATTTGACAAAAACAATATTGAATTTGTATTGGAAGTCAAGACAGTTCCGCTTGCAAAATATGAAGAAAAACATAATTGTCTTGTTTCATATTTTCCCGATGGATATAGAAAATCAAAGAAAGAAGTGGTAAGCCCTCGGGCATTGAAACATATTCAAGAATTAGAACAATTGAAATTAGAAAAAAAAGACAAAATTAGGTGCATGTTATGCTTTGTCATACAGCGCAATGATAGCGATTATTTTCGCCCATCCAATGACGATATAATATACAAAGAAGCTCTAAAAAGAGCATACGATAATGGTGTTGAAATCATTCCGGTATCATTTGAATGGGATCATGATGGCAATTGTTATTACAGCGCAAAAGACATTCCAATCTTGTGGGATTAGTAATAGAAATGTAAACAATTGTCATAGTGAAGAATAATATGAATAAAATTGAAATATTTTTATTCATAATATAATTATCCAAGGAACTGAAAACTGTGTTATGGAGTTTCCAAATGAAATCAAACTTGAAATTTTGTCTTATTTACCACATCCGTATAGAAAAACGAATCATGTAAAAGCAATCAACAAAACACCCTTGTTTGCCGATTTGACGATTGATCGTTCAATGACATTAGAAATAGAAAAAGAAATAGACGGAGAAGTTGACTTGCCATGGCTTAATTCATTTATTGAATACAAAAAATGGAGATACGAAACCAGCATGGTATATAATTAAATAGAAAACAGCATTTATAATTTCTGTCTCTTTTATAGTATAAATATGAAAATTGATAATATTATTAATGCACAAAAAATAAAAGAAATGCCGTATGAAATAAACTGGAAAATTTTTTCTTATTTGACACATAATAACGCAAGTATTTTAGTAGACGCATTTTGGGAAAATAAATTGAATTTAAAACATATTTATTTTCCCAAATTATCATTAGATGTATGGAATGAATTAAGACCTTCTTACTTAGAAAGCAATGTATATGGAAGTGGTATGTATATAATACGAACAAAAATATTGATCACAGAAAAAATGTTGTTATTAACATAAAATTATCTTCGCCATCTTGCAATATAACCCGAACCCATACATCGCTTACATTCTTTTTCTCCTTTTCCCATACATATTGTACAGTTATTACCCGTTCCAATAATTTCATCTCCCATTGTCAAAAATCCTGTTCCGCGACAATAGTTACACACCAACACTTTTTCTCCACCACACAACGGACACTCAATGCCACATGTCTGTATCTCGGAAACATCACACTCTTTTATTGATTCATAAATTTCAATATTCTTCTGAAGATTTCTCCTTGTTTCTATTATTTTATTTTTGTCATCATTATTATTTTTGTTATTGTTTATGCTGCTACTAAACTTATGTGGAATATTTGTGTAACATTTACATTGAACTATTAAATTCAAAATAAAAATGAGATATTTATTCCACATTTTAAATTATATTATTGTTGTTTTGTTATGTTCTTTTAGTTGTAAAATAATTTTGGATTAATATAATACAATTTCTTGTTATGTGGATTTATTTTACTTACCCAGTTTACAGCAATTATACATTGTTTTTGTGGAGGGAAAAACCACAAATCATCATCATATACGTATCTAACATTGTCTAAAGATTTGTCAACATTCATAATTATCTATATATAAATTTATAATATCTTTATTCAAAAAACTCTAAATATTTATCGTAATCCACTTTTGTTGTTGAACGATTTGTCTTCATCTCATCCAATAAGCAGCGAGATGTTGATGTAAAAAAAACAATTTCTTCTAAGTTTGATAAGCAGACCATATCTTGTGTTCGATTATTTGTTTCAATATTCAGAGTTTGTTTTGATTTTTCAGAAATTACAGCATTTTTGTTAATAACTTCATCTACATTCGGTTTATTTAATGAAATGGCATCCAATTTTTTTTGTCTTTCATTTCTCTCAATAATTGAGACAAAAGGAAAACTCATCACCATGAAGCGACTATACAACATTATCTATTAAAGTAACATTTTATTTAATATAAAATAAAATATTATATTTCAAAAAAAACATCTAAACATTTTTTTACAACACTAAAAGATAAGAACATAAATCATGCTACACACATTTATATCAATGTGTCGAAATATACAAATAACGGCAAAACCGATGCCCCCACTTGGTCGTTGGTCTGTAAATAATAAACAAGATAGCACAATACGCTCCATCCTAGCAAACCATGATTGCTGTGGTGATCGTCTTTGTGGAAATCCGTTGAATGTGAAACAACAAATTGACAAGGCATTGTTAGAGAAAAATCAAGATATCAAGAACTAATGCATTTTTCGGTATTCTTTCATTCCACCCGAATATTCATTGACATTGACAATTCCCTTTTTCATCAATTCCTCTATCAACAACTCGGAGGCATTGCATTTTTCATGTGCACAATATGTCACAATTGGCACTTCATATATTGAAATTGCCTTTTTTTTAAGGGCTTCAAACACTTTTGGATAATGTAATTTTGTGATTTCTTCGAGCCAGGTAAATAATTCGTCTTGGTTCATTTGTTTTACTTGTTTGTGTGTTAAATTATAACTATTCGGTATATGATCTTTTCCATAATATTCGCTTGGTAATGCATTGATAAAAATACACTCTTTACTCTTGAGCAGTTTCATTGAAGAACTGAATCCCAATTGACACACAACTATTTTTGTATATATTTGTTTTTCCCATTTAGTTTTTGACTCGTTGCTAATAACCAAGTGTAAATGTCTGTAGTATGTCTGTGGTTTCGTTCCGTTTGATGGTGTCGTATGATAAATTTGTGGGCAACAAAATTTTAGTAAGCTTGCGCCATTCTTATTTACGGTTACAACTCCACTATTGGAAAAATTCACATAGGCATTCTTAGCGTCATTTACGTGTAAATGGTTACTATTTTTTTCTTTTGCTGCCCAATATAATACTTTTTTGCCGGCATGTTGTTTTCCAATGTTTACTTTCATGACAACATCGTATTTTTGTGGAAATTTGTTTGTAAACGCTTGATTATTTTTTTCAATAAAGTTTCTCACATAATTTTTTTCAGATAACCATTTTGGAGTCAATGAATCTTTTGACTTTACTATTTTGTTCATATCAAAATCAATACAACTCGCGCATATTTCACTCATTTATATTTACAAATTATTTTATATATATAAATATATAATGAATTTTACTTTTGGAGGTGATGCTGCTAGAAAAAGAATGTTATTGCGACAAGAAAAAGCAAAACAAGAAGCGTTGCGCTTACAAAAAGCAAGAGAAGCATCGTCGAATATTGCACAAAAAAGTAGTGCCTCAGATAATATGAAAATTGAAGAAGCGAAAATAGCAATAAAAAGAGAAGAGGAATTGAAACAAAAACAAAAAGAAGAAGCGTTGAAGAGAATTCAAGAAGAAGAAGAATTAAAAAAAATTCAAGAAAACGAACAAGAAGAGGCTAAAAAAAAGGAAGAAGAGCTTGAAAAAAAGCGTGCACGAAAAGAAGCTATGAAAAAGGCTCGCGCAGAAGCTAAGAAAAAGAAAAAAAAGGAGGAACAATCTAAACAAGAAGACAAAAAGGAAGATGATGTTGTCAAGGCAGATGAAGTTGTCAAAAATGTTGAAAATGAAGTTGTTAGCGAGCCTCAAGAGTAAACAATGAAAATAAAAAATTGATTCAAAATATAAATAGTATCTATGTAAAGCAAACAAGAACTATGGCAATGAATTTTACGCCACGCCAAAACGAAGCTTATTCATCATTCTTGAATGGAGAAAATATATTTATTACTGGACCTGGTGGCTGTGGAAAATCATACTTTATTCAACAAATATTCAAAGCAGCCAATCAAGAAGGTAAAAATATAAAAGTTACTTCTTTGACAGGTTGTAGTGCAATATTGCTCAATTGCAAAGCAACAACAATTCATAAATGGGGGTGTCTTGGCATTGGAAAGGGAAACGAACTTTCAATATATCGTAAGATAATTCAGCGCAAGCAAACGCAAAACTATATTGACACTGATATTTTAGTGATAGATGAAATATCAATGTTAAACCAATATTTATTTGAGGTTCTCAATTATTTGTGCAAAAAAATAAGAAAAAGTGATGAGCATTTTGGAGGAATTCAAATTGTTGCTTCGGGAGACTTTTATCAACTTCCACCAGTCTGTACTGACAATGATGACACGATTCAGTCAAACTTTTGTTTCCAGTCAAGTTTATGGAATGAAGTATTTGAACCACAAAATCAGTTTGTATTTGATGTAAACTTTCGCCAAAATGAAGACGAAGACTATTTCAAAATGTTGCAGGAAATCCGTTGCGGAACACCATCATTTGAAACAATTGAAAACCTTGTATTTTGTAGTAAGAAAAAATACAATGAACAAGAAGACAGTGGAAGCAAACCAACTTTTATATATCCAATCAAAAAGATGGTTGATAAAATGAATCAAACAGAATACGGAAAATTAAGACAAATTACTAATACTGAGACACATTCTTATAAATCTGATTTGAAAAAAATGGATAATATTATTTCAGAAAAGTTTATCAGCGAAAAAGATGTAAAACATGAATATGAACACTTGATGAAGAACGGAATGTTTGAAGATAATATAGAACTATGCGAAGGCTGTCAGGTAATGTGTATTTCAAATATAGATCAAGAAATAGGCTTAGTAAACGGAAGTCAAGGAATTGTCATTCGCTTTACTTCAGAAGATGGCAAAAATTATCCAATTGTCAAATTTGACCATATTGAAGATGAAATTACAATTCGCGAACATTCTTGGACATTTGAAACAAATGAAAATTATTGCATTAGTCAATTGCCTTTGATTTTATCTTGGGCTATTACAATTCACAAATCACAGGGTATGAGTATTGAAAAAGCGGTTGTTGATATTGGTAGTTCAATCTTTCAATATGGACAAACATATGTAGCACTTAGTCGAGTGAAAAGCCTTAACGGATTATATCTCACTAAAGTGAATGCTCAAAAAATAAAAGCTCACCCAGAGGTAATGAAGTATTACAAAAAAATTGAACTTAATAAATCATAATTATAAAACATAAACATACACGAAGATATCAATTCACAATGGAAAAAATCATGCAACTGGGAGAAGATGAAAAAGAAATTGCAATCCAAAAAAGAATAGATGAAATACAAATCTTGTTTAATCAAGCAACCAAAAAGGATGATTTAGATTTTATTTTAAAAAAGTTTTCGTTGAAATATATCAAAAATAAAAAAAAGCGTTCGCCAATGGCGTTGAAAATAGAAATCAAGGAAAAAATAATTAAAATGGCAATGCATGAACCAGAAGATTTGTTTGACTATGATCATTGGATGGCGTGTCAAAATCTTATTCCATAAAAAAAATATCATCAGAAAGACCAAAATTATTGTGAAGCTCCATGGCTTGTCGAGCAATATTTCTATTATTTTCTCTTTGACCTCGGTGATAGTTTCTTCGTTGTTGTCGGGATAACCCTTGATGAGAATTTCTGGACGGATTTGAATTTATTTGTCGATATTGATATCTTAACCTTCGCATCATTCTTCGCATACGTCTTGAATCATCATACAATGATGGATCAATAATATTTTCTTGGGACAAAAAATTTTCCCAAGTCAAAAAAGATGTTTGACTCCTACTCGGTTCAGACGATGAAAGTAATGCTGTTTCGTTCATGAACGGAATACATTTTGAGTCTAATGGTTTTCTACAATATGGACAAATTGGAGTTTTCAAACAATTGATACATTTTACACAAATTTTTTTTGTTTTATTGCAACATTCTAACATAATCAATGGTGTGTCGTCGCACTCATCATCATAACAAATATTACAGCAATTATCTTGTTCAGATTCTTCGCTAATATTGTCTGATGCCATAATTTCTTTATTTACACTAGACGCTGAAAGTTTTTTATTTCAAAAAAAATAACATCTGAAATAAAAATATCTTATAGAGTTCTCAATTTCAACACTTAAGAAATGCGGCGTGTAGGGATCTTACTTGACACAATGTAAATAGAATTCTCTGTCATAATAATATAATCATCCCCAACTTTGTAAATTTTGCTAATTGGGCTTGTAAATTCTTCACTGGAACGCACTAACAACTTCTCATCATTTGTTTTGACTCCAATCATAACCGACGTACTTTCGTCACAAGAATCCATCCAGTAATCCAACATAATTGGTTTGTCTTCTTGAATACTAAGTTTTGATGCATTTTTAAGAGTTGTATCTCCAGGCAATTTGATTGTTTCTTCTTTTTCTGTCATATATTCTAAATCCCATCAATTCCCTTTAAGTTGTTTATTTGTTAATTATTAAATGTAAATTGTGAATCCTTTGCGCGACCGTTTTTTGTTAGACGATTTCTCTTTTTCTATTAATTCTAATTCACTTTGTTGTTCAGATATATGCTTGTATTCGTCGCGGAAAACCTTTACCAAGAACTGATATATCTCGTTCAATTGTTCATCGTTACATTTTCCCACAATCAAGACACTTCCAGTACGAAATATCATAAACGACACTTCTCTGTCTTTGTTTTCACTGTCAAGTTTATATTTGCATTGAATTCCAGGATAACTGCAAGAGTCCATATTACATTTGATTTTGTATTTTTTTTTCAAAATGTCCAACAATAATTCACGATTCAAATAATACTGGCAATTGAAATTGGAATTTACCAATACGAGTTCTCTTTTGTCTTTTAATTCGCAAAGAGGATTTTTACAATATGACTTTATTGTTTCAATAAGAAAGTCTACCGACAATTCTAGCATCTCCTCATCTTGAATTCCAGGAATTTCTACCTTTCCACTATTAAATAATTTTGCGTGAAACTCGCGATAACACCCTTTGTAAATCTTTCTGAAAATAATTACAAAGCAGTTGTAAAATGCACTTTTACTAGGCTTATTTGGTTTCAATAAATCATTTTTACAATATCCTATATCTACCTTACGAACGTCCTTGAAACACACCCTACCCGTTGGATTATTGATTTGATTAAGTATTGTACATTTTACACAAGTTTCATGTTTTATCTTTTCTTCAAAATTGTTTACTTGGTCTTGACATGTAAAGTTGAACTTCATTTGTTTTTTGATAACTCCTTCTTTTTCAGAGTCATAATCAATAATAGGAACTTTCCAAAAGAGTGATTCTAAATCAAATCGTTGATTCAAATATACAATTTTAGATTTTGTGGATATTTTTAGTTCAGTGCACTTAGGAGCTTCCTCATTCATGTTGGGGCGTTGCTTTTGTGTAATATTGAAATTCATAGTAGAATCCTCCACATTGTTTCCACTCATAAACTGCTTCCATTGCTCTTCTAGTTCCATAATTAGTTTTAATGGAATAATGTGTTTAAGTTCATCATAAATTCAATTTTTTAATCAATTTGGGAACAAGTTTATTTACAAAATAATCAATGTCGCTATTTACAACGAGTAGCATTTTCATATCACTTATAATTGAATAATCCAACTTTTCGCCATGAACATCATAAAAAAAGACAAAAAAGAAACATAATAATGATTTAATATCAATATATTTCTCAATTTTCGTCAAATATTTATAATTTTTGGTTTGATCCATCAAAGTATTGAATGTAATATCATCAAATAAAATATCACTTTTATTGTAGTTTTGAAGTTGATTTAATACGCTGCGCAAGTCATGAGAGTTTGCGTCTTTGATAAGTTTTATCTTTTCTTTACTTATTTTTAATTTTTCATCTTTAATGCATTTTTGGATGAATTTATCACATATGCTAGATGTTTTACTGAAACGCATTATTGTGAACGAACAGCGAAGTGATTCAATCACGCGATTAAGAAAGTTGCATATTAAAATAAATGACACTTCATTTTTGCATTTCTGTATAATAATACTTAAATTATTTTGTGCCTGTTTTGTCATCGAGTCTATCTCATCCAATAAGACAAATTTCCTAACATTGTTGAATAAATTCTTTTTCTCTGTAAAATTCAATATTTGATTCCGGATTACTTCGATTCCGCGCTCATGTGATGCATTCAAATGTATGTAATTATTCGAACAATTGTGAATCCTACAATAATCATTCATCAGACACAATATTGTTGTAGTTTTACCAGTTCCCGGAGGACCATATAGCATCAAATTTGAAAAGTTATTTTTATTTATCATATTATGTAATATTGTTTTGTTTGTAGAATTCAAAACAATATCATTCAAAGTTTGTGGACGATATTTTTCAATCCATGGTTGCTCGCTCATCACTTAATTAAATTAGCAAAACTATTTAAATTATTTTTGCCTTATAATGTTAAAATGGTTGAAAAAGTTGCAGTAAAAAAGGTAAGAAAACCTAGAGCTAAAAAAGAAGATGTTATTGGTAAATGCGGAGATGACGTTGTGCACGTTCCAAAAAAACGCGGGCGCAAGCCAAAGGGCGGGAAAATTGTAAAAAAGGAAATAAACTTGGACGAAAATTTATTTGACAATCAGGTCAGTATACTTCATTTGAAGTGTAAACTAAATGATTTGAATGAAACCTTGTTTGAAAATATTAACTCTCAAATAAATTACAATCCAAATATTATAAAAGAAGTTAAAGCATACTCAAAAGATGAATCTGAAAATTATTACACTCTTAATAACAACAAAAGCGAAGAAATTGTTTATAATGTTATTGATGAAGTCGAAAATAAAATTATAAAAGAAGAGAACGTTAATGAAAAAGACAGTTTAAAAGAAAAGCAAAAAAACAAAAAGAACATTTATACAAAACTAAAAGAGTTAGAATTACTTTTCAATAACAATAATATCAATAAAAAGTCTGATTGTTTTTGGTGCACTTGTGATTTTACAACGCATCCAATTTTTATACCATCTTTGTTTCACAAAGGCAAGTATGAAGTTTATGGTTGTTTCTGTAGTCCTGAATGCGCTGCATCCTATTTATTCAAAGAAAATATTGACAATAATACAAAGTTTGAAAGATACCAACTCTTGAACTATATTTATGGTAAAGTATACAATTACGAAAAAGAGATTAAATTTGCCCCAAATCCATATTACACGCTCAGTAAGTATTATGGTAATCTCTCCATCCAAGAGTATAGGCAGTTGTTAGAATATGACCGTCTCATCTTAGTAATTGACAAACCTGTTTCTAAAATTTATCCGGAAATACACGAAGATAACAATGAATTTGAAACAGTATACGAAAACAAACTATCTTTAAAAAAAGGAGTGAAGGCTGATAAGAACGATATCCTAAATAATGTCTTTTCAGTTTCAAATACGGGATGATTTTTCTTCTAGCGCTTTGATGTTAGAAATATCATCCAACAAACCATCCCTCCTACATACTTTATATGGTTTCCATTTTTGATAGTTCTTATCATAAATACAATGCATATTTACACTTTTTACGTCATTTGAACTATTTAGAGTTTTATCATCTTCTCTATCATTGTCACTGTCACTGTCACTGTTTTCAATCTCTTCAAATGTTTTATGCTTTATTTTTAATATTTTTTTGACAAATATACTACTTTCTACATTATTGATCAATGCGTTCTGATAATGAAATAATTTACCGTTCTTGTCTTTGCAAACTAAACTATAACAGTCATTCATGCTATCAATGCACGATAGTTTAAAAACGCCGAGAAAATTATTCACGTGAACATTGTAGTTGTTTTTCATTGAAACTACATTGTAAACTAAATAGTTTAAATTTCCCACAAAAGACAAAACTGAATTGGTGTTGCTTATGACGGGCAATTTTAATTGGATTAGCGAAGAATGTGAAATATTATGGATGTAATTATCCAAAAGAAATCTTAACTCGTCCATGTGCTGTCCAGTGGTTTTAAAATTACAATACTTTCCTTTCAGGTAAATTAGCTTATTGAGCGTTAATTCTCTTCCAATCTGAGTGACCCATATCATCGTCCCATTTCCAGAAGCCAATGTTTTTTGGAATGGAATGTATTTAAAGTGGCATTTTACAACTTTGGAACTTTGATATTCCAGTAAAATAGAGTAATAATTGGAATCGTGCTTCAAAAACCAAAGAACAAGTCGCTTACCACTTGGAATAAAACACCTTACGTTATCTGCGTGTTTATTTTTGTTTTTGTTATCATTTGCAATATTTTTACAATCATAACAAAATGAGTTTGATGGCAACTTCGGAATATTCTTCAATAGTCTTGGAAATAAGTTGTTGTAATTCATTATTTATATATTTGAAACATCTTTAAGTTCTTGTATACTTTTTTCTAACTCACTTATGGTATCTATTATTTCAGACGAAGAAACATCATTGTTATTCACTGTTCCACCATCAGCAAACACTGTTACTGGTTTTTCAAATAATTCAAAAACATCAATATCAAAAAAGTGAAGTCCAAAATGCACAACAATAAAGAAACATATAAAATAAATGATAAATTTCAATTTGAACATGATTGATTATTGATAATAGCTATCATTATTTATTTTACATATGAACCAATATATTCTAATTGACTAATATGATTGATCAAAAAATAGCATGAATCAAAATGGTCATTATCGACCTCCTTAACAAAGACAATATCGTTGTCAAGAAAGCATTTTCTCACAAACCGATTGACAAAATAACATTGGTATGGTATACTGGTCAAAATCTTTTTTTTATTTAGTTTCAACTCATTTTCTTCAATCAAATATTCTTTAAATTTGTAATTCACTTTTTTGGTTTTTGAGCTACCGGAGTCGTAATCGCAGAGAAAAAAATGCTTCTTATATTTCTTGTATATTCCATTCTGTGTGTAAATATAAGTCTCATATATTTGTTCAATTGACTCATGGTCTTCTATTGAAAAATTAATTTGTGAATTTGTATACACCTTCATTTGATTAAAATATATTGAGTAAATCCATTTAAATAATAAAAACAAGTAATAGTCAGATATAACAATCATGACAAAATATTTGCTTGTTTCAAAAGGCGGAGAAGTTGAACAAAAAACCACCAAAAATAATATAGAAGATGAGAAAATTTTCAAACTATGTAACTACAAATCAATGTCTGGATTTGAAAAATTACATTGTTTTCCGTTTGACAAGAGTGATCCTGAAAACGGATTTGAAATATATGGGAAAAAGAGCGGACGAGCAAACAGTGAAAACAAGTATGAATTTCCACCACCAATTGACAAAGAACTTTACTTTGGTTCTTTGTGCATAATAAAAAGAGAAAATGATGAAATCGTTGATTTGAGCATAGAAGAATGGAATATTGTATATGAGAATCTCTTTGGCGGATTCGAAGATATTGAAGATTCTGACGGCGAACGTTCACTGGATAGCGAGATTTACAGTTCGGATGAATACACCAAAGAAGGATATCACAAAGATTCCTTTATTATTGATGATGACGAATTAAGTGAAGAAGAATATGAATAAAATTGAAATAAATAGTTATTTCTATTGTATTGTAAGAACAACCAAAAATGAATGCAAAACCAGTTTCAGACCCAGATACTTTTCGCAAAGAAATCAGAAAATATATTTTTAGTAAAGTTGAAGATGAAAAAATATCTAACAACATTGAAAAAAGCATTTTCAACTTTTCAATCAAAAAGGCTGGTAAAATGAAAGTAGTCAAAAAATGGAACAATGAGTATTTTGTATTGATTTACTTGAACAAGTTTAAAATGATATTTCATAATTTAAAAAACAAAACAATCATAGAAAAACTTAAAAAAAATCTCATTAAGCCCCATGAAATCTCGTTCTTGACCCATATTGAACTTTTGCCCGAAAAATGGGAACAAGAAATAGAAGACAAGAAACTTCGTCTAGAAAACAAATTCTTTCCCAAAATTGAAGCATCAACCGACAACTTTACTTGTGGAAAATGCAAATCAAAAGCATGTACATATTACCAACTTCAGACGCGTTCAGCAGACGAACCTATGACTACATTTGTTACTTGTACATTGTGTGGAAATCGTTGGAAATGCTAATTGTGTTATTTATCAGATTATAATATAAATGTCAATATAAATGAGAGATCAAACTTGTTTTCAAGATTGGGATACAGTCGTTTTAAAAAAACCTAACTCATCGTCAAACTCAAACGCATCCACCGGCAAGTCATGGCAGTCAAACTCTAAAATCAATAATAAAGATGACAATGAGATAGAAAAACCCAAAAAAGTTTCAACAGAACTTAAAATTGCAATTCAGCAGGCGCGTATGAATAAAAAAATATCTCAAAAACAACTAGCATCTATGATGTGCTGTCAACCAAGTTTGATAAATCAATACGAAAGTGGTAAAGCTATTCCAAATAACGCGTTCATAAGCAAATTAGAACAAAAACTAGGTTGCAAATTACCACGAATCAAAAAAAATAACTAAAAAATTTTATGAACCGTTTTTATTACAGTTTGAAAGTATTTTTCCATAACGGGGCAATAGTAAAGACCATGATAAAATAGAGTATATCCAAGTAAATAAGAAATATTTTTAATCATGATAAATATTTCAATATTTTATTGTTGAAATATTTTAATTTTGTTATACAAACAAATAATTTCTAAACAAATTACAATATCTCTAAATCTTGTAAACGCCAGTGTTCTTTTTCTCCATTTGGTAATGGTCTTGATATAATAAATGGGAGTTTTTTCATCCTCAATTCTTTTTCAGCAATAACGTTATTGTCAATAATAACATGCTCATTTCCAAAATTAATGTATCTTGGCGCTCCTTCATTCAATTGAGAAACACGAATGCCTAATATACGCGTTTTTTCATATTTTGTCAATATTGGCACTGTTGTATGTTTGTCGTCGTTAATAATATCTTCTCCATCTGTTTTGTTTTTTTTTCTTTTTATTCTTGTCAAAGCAATCATTTCTTCATATGTTTTGGAAATCTCTTGTGGATGTGTTTCTTTAATGTATTCTACCTTTTTTTCGAGGTCAACTTTGGGAATATATTCATCCTCGCTTTCACTTTCACTTTCAGAATCATTATCACTTTCGTCACTAATATCATCAAATGGTTTATAAGAATTATCATTTGGCAATTTATTTGAAGGTTTTGTAATATTTGACTTATCTACTGCCAATTCTTCGTCGTCCGGATACTCATCAACGTCAGGAAGTTCATCGTCATCATATGGTAATTCATTATTCTCATCCTCGTCAAGAACCTCTTCTGTTTCACTTTCAGAGTTATCGTCTCCTTTTGTTTCTTCAACGCCTTCTAATTGTTCCTCGTCCAACTCCTGTTCATTTTCATTTTCAATACTTTCATTGTCTGACATTCTGATGATACTATAATCTGTCCATATATTTTTTAAATCAATTTTTTTATTTATGGTTTCCAACTAGAATTACAATGATAACACAAATACATGTATTTCATCTTGCGATCATCAACGCGAATGTAAATAACATCTTGTTCAATTTGAGTTTTTTTATTTGATTCACATTCTAAATTAGGACATTTGATTGTTTTTACATGTGGTAGCGTAGGATCATAACGCGTATATTCATTGATGACAACATTTTCACCGGTGTCTTCTTTAGAATATTCAAAAACTTTCATATTTTTTGTTTCAATTAACTTTGTGTCTTCGTAATTACAATGCTTGCAATAATGTATTAACTTTTTCTCGTCATTTTTTTTCATATAGTACATGTTATCGCAATTCTTGCAGAACTCCATATTACTATTAATATATAAAGGACAAATAAATTTAATTCAATTTTTATTTATAAATGTGTTCAACTTGTTATATAAGTCTTCATAATTTAAAGTCATTTTCATATCATACATTTGAGTATAAAGCATCTCTGTTTTTAGATTTATTTTCAGTTCTAAAGCACTCTTTAAAATGTCTGTTTTATTTATTTCATAAAATTCTTTCATCTTACCGATAATTTCAGGGTCTTGAATTGGAATCTTGTCAATATTTTTCATATAATACAAGATCGTAAACTCTAACGTTTTAAAATGAACCATTTTGTTATATTTCAAGATAGAACCCATGTGAAGTTTTTCATCCACGCCGGGCTCATTCACCAGCGGCATTTCATTCAACGTCATCTGCAATGTAAGAAGCACGGAGCGCAATGTTTGACACGCACTCCATTGTTCCCCACTCCATGTGTTCAAGATAGACAAACACACCTTTCCAGAACGATACAAATTTGGGTTGAAACGAGTCGCTCCGTCATTAGATTTGTATACTACCTTTGGAGGTTCATATGGATATTTTTCAGAAAAGTGAAATTCAAATAGAAAATTCCCATATTCATATGGCGTATTTGGCGGACCAATAATCAAAGCATAACCATTGAAAATGTTTTCTTCATTGGGAACATAGTGAATATTATCAATTGGCGATTTTTGCACATCTTTAATGTCAATTATGATTCGTTTTAACGCATCATTCATGGCGTCTTTTTTAGAAATATTGTAATATTTCTTTTAAGTCGTGTATATAAATAAAAAAAAAATTGATATCTTAATGAAGGTTAAAAGAAATCTCACACTATATCATAAGCATGGCGTTGGATCAATATCTGAAAAAATTCACGACAAAAGACAAGCTCGCTGCCAACTATATTAAGATTGGTGATGCTGAGCTCAATGTTTTCGGAAACAAATATCTTATTACAAAAGACAATCTAAATGAGTTTCAAGAACATTACAAAAAGCATGTGTTCGAAAACAAAAAAGAAGCCTATCTTGTTGAGCGCCAACTAGAAAATGGAAAAATAGCAATTGATTTAGATTTTAGATATGATCCTTCGATTACCGAAAAACAACATACTATTGATCACATCAATGATTTTATTGAATTATGTATGAACGGATTTAATGAATTATTTGATGATTTGAACAACAAATCAATATCATTTTATATTTTTGAAAAAGAAAACGTCAATTGTTTGGATAATGTGACTAAAGACGGTATTCACATTATTATAGATATTATTTCCGATTTTGCGGTGAAACTCATGTTCAGAAAATACATTATTGAAAATATTAATGACATCTGGGATGGACTACCTCTTCAAAATGATTGGGATAGTGTTGTTGATGAAGCTGTTATTAAAGGAAATGCGGGATGGCAATTATATGGTTCGCGAAAACCTGGAAACGAGGCATACAAACTAAAACATATATTTGTTGCGAAGATTGAAAACGATTCAATCGATATTACCGAAACAGATATTCGGTATATTGACTTTAATAAATATTTTCCAAAGTTTTGCGTTCGGAATGTTGATAACTGTAATCAATTTGAAATCAAAGAAAATAGAGAAGAAGAATATTCAAAACTAAAGGATAGTCTTACAAAAAAGACAAAATTAAAAGTATCCAACAAAAGCAAATGCAATAGTTTGAATGATATACAGAATGTGGACGATTTAGATAATATGATATCAATGATGTTGAATGATCCGAATAATGATTATGAGATCAGAGAAATCCATAATTACACCATGGCTCTTCCCAAAGAATATTGGGGTCCTGGTTCATATGATAAATGGATACGTGTGTGCTGGGCTCTGAAAAACACCAACGAAAAACTAGTGTTGACCTGGCTCAAATTTTCAAGCCAAAGTGAAGATTTTGATTTTGCTCACAATGATGCATTAGAAATCTGGGAAGATGGAGAATTAAATGATAGTGATGGCTACACTTTTAAATCTATCATTTACTGGTGTAAAATGAGTAATCCAGAGGAATACAAAAATATATACAACAAAACCGTTGATTATCACATTTACTATTCATTTAGAAATAATACAGAATGTGATTTGGCAACTACGCTCAAAGAAATGTATAAGGCTCAATTTGTTTGCGCTGGCATTAAAAACGATACCTGGTATGAATTCAAAAACAATCGTTGGGAAATCAATGACCGCGGCAGTTCTCTTCGCCTGAAAATTTCAACAGAAATGTACAAAAGATATGAAGAAAAGCTATTTGCCTATCAAAGTTCCGCACTTGCAAACCAAAACAATATGATTCTAAATGTTGAGAAAAATGAACAAGACGAAGATATGAAAATGAATAACATGAGTAATACAGTTGTAAATGAATTTAAAGATAATCATAACGATTCCCAAAAAGATTTCATCAAAAAGAGAAATGAAATGAGCGCAACATGTAAATTGCTGAAAAAGACAACTACAAAAAACAACATTATGAAAGAATCTCAAGAACTGTTTTGGGACAAAGATTTCTACAACAAATTAGACAAAAACCCATATTTGCTTGGATGCACAAATTGTGTGATTGACTTTAAAGAGAAAACGCACCGCTGCGGAAAACACGATGATTATATATCAAAGTCAACAAATCTCAACTACAAACCACTAGATTATTACAAAAAAAACAAGCCAAATATTGTTAAAGAAATCAATGATTTCATGACTCAGTTGTTTCCTGATATCAAAAATGAAGAGACTGGAGAAATTGATTCATCACTGCGAAGATACATGTGGGAACATTTAGCTTCTACTCTACTTGGAACAAATGAAAATCAAACATTTAACATTTACAACGGTTCAGGAGCAAATGGTAAATCGAAATTGGTTGAGTTAATGGGGATGGTTCTTGGAGAATATAAAGGGACGGTTCCGATTAGTTTGGTTACTCAAAAACGTTCTAATATTGGTGGAACTTCTTCGGAAATCCACAATTTGATTGGCACACGATACGCTGTCATGCAAGAACCATCTAAAAATGATAGTATCAATGAAGGTATTGTCAAGGAACTCACAGGAGGTGATCCAATTCAGTGTAGGGCTTTATTCAAAGATAGTGTCACATTTATTCCACAATTCAAACTGGTCGTATGCACAAATTGTATGTTTGATGTGAAAAGTAATGATGATGGCACATGGCGACGTTTACGCAAAGTAGATTTCCTTTCTAAATTTACAGCTAAACCATACAAAGATCCAAAATTTCCAATTGAAGAATACAAATATCAATTTAAAATTGACCAAAAGCTAGATGAAAAATTCAAATCTTGGGCACCTGTCATGCTCGCGATGCTTGTAGATATTGCATTTGAGACTCAGGGGCGAGTTGCCGATGTAGACATGGTTATGGAGTCTACGTATAAGTACCGACAGGACCAAGATATTCTTTTAGAATTCCATAATGCGATGATTAATCCACAACCAAGTAAAAATGGACACACTGTCAAACAGCGAGATATCATATCAAAATTCAAGGAGTGGTTTTCAAAAATGTATGTTGGTACAACTCCGCCACAAGGCAAAGAACTAATTGAATATTTTGAAACTAAATATGGAAAATATCCAAACAATGGTTGGATGAATATTAGTTACAAGAGCGAATATACAGATGTTGATGGCTTTAACGAATAAATAGACTTTATCATATTTGATTCATAAATGCCTTTTTGGGTATTTGTTCTGAAACCGTATCTTTGAGATTTTGAAAGCGTATTGCAAGAAAAATATAAATTCTAGAAAGAATCAATGGTAAAATAAATAATAATAAATATACCCACCAGTTTTTCCTAATACTCAAGCGACCTTTAATTGCTACATATACAACACATAAAATGATGACAACATAATATATGGCGCTTAGAGCAGTGTCAATTTTGTCTACATCTTTCATTGCATCTGACCTATAGTAGAATTTTCTTGCGTTTAACAGTCCCGATTCAATATTTTTTTCTTCTTGCTTACTTACTTCGTTATAAGTTATTAGAGATTGTTTGTATGAATTTAATTGCTGCCGAAGAGCAACTATTAGAGAAGAAGAATAATCGCTACTGCTACTGCTACTACTACTGCTAGTGCTACTGCTAGTGCTACTGCTACTACCTGTAACTATTTCACAGGTATCTTTTATTTTGCTATTAATGTATTCATCGCGTCGACTAACAAAATAATTATATAATGATTCGCCATATTTTTCTTTAAGATACTTTTCTTCCTCAAGAAGCAGATCATTTACATAATTATTTCCAGTTTCTACCATTTTGTAATATTTCAATCCATCTGGTATAATGTTAGCTTTATCAGTGCTCAAAATATTATTGTATGAAAATTTGGGGGCACCCGAACCATCAAATAGAGACGGACAAGACTTTTTTAAATAATCGGTCTGTGAGTCATCCAACAAGTCGTCTAAAAGTGAATCGCTCATATAGTATATATATTTAAAATTATAAAACTCCAATTCATCTTATTCTGATTCGTTCATAACTTTCAAACATTTGTTGCTTATCAAATCATCTTGTTGATGTAACGGAATATCATCTAGTGTTTTGTAATTTCCACTTCCTTTGTTCAAATAATGATGCGATCTTATGTAAGCATATTCATCAAATTTAATATTATCGCGCATCAAAATATCAATCAATCGCCCAACTGTAAAAATGACAATACAAGCCAGTCCAATTCCAATTAACGCAATGTATAAATTGGTGTTCAAAATATTCATTTTGTATATCATTGTAATTGCTAACAAAACCAGCAAAATAATGATCACGGTTTTTACTATTCCTATTTGTGTTTTCATTTTTTCATCATAATAATTTCGTATTTCTAGATTTCGCGTTTTGTTGTGCAATATTTGTTTCACTTTTTCTATGTCGGCACTATCAAGTTCTATATCCTCCTCAACCATGTTTTGAATCGCTACATTATAAACTTTGTTGTTTTCTAAATTTTTGTAGATATTTTCGGTTTTTATTGCGTTGTTAAGCTTGTTTTTTAACTCTTCTTTTGAAAGTTTTTCATTTTCTACGTATGCGCTTTTGATAGATTCGCCCAGTCCATCCAAATCAATATCGGCATATCCATCGCCCGAATCATAGTATTTTCTCAAAGATGTTTGAATGTCATTCGAGTTAAGATATTTGGAAGAATTCTGAATGTGGTCCTTGAGTTCATCAATGTCGCTAACATAAATTGAAGAAACATCGTTTCCTCCGTTCAAATATGGAATTTCTTTAAAGTTGTTGTAATCTGTGCCTAGTAATGAAATACTCATCTTTAGTATATAAATTTAATATATTATATATTAAATTTATCTTCCCTTGTATGCTTTAATTTCAGCATCACATTTTTCTATTTCATTTTCTTTATTACTTTTATCAATAATATTGCTCATATTAGATTTATTCTGAAACATGAAACCATATTCATCAAAATTAGTATTGTTTCTAAAGAATATCTCAAAAAGTTGAATACAAATATTAATTACTAAAAATGCGAATATAATTCCGACCGCTAAAATAAATATTGTATCTGTAATCAAAAATTTAAATCTTTTATTCAAATATGTCAAAACTATAGTCAAAACAGAAGCAAGAATGATGTAAACAAGTATTTTTTTCTGAGCATTGTATTTTTTATAATAAAATGTGAAAATTTCCTTTTGCCTTATGCGATTTTCTACATCTTGTAGTAACTCTTTATTTCTTGCCTTGAATTTTTGTTTTTTTTCATCAACATAATAATCTATTGCTTTTTGATTACGATACATATCGGCACTTTTATTGTAAGATAGCGATACGTTAGAAACATCTAATTCTTCTAACTTGTCCACATTCGACAAGTCAAAATTGGTCGTATTTGTAACAATGTCAAATAAACTGCCCTTCAAATCATCTCCTTTTCCTTCATACCGACTACCTTTTCCACCGTTGTAAAGTTCTTGATTATATATTTCATTATCTAATATTTTGTCAAGCATATCGTTGCGAGCATCAAAAGACGTTAATACATTATTTAAATTTACAGAGTCGTTTGTTAAATTATCATTGATGTCTTCAACGCCCATCCAATCGGCAATATACTATATGTATATAAACTATTTTTTCATATAATTGAACATAAGCATTGTAGCACCAATTGCACCAATCCCCATCAATGCCATGCTATATTGTGAGTGCTTTAGCATTATTCTTGAATCTTCTGTCTGTGCATCTATTATTGTCTTTCGTCCGACATTTTTAGTTGCCTTATTATGCAGTTCATTATATTCGTTAATATTTTCCCTTAGATTTTCTATGCTTTCTTGAGTTCCATTCAACATTTGCAACTCGCTCTCATTTAGTTCATTGAATTTTTCAATCATGATTGCAAATTTGCTACGAAACTCATTTCTTGATGTCTTAAATTTTTCAACTGCACCCGAAAATACATGCTTTTTATCACATTTTTCATCACTAAAATCATTAGACTCTCTTGACAATGACTGGTATTCACTAATATTATCAATAATATTCACACCATTAGGATCTGTAAGACACGCACCATAATTGGAGTTAAACTCATTTTTTTTAATCTCCAAAGATTCTGGTGAATCACCGTCCACACAAGCTCCATCGTAAGATGGGTATACATGTCTTAATTTGTCTTGATTGAGATATACGTAATTTTCACTACTTCCAATTCTAGCAACTGAGTCAGTTCCGATGGTGTTTAGTGTTTTAGTTCCACTAAAACAATAATTATTATAGGGATTATAAGCTGATGTATCAGTTCCTCCACTATCACTAATTACTGTATTTAATTTGCTTGAATCAATGTTGTGCGACACACCGGTTGAATCTATGTATACACTTTTATTCAAAAATTCTCCTACATTTTTATCATTCTTATAAACTTGAACAATTTTTTCACTATCCGGATCTGTTAATGGGAGAGTTGGGTCAACTAATCCTTTTGTTTCCAAATTATCAGTGCTACCTATTTCAATTTGTATACCGCGAGCAAGTTTATATTGTAGCTTTATTATTCCATTATCTATAAATAATCTAAAGTATTTGTCTTTATCATCGTAAAGAACAGAATTTACAGTATCTTCTAAGTAGTCCATTCGGTTTGTAGCATCCACTCCATCAGAACTTGGAGTATATTTTGTAACCAGAGATGTTACTACTTCACCTGCGACATCAAATGGTTCAAGATATGTTGTTGCCGGTACACTGTCTGACAACACACGTGTTGTGTCTGTTCCATTAGCTACACTCATACTCAAAAGGACATTACATTTGTTACCATCATTACTATAAGTAAGTGTGACAATATTATGAACTGAAACTGTACTTGATTTGCATTGTGAAATTTTATTTTCATCTACACCATCTTCATCCGCGCTCGCAAAAAAATCATTCAAATACCTATAATCATCTTTAGATGCGGTTCCACCGTATGTTATTTCTCCTTCATTGCCACATTTATAGGTCATCACTACGTTTGGACTTGAATTTTCGGACTCTTCAGAAGCATCCACTGTAGAACAAAATGCGTTTCCTCCATTAAAACCACCATTTAAATAGTCAGTGCTTAAATAACTATTCAAATTGACAAAACCGTCTCCATTAGTAGGCTTGTAGGTAAAGGCATCATTAAATGTGTTTGTACTATATTCATGGGCAATGACATTTGGTTCAGATGTATGATAGCTCTCTGTAAGCTGAATATCAAAATTTTCAATATTTGAAAAAGGTTCTTCACTTGTTTTCAATTGCGAATCATTGATAGAAATAATTCCATCGTGATTTCCATTGCTAGCCTCAATTTTATTCGCCAAGTTTGCGTATTTATTCATGAATCCTCTTATAATACTAGGCTCGTAATATTTATTTATAAAATAGTTATTCTCGTAATATTTATAAAAATTATCCGATTTAATAGAAGAATAATCCACAGTTGGTATCAAAACTCCTGTTTCATCATAATACCTCAAATTTTTAAACAATGAAAGAAATAGTTCGGATTGTCTTTGTTTATCGCTGTTATTCAACGCAGAAACACCATTTGAATAATAATTCATCAGAGCAAAAAAGTAAGAGTTTCCGCTATGAAATTTTTTGCCGTTATTAATGTAATCATTGAGTATTGTCAATGGGTCATCGCTGTTCGGTAAACCACTTTTGTACAAAGTTATATCCTCTTTGTTGGACTTTATTTCTAAGAATCTTCTATAGTATTCTTTTTGCGATATTAATAGGTCATGATAGTAATGCATTATGCCGCGATTCTCATTTGAATTGATAAACTGTGAAGTTATAGAATCAGCCTTATGTAGCATTTTGTTTATGCGACTTGACACAAAATTTCTTGAACCATTTGTAGCATCTACAAAAAGTTGATTATAAATGCTTCCAAAATCAACATCAAAAAATGCTTTTGGTTTGTCTTTAACTTGAACTGCTTTCTGAATGCGAGATTTCAGAGTTCCTGTTGGTAAAACAAGTAACTTGTCGTAATTATAGACTAAATTCGTGGTAAGACCAACCTGTTGTAAAAATGACTTTGTTTTACAATATTCTATTTCAGTCTTGGCGTCAATATAGTCAAAGAATACGTCTGTGTGTTTTTTGATATTTTCAGATTCAGAATCAAAATATTTGAATACATTTATCAATAAGAATAATATTCCACTATCCACATCAATCAATGATAAATCAAAATCATTTTGCATATTTTGTTTTGCTCCTTCTACTTCTTTCTTCAAATTTTTTAATTTACGAACAACTTCGTCTGCAATATCATGGCGAAATGACATGACTCCATTGTGTCCAATATTTCCATATACATTATTTAAACCAATTTTAAGATAATTTTCATTCATATTTTTATGCAATTCAGAAATTTTTTCGTATAATTTTTCAGCATTTACGAAACAGATTCTCAATTTCTGGAGGTCTTCTTTGAGAAAGGGAATATGTGCATAATCATCTTCTGCATTATTCGTAGTAATAATATTTAAAATTTCATCTATTTTTGAAATAATATTTTCAAATGAATAATTAGTGGATTTCAACATTGCTTGAAAAGTATTTACTCTATCTTTTATTGAATAATCTGTATCTGTACCTTCATCCGTATCTTCATCCGTATCTTCATCTGAATATCCTTCTATGGTAGCAAATGATTCTAAATTTGTTTTGTTCGCAGGAACAACATTGAAAATAGTACTTGTTGAACTATTTCTGTCAGTTTTATTTAATGATACTACTTCATTTTTATCATTTACAAACATTTTTTTGAAGGGATTGATATAACTTGACAGGTTCACACCTACAAAACGACCACCAACTTCTTGTTTAGGATATGAATATTTTACTATTTTGTTCAAAATACTGTCTTTTAGCGCGACTCTGAATATTGTTGGTATCTGAGAACGGTTATTTGAGATGATTATTCCGCCTGAATATTTCTCAGTATCTATATATCCATACTTAGGTGTTTCATCAACCAATCTGCCAATACGCGCCTTGAATAAATTAATTCTGTTTACTTCTTTCAAAGAGTCTTTTGTGTATTTCCTTCTACCAAAGTAGGATATCACCACATCACGGTTTCCTATGGTTGTGTCGTTATCATAATGTAATATCCCCTCTAAATTCTTGTCAGTGTTATCTCCAATATTTTTTGCTGGGGTATATTTAAGTTTGTATTCAGTTTTTCCTACTAATTCATTATTTTGGTTATATTCTTCTATAATTTGAAACAAATTACATCTTATTTCTAAATTTTCAGTCAAAAGATCGTTCATTTTTGGAGTTTTTATCGTCTTACTTTCATTGATTAATTGTATATTTTTCATCACATGATAAACTTTTGTTTTTGTTTGATCTGAATCTTTCTTGTATTTGTGAGAGTTATTAATTAATTTTTTCCCCCAAAGCGAATAATCTACACCACTAATGTTGGCTGTTCTGTTGTCACTAAATGAAATAGAGATCTTGATTTCATCTGGCAATTTCGTTTTTTTCCAATATTCAGCGGGGAGTTTCCTTAATTCATAAAGTTGGTTGGCATCGTCATTGTTACATTCTGTTACCGCTAATTCATCTTCTGCATTCGAAAATAAACAGTTATTCTCACCACTTAATTTTATCATATATTCGCCTTTTTCGTCCGCATCAGGCATATTAGCTTTTTCAGTGTAATTATTACAACCTTTGCATTTTTCATGCGTTATCTTTCGTCTATTGAAACTAGATGAATCGTTTTCAAAACTGATCCATTTATCACTTTCCTTATTCTTGAATAAGAAAGGCATTCTCTTATATAAAATATATATATTTATATGAAAGTATAATTAATTGAAAATATAGTAGTATTAACTGCTCGTATTAGGAGAAATTCCGGCGCATGTATGCCCTCCAATTTCACTTATTTCTATACTATTTATTCCATTACCTACAAACGGGTGTAATGGTGTTTTTCCATCATCATCAAACAAAGAACCATTCATCAATTCATGAATTTTTGTATTATCAACTTGATAAAATCCACTGTAATTGTCACTGTATCTACTTTCTGTGAGTTGATAGAAATTTCCATCCATCAATGATGCTAAAAACGTAGCGTTTTCCGGTGTACCAATATATTCGCTTACGTTTACTGTTTTTATTCTTTCTGGAGCAACATCTGTTTGCGGTTCGTCAAAAATGTAACATTCACAAATTGATTCGGCTGCGGAATCAACACCAAAACCACCTCTTATTCCATAATATGGTTTGTTTTCCATCTTTGCTCTTGCGCTGCATTGCGATAAATGATTGAAATTGCAATCAACGCTATCGGTAATAGTTGGTTCCGAAGATACCGTAACATATCTATCATCACCAGTAACTACATTTTCAATACTTTTATCATAATCAAGTTCACCCAATCCAACTTGGTATAATTTATTGGATTTGTTAACCGAAACTTTACTATCATCATATTCCAGATTGGTTAAAAAAGCCGTTCCATCACCGGTATCAATCACAGTATTTTCAGAAGAATCATATGTGCCGCTAGTATTTATATTTCTCATCATTATTCCGTCATCATTTATTGTGTATCCACTTGCAACTGAACTTGAAGAACTTGCTTTGGTATAACTTTCTGAATCGTTCATAAAGTTCATTGTTTCTTGAAATTGAGACATTTCAGTTTTAAACAACTCTTTTGCGTCTTGATATTCTTTAAAAGCTGCCTTAAATGCATCAACTTTACCTTTATTATATGTAATTTTAGACATTTATATATAATAAAGAAATATTATTGTATATTTTTTTCAATGTAAACCTTCAAGTTTTTAACAATATAAAAAACAACAATTAACGAAAATAAACCTAACAAAATTTTTGAAAAAATATTCATATCTTTCTTGTCTTCAATAATGCTAATAAATAACGCAGCACCAACAAAAATAAAAATAATTATCCATGCCAACAACATAAAATATGTGTTTGTTTTTTTCGCATGCGAAAGTTGTGCTTCAGTTGCTTCATATTTTGATACAATCTTTTTGAGTCGGTTGTTTATATTATTAGACTCCTTAAGATCTTCATAAAATTGCTCATAAGAAGCATCAAGTTCATTAATATCGTCTTGAGCTACTGTGCTGATGTTAAGGTTTTGTAAAAAATCAGATACATTATTTTTTGTTGTATCAGCATCAGTTACTTTACTTTCAATATCTCCATGAATACTAGTTGCATCATTTTCAATATATTCTATATATTCTTGGTAAGTATTCAAGGAACTATCTACAATTTCAATATTAGCGTTATTAATAATATTACTCATTATATAATAAAAAATATTATTTAAATTTATATCATTTCAAGAAGCCACCCCCAATTTACTTGTGAAAGATGGCGCGTTTGAAGCAGAACCGGATGATATTACTTTCATATAAAAAAGAGTCATAAGTGCAAATATAATAATGATTTTGAGTATTAAATAAAAATATTTGTAAACTAAATTGACTTTCATTGATTCATTTTGTTCTTTAAATGTATCTTTTTGATTTGATTTGTGTTTTTTATTTTGTTTTATAGGTTTTTTATTTATATATTCTGAAATATCATTGAGCAAACTTGTATTTAAAACTGCAATATCTTGCTGGAGCCGGTATGCCGAATCATAGTTCATGGAGGTTTCCAAATCTGAAATACTTACATCAAAAACATTATAAATGTCTTCAAACTCTTTTTTATTGTAGTGGGTCATTATAACATTACTAATATCGGAGACAAATTTTCCTTCCATTTCTCAATTATAATAAACACACATTTAAATTACACAGATTCTGTAAAATACGTTCTTGAACGAAATCTTTTCATATCTTGTTATTTCGCATAGGTCACCGGGTCTCAATAGTAATGCTTTTGCTACAGGATCAAACATACTTATTTCTGGAAATTGCGAATCGTTTGTAATGTTATATTTTTTCATGACATTTTCTTTTTCTTCTTCTGTCAACTTTCTATGCTTCGGAACAAAAGTGTGTTCTATAACGTTGTATTGCAATGATGCAAGATCATACAAAACGCAATACTCACCATACTTTTCCCACATTTCTCTGACAATATTCATATTTGTGTCATTTACATTTGTTGTAACGATAATAAGCGAGCAAAGAGACTTATTCTTGTCATCATAATCATAATACTCGTCAATCAATTCTTGTAAAACCGTTTTTTTCATCGCTTTGTTAACATAGTAAACTACAGAGCATGTTTTTTCTTCATCTTTCTCTGTTTTTTTCCTTTTTAATTCAAAATTTAGTTGACTGGTCAACGCATGAGAATTTTGCTGATTACTTGCTTGTTCCATTGCGCTTATTTCTGCAATGGAGAAATTTTCATGATTCGTTGTATTGTAACCCTGAGATTTTAAATATTTGAGAAGTGTTTTTCTAGAATTGTAAATTTGATTAAGCGTGTTACTTTTCTGGAGACTCATGATTTATATATCTTAAACATATTAAAATAGTTAAATCAATTTTTTCATAAATTAGAAGTTATCCGATTTTTTTAATGATTAGTGGTGCATCATTATTTTCTAATTGAACATTTTCACTGGATTCAATGCCGCCGCCCTTCGGCGGATCACTAGCTTTTGTTTCTTCTTGAGGTTGAGTTCCGTTATCGTCTTCTCCTTCATCTTCTTTCCACGCACTATATTTAGGCGACTCATTTCCTCCGGATTCTCCTTGATAAGCCTGACTTTCTATGCTAACAGCTGATGTTGGTTGTTGTTCGGACTGAATATTTCCATTGAAATTGCTGCCGTTTACACCTTCATTATTTTCTGACTTTTCATAAATAGATTCAATCTTTACAATGTCATATGGCATCTTCCACTCCATTTCTTTAGTCTGTGTATTGAAAAAGTAATGCCTTCCAGGATTATTTTTACTTTCTTTTACAATCCATGGCTCATTTAATATCATTCCTTTTTCTGCATAAATCATCTCATCTTGTCCATTATTACCATTTACTTCGATCGGTTTCTCTTCAATGCTGACATACTCGTTCAAATCGATTGGTTTGTTTATTGAAATATTGGAAATGTTAAAACTTCTAATTTTATCTACAAGAATGCTCCAATTATTGGGAATTTTATTTATTTTCAAACTTTCAGTCAAAATATATGGCGATATGTTGTATTTTATAATGTCATTTTCATTCCACCCTTTGGGCAAAAATTTTGGAGGTTGTCCTTCTAATCGCTCATCATCAAAAGAAATACTTTCTGTTGGTTCACCCATGTCATTCATGATAACTGAATGATACGAATCACTCGTTTCATCAAATATCCACGGATCAATATTGACGTGTTTATTCATTCGGTCTTTGAATGAATCTTGCGGAACAATTTTTAGTTCTTCATCATCTTTTTCTACGTTTATATCCATAGCTATCATTTTGTCGCCTTTCATAGCGGCTTCGTAATTTATAGAGTTTCTGACATTCATTTCGCTTATGTTTTCATTTGTAATTAATCTCATTTGAACATTCATAGATGAAAGTTCTTGTAATAACAACTTGAAACAATATGGCACTTCAACAATACTGAATTCTTTTCCAAATTTAGTCAACTTTACACCGGTAATATCGTCTTTATTTTCTGGATTGTATTTAATAGGTCCATCCACTAATGGACTAAAAAAATTCTTACTTTCACTATCATATAATGCAATTGTTCCACTGTGGTTGCATATTGCCATCTTATATTTGTCACCCCGTTCCATGAGAGAATCTTTCAAGAAACTAGAGCAACCATGCGCAATTACACCATCGCGTTCCATTTCACCAATGCGAAGACCACCATCATTTGCGCGTCCATGATTGGTTTGCCGCGTAAGAAGTGTCCTAGGTCCACGAGCTCTATAATTGATTTTGTCTTTTACCATATGTTTCAGTCTCATATAATATGTTGGTCCCATAAAAATAGAATGCTCCACCATTTCTCCAGTCATACCATTATACAAATATTCATTACCCGAACTGTGCATTCCATTTTCTACAAGATGTTTTTGAATTTTTTGAATTTTGAATGACTCTGTAGTAAACGGAGTTGAATCCATAACATATCCCAAATCTACGCCTAATTTACTCATAATTGTTTCAACCAATTGACCAATTGTCATGCGGGAAGGTATAGCGTGAGGATTAATAATCAGGTCAGGTTTCAAGCCGTCTTTTGTAAATGGCATGTCTGCTTCGCGGACAATTTTGCCAATGGTTCCTTTTTGTCCACATCTGGAACAAAATTTATCTCCCATGCTTGGAAGCCTTCGTTCGCGAATACGAACCTTGGCAATTCGCTTTCCTTCAGCCTCTTGTGTAATATATGTCTTGTCAACAACACCCAATTGTCCCTTTTTCGGAAACACAGAAGCATCAACGCGTTGTTCTGGATTGCTTTGCGAATAACTCACTCGTCCAATCATAACCTTTTTATCATCCATTTCAACACCTTCATTTATAATACCAAACTCGTTCAAATGATTATAATCGTATCCAGGCTTCACATCAATATCAATTTCATCATTAATATTTTTCAACACTGTATTTGTATCGCTCATGCCTATACTACTTGATTCTTCGTATGCTTCGTAAGAACTATAGTATGTTGTATGAAACAAACCGCGTTGTAGTGAACCCTCATTCATCAATATTGCGTCTTCTACATTGTATCCATTATAACTCATAATTGCTACAATTACATTTTCACCATACGGATGTTTTTCTTCATGTATGTAATTTAACATTTTACTACGAACGATTGGATTTTCTCCATAATTCAAAACAACACCCATTTTGTCAATTCGGTGTAAAAAGTTGCTGTGATATAAAGAAACAGCCTGCTTTGATTGCCCGCAACTAAATAAATCACGAGGTAGTTGATTATGTTCAGGAAAAATTACCTGACTTCCCATCACACCAAACATTAATGATGGATGTATTTCACAGTGAGTATATTTAGTTTGAATACCTTCCAAAATGTGATGTGCATGCATGCATACCAAATATTTGTCTTCTTCGCTTTTGTCCACAAAATCTATGATAGCGCCATTGCCATTTTTCCCTTCTTCTAGAATAGTATCAAATGAAAAATCAATAAAAGAACTATTATTCGAAACTTGATCAACCGGTTTATCTGAATTACCATAAATACACTGCTCCCAAGTAAAATTACCACTTTCAATTAAATTCTTCAGTTTGTTTGTGACATAACTCAATGACTTTTTCTGGATATATAACAACGGTCTCATCAAACGACCTTCGTCACAATAAACGAAAATATAGTTATCGCGGTATTCAAATGAAATACTTACATATATTGGTATGTAATTGCAACGTCTTGCTAACAAAAACAACTCTTTGAATCTTAAAGGGTCATTTGTGAGCCCTATATTTTTTCCATTTACAAATACTTTTGAATATTTGTTCAATTCATGAATATCACAATTTTCAACACGTTTTAATTTGATTGAAATGTCAGATGTTTTACTGTCTTCTTTATCTACATTCATATTTCTGAACATCCAATTTATCAAATTATTTTCGTCAACATGATGGCTTACTTTTGTCATCATAGCCATGTGCTTATGAAATCCGACATTTCCACCGTCTGGTGTATCAACCGGGTCAATAATTCCCCATTGAGAACCGTGGAGTAAGTGCGGTCCCACAATATTGGCACCTTCATTCATATTTAAATTTAATTTACGAACATGAGACAAAAATGAATTATAAGAAAGGCGATTCAAAGGTTGAATTACACCAATTTTTTTAGTATGTGCAGCGCTACCCCAGTTGCCTTTGAACGCCTTTTTGAAACCCTGAAATATTATTTTGTCTTCAAATACTTTGCTGTAATTATTAAAAAATAAATATTTGAAACTTTCTTCCGGCGAGGCTTCATCGTTCCCCTGGTATCTGCTTTGATTGAAGTAATATTCTTCTTCAAATTTCAAATAGTATTGTTTATACATTATATTTGCGTATTCGCTAAATAATTGTTTCATCATATTTCCACTTGTTTCTACGCGCTTGAATTTATAATGATCGCGATCAGTTGCTTGATTTTCTCCGAGAATAACCTTTAACAGTTCAAATATCATATAACCTAAATAGTGTGCTTTTGATAAGTGATTCGTTACCCCAATATGCGGAAGTAAATAGTCCGCTAATATTAAATGGACACCAACAATGGTTTGTTCTTTGGTTAATCTAGAAATAAAATAGATTGCGTCTACCTGATTATAAATGCCTAGAGAATCCATAACACTCGGACGAAGTAAGTCCAAATATTTAACTTTATCATTAGTATCAACATTCCCAAGAATTGTTTCCAATATTTCTTTATCGCTTGTCAGTCCAAGCGCGCGAAATAAGACAAAAACAGGAATGGACTGTCTAACGTTTGGTATAAATATTCTTAATTGCTGATTATAAACTTGTTCTTTTTGCATAATTCTACGAATTGCTAATGTTCTCTTTGGTTTTGATTCGTCGTTTGAAATAGACCGAACTTCTACACTATAATCATGCATATCGTCTTTAACCTCGCGAATATAAATCATATTATTTGAAAATACTTCCTGTGGAACAAGCACTTTTTCTTTTCCGTCGATAATAAAGTATCCGCCATAATCATGTTTGCACTCGCCTAAACTATATCTCAATGATGGATTCATTCCGTGCAAAAGACACAACTTGGATTGCATCATGATTGGAAATGTACCAAGATAGTGATTTTGAATTGTTTTTGTGTCTACTATTTTATCACTCTCATCTAATTTTCCGTCTGGCTTCTTTGGATAAGAAATAAATTCCACTTCAACATTACAGTGTATGCTAATGCCATATGTTATATTTCTTAATCGCGCAAGATTCGGAAACATTAATTTTGATTCTGAGTCTTCAAACAAAATTGGTTTACCGTAAAGTATTTCATTACCGGTTTTCCCTCCAAAGTATATGTGCATCGTATGTTCAAATAATTGCGCGTTTTTGTCATATCCAATATTAAACTTGATCGGATTCAAATCATTAAATGTCTTTTTTATCTGGTTTTCGTAAAAATCGTCAACGGATTTTATGTGATGTTCAACAAAAGAGTTGCTTTTGAAATATTTATCGATTATATCAAAGTGTATTTTTTCGACATCCATATTCATTTGTGCCATATGTTATTACTATAAACTAATATTTATATTATAAATGAAAATCACAAAATTTTATGTTTTGTAATTTTCCTAGATTTGTGCTTGGAACATTATCAGACCAAAAAAGACAAAAATAAGAATAATTGGAATAAGAACAATAAACCAAGAAAGTTCCTTGTATCCAGCTTTACAGAAAAGATCTAAAACAAATGTCCAAAATAATACATAGATTGCGTTGAAAGCAAGAACCATTGTTTTGCTAGCAATAGAGCATTTGTAGGCACCGATGCAAAGAGTATTATCGTTTCCATTCAAATTTTGAATTCCTAATAGTGCAAGCGCAATTGCCGATATAACAAAGTATATCATTGATGGAGTGCATAATTGTTTGATATCAAACGAGTATTTGATTTTTTTAGCCATAATAATATATCCTGATATTTTTATAATTTATCTAAACAATATAAATATTTGTTCTCAGATATATTATTCAATTATCACAAGATGTCAGATATTGCGAAACTCGTTGACCGTTTGAGTGAGCTCGATGAAGCGTTGAAGTTAATCAAGGAACAAAAAAAGAAGATTGATGATGAAGTCAAGTCTAAAGAAGAAGAACTAATTCAGTATTGTGGACAACATGGTATTGATATTGAGACTGCAACCGAAGGCAAATACAATATTAAACCACTTTCGGGACGTCGGCTTAAAAAAAATTAGTTTATACATTTGCGAAATGCGTATCAGCTGATGCACCAGCTACATTCAACGTCCCATCTGTTGTTGCGTCCAAATAAGGTTGGTCCAAAACACTCGGACCAGATTCTAAATTATTTGGGACACTTTGGGCTGTATCAGCGAGTGTTCCGGACATTCCACCCTTTACACCACTAAAAGTATGTTCCATAACAGTTGATGGATTCAATTCTGAAAATGGAATTGCACCACCTTTCATAACTTTTTTCATTTCTTGTTTTTTCATGTTCCTTTTTTTGGTTATACTCTTGTTCTTAGATTTTACTCTGTTATTTTTCTTCAAATGTTTTTTTCCCAAAACATTTCTAGTCTTTTTTTTATGTGTCTTACTTTTTATTTTTTTTGAAGGCTTTCTTGCCTTTTTACTGTAACTCTGTTTTTTCATAATATATTAACACTATATTTTATGAAAATACATCAACATGCGTTAGCATATGTCTCCTACAACACTGTTTGGTAAGTTTCAACTCATCTAATACTTGTCCTTCAATGGACTTTTCTAATGTTTTAGTTTTACCATATTTATCCATTTCCTCATTTGTCAAATATTGAATATTTTCGTGATTCATATTTTTGTCTTTTTTTAATTCAATTACTTTGTTCACATAATACAAATACTTGTTGCCGATCACATTTCCACATGTGAAGCATTTTACTGGGATGATCATTGTCTTTCTCTCTTAATCTTATTTTAAGAAAATATTTTAAATCAATTTTTTCGTTATTCAAGCTTAAAAACGCATTTAACTTTTCTTCAAAATAAACTCATAATTACCATCCATTGATTTTCGTTTTTCATACCTCAAGTTCAAACTGTGAATGTGATTATGACATTCACCGCAAACTGATGAAAGATTCGCATTATGATTTTTGTGAAAACTATTCTCAATATACTTATTTTCATTTGCATCGCATTGATATTGCAAGTGATGAATTTCAGTACCCAACTTTTTATTGCAGAACTCACACATGTTTCTTATTTTGTCTTTATTATATTTACTTGTTTTCAACAGCAAAATATTGTCTTTATTATCCATATATTCATTGCGAATTTCGTAACATCGATCAATAAACTCTTCGGGCAATTTTAGAGATTTACAAACTTCTAATCCATAAATTGTTTCACCTTGTCCATCATGCATCTTACGGTCGTAATACATTTTTTGTTTTTCATAATCAAACTGAACTTTCAAATGCTTACACTTTACACTGGTCATTTTCTTCATAGATTTCAAATGAGGTAGTTCATGAAAATGTGTAGCAAATATGAAGTTGCTCCTCCGCTCACTCATCACTTCAATGCTTGCGTTAAATATTGAAAGTGCGCTATCAGTTTCAGTTCCACTGCATAATTCATCTCCAAGAATAAGACTGTTGTTGTTACAATTGTTCAAAATTACTCGCAATTCGCTCATTTCAACACCAAATGTAGATAATCCCTTGAAAATATTATCATTTCCAATGATTCTTGTAAAAATATACTTATATGGACAATAGGTGAATGATTCGCATGGAACATACATACCACTTTGAGCCATGATAACACTAATACCTAACGCTTTGATTAGACTGGTCTTTCCGACCGCATTTGTTCCATATAATAGAATTCCCAAATCATCGTCATCTTTACCCAAACAAACGTCATTTGGAACATATATTTCATTTTTCTCGAGAGTTTCAATCAACAAATGACGTAGTTTTTTTGCATCTACAAAACTATTTTCACAATTTACAATTTTTGGTTTGCACAAATTATATTCTTGATTCAGGTTTATTTTTGTATTGATAATGTCAATGGTTCTTATGGATTCTGTCAAGTGTTTAATGAATCCGTAATGTTCGTTACTTATTTTTGATATTATCTTTTGAAATATTTCATTAGACAAATCGCAATATTCGCTGTTACTATTGAATATATCGGATACTACTCCATCTATTTGCGATGAATACATCATAGACTTTGTTTTATTGTAATCTTTGAATTTTATCTCATTCAATTCAAAAATAAAAGACAAATTGTTCATCGCCAACGTCTTTTGCTTCAACTTAGAAAGGACGCCTTCCAAAGATTTTGCCCTTTTCTTTGTCAATAAAAGACAAAGTTCGTTGCTTGGTGTGTAATATTGTTGGATGAAATTATTGTCTTTTTCTTTTTTCACAAACAAAGATTCTAGGTAAACTAACATAGATTCTAATTTAGCATTATTCATTTTGCGTGCATTTACTACAGTATCAAATTTGTTATTGTATCCCTCTTTGATAATACTTACTTGTGTGATATCCTGTTTTTCAAAATTCGCATGGTTCATTTCACGACATTGTTCAATATTGAGACAACTTTCTATAAATTTACTGAACTTACCGTGCTCCTTTGTAAATTTCGACAGACCGAATATCTGTATTGTCTTTTTATCTTGCTTTATCTTTGTCAAAATTTTGTTCATAACCAAAGAAGAATCATAAATTGAATATATGTCGCTGGGTACACCTTTTTTTAGTTTGATCTTTGTCATTGTCTTTTCAATGTCTTTTATCAATCTTAAAGGTTCATCAAAATTATATTTCTTTTTTGAAATGTAATCAATATCCGAATATTGTCCTTCTAGTTTTTTGATATTACAAATTGGGTTTAATAATATGTCATTCATGCCTCGCTTTCCAATTTTTGTAATACATTTGTTTAGTATGGGTAGCATTCCGTTAATTTTACCGTCCTTGTCGTAATAATTTACATTTTCACCAATTATATTCAACTGTTTTAGGGAATGATTGGCGCAGATCAATATATCGTCCATTTGTTCAATTAAAGGCTCGCTGATTTTGTCAATCAAACATACATTGTGTTGTCCAATAAAGTTCAACATAAAACAGAAACTCTGAAGGCAGATAGGTTTGTCTTCTATACTGTATCTAAAGACCTCATAATCCATTCCTGGAAAATATTTTTTGATGATTTCGGTTTGATATACTTGACTTTCGCAGTTCACTGCTTGAAGCGACAACTCATTTGAATCGTTATTCAAATCAATAACATAATGCTTTTTACTTTGTAGTTGCAAATAATCAACAATTGAAGAAATAAGGTCATCATTCAGATTATGAATAATTATAGTTTCAATTGGACTATATACGTTCAAGAATTTCTCTATTTTATCATAAGAAGTCGGATTATGATAATATACTTCGCTGTATTCGCACAAATTTGATATGCCGTTAAAAATATTGATATTACTCAATCCAAATATATATTTTTCTCCGCAAACAGAAGTGGTTTTTGTCTTTTGAATCCAAAGACAAGATATATTATTTGACAATATACTAACATTGTCCATGAAAGTTGTGCCCGGAGAGTATACTCCATTTTCATAACGAATTATTTCGCCGTTTTTCTCTTCTTGAACAAAAACAATAACGGTATATCCATGAGGTTGAATTTTTTCAATATATTTATCTAAAATATAGTCGCGAAATCCAGCCATGACAATATTTGCCTGGTCTCCTGAATTTCCTCCCACACAAATAGATTTACTTGCAATAGCTAGTCCACATATTTCGGCATATGCTTCAATATTTCCCATGCTAGAAGTGTCATTTTTAATACCATATACTTCAAAAAAACTTCCTACTTGATATAGCAAAAATGTCTTTTTTCCATACTTGTTTTTGTAGTATGTATCCTTTTTAAAGTATTCATCAATCATTCGCATGATTGTGGTGAAGGATGCTTGTATGTTATATTACAATCGTTCTATATATTTTTTATAAATGTATTTTATAATATGGCTCTGGGGTATTCCAATGACTATATGAACGCAAACATTGTTTTGTTCGTATTTCTAATGTTTTATGGATATTTGAATTATAACGCAAATCAATTGAAACGAGCACGGAACTGGAGCAGTGTAACCTGCAATCCTTTAGAAATACTTATTGGAAGTATATTTGATTATGATAGTTCGAACAAACAATTTGAAAAATGTATGCAATACTCAATATCAAGCGACCAAGAGAAAAGGATTCAGGATTATTCCAAAGAACTAAATAAGAATCTTCAAGAAAATATAAATAAATTGGACACGAGCTCGGCAGATAGAGTCAATGCGACTAATAATATACTAGGAAATACGGCAGATGAAATAAATAAACTTAATAACGAAAGTTTGGATAAGGAAGAAACAATAAACGAAATCAAAACTAGGGTTGCGCGATTAAGTGAAAAAATTAATAGTTCATTTGATACATTCAAAGACCCATCTAATAATCTTTTGAGTAATTTAGCATTATAAATTTAAAAATACACATATTTACCATAATTTAAAAAACACATAAAATATAAGAGTCATGAGTAATACAAAATTAAAAACTTTTTTTGAAAAAGAAATTAATTTTTACGATAAGTACAATACTGAATCAGACTTTGTTCAAATTTTATTATTGAGTTTATTCATTTTTGGTATAATAACAATTCTTTATACAAGAATTTTTTTACAAATAGACATTGAAGATTGGGACATAAAAAAATGTAATCCACGATATATTTTTTATTCCGGATATATCAAAAGAAATCCAAACCGTAATTCGTTTAATTCAACAGTTGATAATTTCAACGAATGTGTTGTCAAATTTAACAATCAAAAAGACAGTGAGTTCTCTAAAATTTTGGAACAAAACAAATTAGAACATATAGAGAGAACAAACAACATTGTAACTACACATAACAAAGTATCAAGAGAAAAAGTGTTACAACTTCAAAATAAAGTAAATGAAAAAAACAACGAATTCAAGTTACAAATTGAAAATGTTAAAAAATCAAGAAACACAAATGATCTTCAGAATGAAATTAATAAACTGAATGATGTTATGAACGATGTTAAAAAATATGCACATAGTTATTTGACGTATGCAATGATGCATTTTGTATTCAAATATAAAATTTCAGAGGAAGAAGGAGATTCAGGTAGTTCTCTAAATAGCGACGAAACGTGTATAGATTTTACTGATGAAACTAAGTGTAATTCAAACGTATATTGTAAATATGATACTACTAACACTGAGTGCAAAAATATTACAAAGGGAGAATTTTACAAACAAGAAGCTCTGAAAATAAATGAAGCGATCAAAAAGTATTTTGGAAATAATAAATTATAGTAAAAATATATACTAAGAATCACATGTGTCTAACTACAAAAGCACTATATGTTTTATTTTGTTTAACAATAATTGTATCCATTTCAATTTATCTTACACAACTGAAAATAGAAACATTTATTTCTCAGGTGACAAATTATGAAAGCACGAAAGAAAGTAAACCTGGAGATGTTGATATATTAGGAGCCAGTAAATTTTCCCCCGATTGTTGCCCTCATACATATACTACGTCGTCGGGATGTTTATGCGACACTCAAAACGAAACCGCCATTATATCTTCTCGTGGTGGAAATAAATGCTGCTGTTAGTGCGTCAAAGAAGAATGAACACACATTTCTTGATAAATAATATGAGCTACAACAAGCCCTTTATATAGGGGAAATAACATTGAATCAAAAACAATATATTGTTCTCCTAGAAACGAAAATAACAAAGTAAATGTCAAAATAAAAGACAAATTCACCCCCAACTTTTGTGTTACAACCTCACGATTTAAATAATAATGATTTGGCACATGAATAAAAGTCATATACCAAAAAAATAGATTATGATTTTCTATAAAAGACAAAATGAGAGCAAGTGAACAAATATACTTCTGCAACTCTTGATTCCCGTGTCTGAAAATGATTGGAAAATCATGCCGAAAGTGAACAAGCGAGGATGTTAAAAAAAATACATTCAAACCTAGAATTGTAATTTCATTTTGAGATAAACCGAATGAACTAAGAACGCAAAGCGAGTTTATAGATAATAACTGTTTGATGCTGTTGTTTTGTGTAGCATGAAGTATATCTGTAATTCCATGTGGGGCAATAACAGTAGTAAGTAATTTACGTTTTATGTGATAAATTGGAAATATCATAAAAAAATATATTTTGTGTATTTATTTTTTTTCATTTTCATATTATTTATTCAAATTATTTCTATTTTTCGTTTAATAATTTGAATTAAAGTTCTTTTTATTGTTTTACAAATACATATTCAGGTGCGACAAATTGTTTTCAGTGTTCTTTGTAATTATCTTATCAACAACGTTTTTGTCTAATGTGTATGGAAATTCAACATTATTTACAATATCTTCGCCAAATAATTTAGAATCATTTCCCATCAAGTGATACAAATTCAACTTTGAATATATGATTTCTAGACAACGCTTCAAATTACGCACGCCCTTTTCTTCTCCCGTGAATTTCTCTACCAAATATTTTACTATATCTTCACTAATTATAATGCTATTTTGTTCCATATTTAGTTCTTTTTCTAGTTTTGGAATTAAATACTTGTTGCTGATCACAATCTTTTCTTGAACACCATAACCTTTCGTTTCAATATTATACATTCTGTCCTTCAAAATAGGATTGACCTTACTTTCATCATTGTAACTGAAAATGAACAAGCACTTGCTCAAATCAAAATCTATTTCGGAGAAATATTTGTCATGGAATTTATCATTTTGAGTTGTATCTGTAAGATGCGTCAAAATGCCGATAATTTCTTCGCCTCGTGGCGTATCGCTAACCTTGTCAAGCTCATCAAAGTATATTACCGGATTTGAAGACTTACATTGAATCAGAATATCAACAATTTTGCCATATGTGCTTCCTTCATAGGTGTATGAATGACCCTCCAGAAAACTGCTGTCTGTTGCACCACCAAGAGCAATAAACGCAAACTCACGGTTCAACAACTTACTAACACCCTCCTTAATAAGAGTTGTCTTTCCTGTTCCCATCGGACCTTTAATGGCAATCGCATTTCCGATAGAAGTTGGATTCGATATCCACTGAGCAACCATTTGCATAAACTGCACCTTTGCGTCTTTCATGCCATAGACCGCATCATCCAGAATTTGTTGGCTTTTAGAAATATATTCCTGAATTTCTTCTTTTGTATTTTCTTTTGTAATTGGCAAAGTTTTGATTTCACCAAACGGAATTCGCATAAATGTATCAATCCAGCACTTCAATTTGTGATATTCACCACCTCCTTCCGCAATTACTTTCATCGCATTGATTTTTTTCATTGCTATTGCTTTGAATTTGTCTGGAATATGTTCCGATTCCAACAATTGAATGCGATATGGCTTTGTAATATTAGTCAATTTGCTAACATTTTCAAGACTTTCAATCATTTTCTCTTGTTCATTGCAAGTCAAAGATTCTTTGAAAAACTTCAGATCATTGATTGTATTTTTATTTGAAACTAGACTCATATATTTTTTGATATTCTTGCGTTTCTTGTTTTTTTCACTCTTTTTCTTCTTTTTTAGAAATTCATCTTCTAGTTTCTTCAAATCTTTCTCGAACTTTTTATTTTTTATTTTGTGATTGCTGCGAAGCTCTTTCATAAAGTTAGAAACCTGTTCATAACATTCTGATTCATTCAAGTCATCTTTCTTTTTAGATGATTTGTTTTGTTTGTCTCCTTTATTGGAACTTTTCTCAGAACTGGTTTCCTCTTCTTCGGTTTCCTCTTCTTCGGTTTCATCTTCTTCTTCCTCTTCATCTTCGTAATCTTCATCGCTTTCTTCTTCCTCATCTTCTTCCTCTTCATCTTCGTAATCTTCATCGCTTTCTTCTTCACTTTCTTCTGTCTCATAGTCATCACTATCTTCCTCCTCCTCTTCTTCTGTTTCATATTCCTCATCTTCTTCACTTTCACTTTCAGTTTCTTCTTCTTTTTTAGAGCGTTTCTTTTTTTTGTTAGAAGATGGAGGCAAAATTGTAAACAAAAGTTCAAAATCATCGCCTTTCTTGGAAGACGGCTTTGTTGATGACTTCTTTTTCTTTTTATTTTTACAAGATTTACTTGACATGCTTTCTACTTTATTGGACATAAAATCAGAAGGAAACAATTGCTGCAACAATTTATTATATTCCTTTGGATTTAGTACAACATTTTCTTCTTCATAATCAGAATCCGACGACGAATCATCACCATTGTGCTTTGAAGAAGTGCGTTTCTTGTTTTTCGGCATGTTGAATATTATAGTTTATACACATAAATATTTAAATCTAAATGAAATCAATTTTATTTTCAAAGCACAAAGAAAGTTTTGTTGATTAAAAATAAAATTGAAAATAAATAAATATAAATATCCTAAGTTATAATAAGACAGACATGGATAACTCTTCATTCAATAATCCGTCCAAAATTATCGGAATTCAATTTAGTGTATTTAGTCCAGAAGAAATTGAGAAATATTCTGTCGTAGAAGTGACAAACAAGGAAACTTATGTAGGTATTAAACCAAGAATTGGAGGGCTATTTGATCCGAGAATGGGTGTTTCAGAGCCCGGAATGATTTGTCCAACAGACGGAATGAATTACATAAATAGTCCTGGTTATTTTGGACATATTAAATTGAGTAAGCCAGTCTTTTACATTCAATATTTGGACATTGTAATTGATATTCTTAAATGTGTTTGTAACAAATGTGGTAAATTGTTAATTTCCAAGAAAACATATCAATCATTGACAAAGTATCCCGCAGAGAAAAGGTGGCAGAAAGTATTAGAACTCTGCAAAAATCCACAACTTAAACGCTGTGGTGATGAAACAGACAATGGGTGTGGCTGTATGCGAGCAACTAAAATTAAACGCGACGGTTTTGCTACAATTGTTGCCGAGTGGATTAACCAAACTGACAGTTATACACTGAAAATTACTCCAGAAATGGCAATTAGTATTCTCAAAAAAATTAGCGATGAAGATGTAAACTTTATGGGATTTTCAAATATTTGGTCGCGTCCAGAATGGATGATTTGTAAAACATTTGCGGTTCCACCGCCAGCCGTTCGTCCATCAGTGAAACATGATGCGCAGCAGCGAAGTGAAGATGACCTTACTCACATTATCATCAATATTATCAAGATTAACAACAAAATTAAACAGTTGACCGAAAGCGGCGAGCAAGATAATCAAAAGAACATTGACGATTGGATTCAAGTTTTGCAATATTACATTGCCACCATGGTGGACAACAACATTTCGGGTGCCTCACCGGTCACTCAGAGGTCTGGTCGCGCATTGAAGTCCATCAGCGAACGCCATAAGGGTAAGCAAGGTCGTGTTCGCGGCAATCTTATGGGGAAACGCGTTGACTTTAGTGCGCGGTCTGTGATTACACCTGACCCAGAACTCTCTATTTCAGAGCTAGGTGTTCCGATGAAAATTGCGAAAAATATTACAAAACCAGTAAAGGTTCAAGATTTTAATCACAAATACTTGAGTTATTTGGTGAAAAATGGACCACATAAATATCCGGGTGCCAAGTTGATTGAAAAACCAAACGGTGTTACAATTTCACTTGGCTACATTGACCGCGATAATGTTAAAATAGAAATTGGAGATATTGTTCACAGACACATGTTGGATGGAGATGTTGTGCTTTTCAACCGACAACCCACACTTCACCGCATGTCGATGATGGCACATATTGTCAAAGTGATGAAAGTTGGCGATACATTCCGGATGAATGTTGCCGATACAAAACCATATAATGCTGATTTTGATGGTGATGAGATGAACATGCACATGCCTCAAAATGATGAAGCAGAATGTGAGTTGAGATATTTGGCTAATATTCCAAACCATATTATCAGTCCTGGTAACAATAAACCTATTATTGGTATTTTCCAAGATTCAATGATTGGAAGTTTCCTTTATACAAGAGAAAACATCAAGTTTACCAAAAAAGAAGCGATGAATTTGCTTGTGAAAACGAATAGGTTTAATGCTTGTACTCTATTTGATGACGATAAAGAAGAGTATTCTAGTTTTGAAGTTCTCAGTGAAATTATCCCAAATATTAGTTTGAAATATAAGACCGGATTATTCACAGACAATGAATCGGTGGAAACATCAAACCGCGTTCTTGAAATCAATGACGGAAAAATAATTCGTGGACAACACGATAAGGGTGTATTTGGTAGTTCAAGTAAAGGAATTATCCATCGTATCCGCAAAGATTTTGGTTCCGAGGCTTGCAAAGATTACATCGATAATCTCCAGGCAATTATTACCGAATATATGAAAACAACTGGTTTCAGCGTTGGTATTAGCGATTTAATTGCTGACGAAGAAACCAATCAGAAAATTAACAGCATTATTCAAGAAAAGAAAACAGAAGTTTCTAATTTGATTGATCAAATTCACCTTGGACTATTCGAGAATAAAACCGGAAAGTCTAATTTGGAAGAATTTGAAACACAAGTGAATAATATTCTTAACAAAGCGTCAAATGATGCTGGTAAGGCAGGTATCAGATCACTTGACAATGAAAATAGATTTGTTTCCATTGTAACAAGTGGTTCAAAAGGTAATGAGTTAAATATTTCGCAGATGATTTCATGTTTGGGTCAACAGAATGTTGATGGCAAACGCATTCCCTATGGATACACAAACCGAACATTACCACACTTTAAACAATTTGATGATACACCTAAAGCTCGCGGATTTGTTGAGTCTTCTTTCATTAGCGGACTAACACCCGACGAGTTATTCTTCCACGCTATGGGCGGTAGGGTTGGTTTGATTGATACAGCAGTCAAGACCAGTACAACTGGTTATATTCAACGCCGACTCATTAAAGGTATGGAAGATATTCAGGTTATGTATGATTACACAATTCGTAACAATAAAAATAAAGTCATCCAGTTTTCATATGGTGGAACAAACTGGGATACAACATTAATAGAATCAATGCAATTTGAACTAATTGACAACAAAACAATTGATATTTACAAAAATTATAGTTATGAATTTATGAATGAATTCCAAGATACAAAGGTCAAGCAGTCACGCAAAAATACACATTTGAAACTGGTGTATGATAGCAAAGCGCTATCCAGATTCAAGGATCAAAAGAAAGAATTGAAGGAAAAATGTCTTGCCGATATTAAATATTTGTTAGGAAAAAGAGATGAAATGATAACAAAAATATACAATAATGAAGACGAGAAGAAGATATATTTACCAGTTCATTTTACCAATACAATTGAACGAGTCAAAAATCATTTCCAAATCACAACACATTCTTTATCAAACATTACACCACTTGAAGCCTACAAAATTATTGAAAGAAAATATGATGTTCTGAAACAAACATTCAAACCTTGTGAAAAGTTCAAGATTGCTTACACTTATTACATGAATCCTTATAATTTGATTCACAATCATAAATATCATGAAGATGCAATTGTATTCCTTTGCGAAAGTATTATCAATATTTACAAACAATCTCTTGTTAATCCTGGAGAAATGGTTGGCATGGTAGGGGCACAGAGCATTGGTGAGCCCACAACTCAGATGACGTTGAACACCTTTCACTTTGCTGGTATTTCCAGTAAATCAAATGTTACCAGGGGTGTTCCACGCATTGAAGAACTTCTGACACTCACCAAAAAGCCAAAGAATCCATCATTAACAATTTATTTAGACCAAGAAACTAGTTTGGATACGAATGCTTCTTATAACATTGCGTCAAAAATAGAACATACCAGACTGATTGACATTGTCAATAAAGCTGAAATATATTATGAACCTCAGGAATTTGAATCGCTAATCGATGAAGATGACAAACTAATGAAAGAATATGTTGAATTTTCAGATATTATCCGAAAGTGTTACGGCGAAGAAGAAGAAAAGGAAGAAGATGACGAAGAAAATGATGATGTAGACGAGACAAACAATTGGATTATCCGTTTAGAATTGAATGGGACACAAATGTTTGATATGAATATTACAAATGAAGATGTTCATTATATTTTGAAGACAGAATGTCCAGCACTTCAAGGAACTTCCAATAATATTCAATGCTTCTATACTGACTATAATGACAGTGATAAAATCGTTTTCAGAATCCGCGTAAACATTGACAGTAAAAGTGGATTGAAAAAGAAAGATATATTCACAGAAGAAGATTATATCCACTATGTTAAAACTTACATGGATAAAATATTGAATGAACTTGTAATTCGTGGAACAAAAGACATTAAAAAGGTCAATTTGAGAAAAATAAACAATTACAAAATAATGAATGATGAAACCGGAGACTTCGACAAGAAAGAGATATATGTTCTTGACACAATTGGCACTAATCTCAGTGATATTTTGAAACTGGATTACATTGATAAAAACAAAACATTTTCAAATGATATTATTGAAATGAAAAATATTCTCGGAATTGAAGCAGCGCGCAAGTGTTTGTTCAATGAAATTCTAGAAGTGATGGAATTTGATAGCACATACATCAATCACCACCACATTCATCTACTTTGCGATCGTATGACTTGTAATCATAAAATGGTAAGTATTTTCCGCCACGGAATTAATAAAGATGATATTGGTCCAATTGCCAAAGCATCATTTGAAGAGACAACGGAAATGTTCTTGCAAGCCGCGCGTCATGGTGAGTTGGATAATATGCGAGGTGTTTCAGCAAACGTAATGTGTGGACAAGAAGGATATTATGGAACATCGGCTTTCCAAATCCATATTGATAATGATCTTTTGAAGAAAAATAATGAGGAACTTGGGCTACTTAACGAAGCGGTCGCAAACACTCAAGTTTATAAAAATGAACTCATGGAACCAGAAGAAATGATGAATATAGATGAAGAGAATAGTGGAAAGAAAAATGATAAATGTTCAGTTGAAAATCTCAAAACAGCAACTACATTAACATCAATGTCCAAAAATAAAATAATCAATAATGATTACGATTTAAATATATAAAAGAAGACCCTAAAAACATATAAATATGTTGGAACAAAAAAAAATGCCAAACTTTAATAAGTTGTTCTTTGAAACTAAATACAACAATTTACTTCATAACGACAGATATAATAATTTTAGAATGATTGATTTTGTCAGAAACGATGACATTGATTATGATTTGTATCTTGTTGTAAATGAATTATATAAACATGATAAATTCAATATTTTTTATTACTTTAAAAATATTTACGAACACAAACAATTGTTTTATGATGAACAACATCCATTTATCATAAAACGAAAAGAAATATTCAAACAGGCGCAAACATTCAATTTAGGAATGTCTAGATTGAGAAATTTGATTAATTTCACATACAAAAAAGCAAAGAATGAAACAAATTTGTATGGCGAGAAATTCAAAAATTCTCATATGGAGATTATAGAAAACGGATCAAAATATAAATTTGACTTTTTTGAAATGTATAATATTGTTGATTCTTGTTTCAAGCAAATATGTGAAGGAGTTCCAGTAATTTTGAACATCAAAAACCCATATACTAATGAAAAGTTTGGTTATCATAATATTATCAATATTTACTTTATGTTAATGTCCCATGGACGGATACCCAAATATTTTTACTTGTATTTTCAGAACAATTTATCCAAGATTGAAATATACAACCAATACCACTTCAATTTATTTGTAGATGTGATGAAATATAGATTTTTGAATTTGACAACCAACATGAAAATAGATTATATTGACAAAATGTTAAATTATTGCAATTACTATTCATTCATTCATAAAAATAGCTCGTTCAAAATGGAATATTTATGTAATATTGGTCTTAGATATTATCTTGCATTAAAAATAATAAATCACTACGGAACTGATTATCACGACGTATATTTTGAATATATTGAAGAGTGTCGTAACAAATTGAACTTATTGAGAACAACCAATCTTACTTTTTCTACAAATTACAGAATTAGAAGTTACTAAGCAAATAAGAATGGAAATGATCGTGGGCCTTTTCTATCAAAGGTTTTGATATTTTGTCTCCCAATTCATCCAAGTCAAATTGCAATCTTTTAGATTTTGTAGTTATGTATAAATCATTTGTTCTAGATGAATAATATACTAAATAATAAAAGCCATTTTCATTATTTTTTTTGAAGTTTGTTACCTTAACTTGTCCTTTACTTTCATAATAAATCACAATTGGAATACTTTTCATATACGCATAAAGCAATATATCAATATTTGTCAACACGTAGCTTTCGTTTTTGATGACTGTTTCAATTGAAGAGTTTCTTATATCAATAAAGCCCTTTCCTTCATTTTTCCATTTTTTTTCTAGCATTTTTAAACACCGAGGTTTCATATCAACATTTTTGCCTGGAACTTTACAATCAAATATCATCTCTTCGTAATATTTTATTAATGAATTTTTGATTGAATCTATAGTTATATTTTGGAATTTATTAAAGTTGTGCATTTTCAATATGAAAATCAAAAGATTGAAGTTGCAATTATTCATCTTCTTGTTGAATACTAACCATTTCGTTCTCTTTGGAAAAGTACCATTTCTCCAATATTGTGTTGTATATTTAGATGTGACGCACTCACTATGATAAAAAGAATTATACATCTCTTTACTTTTCCGTGGTCTTTGTACATCCAACGAAACAGCATTATTTTCTGGTTTATCAATATCAACTCTTTCGTCTTCTACCTTTTTCAAATTCTTAACCTTCAATTTCAGTTTATTAACCTTTTTAGGTAAATTTATAATCACATCACTTGTCGGTAATTCATTCAAGCTGTATTCTTCCATAACATTTTCTGAGACAGCGCGAGTAGAAGGTAGTTGCGATTGTTTAGACAAAGATTGGGAACGCTCTTTAATATCTTCTTTGTTCATTTCTTCAATACCTTCATCATCTTGTTCTCGAACCAAGCTACCATTGTCTATTTGTTCTTCTATACTTTTGTCTCTAATGGATGTTGCTTTGTTATACATTTCAGTGATTTCATTCAAACGCCTTTGGTCTTCCATTTGCTCAGATTTTTGACTGAGTTCATTTACATCAAAAGTAGGTGGCATTTCTTCTTTACCTTCTTCTTGTCCTTCTTCTTCGCCTTCTTCTTCGCCTTCTTCTTCGCCTTCTTCTTCTTTCTCTTGTTCTGATTCACCTTTTGTTTCTTCTTCTCCTTCTGGTTCTTCTTCTGGTTCTTCTTCTTCTTCTCCTTCTGGTTCTTCTTCTGGTTCTTCTTCTGGTTCTTCCTTTGCTTCTTCTTCGCCTTGTTCTTCTTTCGGTGACTCTCGTTCGTTATTTCCTTCATCTTCGCCCTCTTTTTCTCCATCAACAAATTCAAATTCTTTGGTTTCAATGTAATTTATCAAATCATGTGGATTTAAATCTTCATATACATCCTGTAATACGTATTTACTTCTTTTCTTCCCAAGTTTTTCAAAATAATTCAACAAAAACTTTTCCAATAATATGATTTCTGTTTTTGTAATCGTATAAGAAACCGGAATGTTAAACACATTTAAAAGTGAATCTAAAACATTATATCTTACGATATCATTTTTCAATAAATCAAATGTTATAGATGATATATATTTTTCATCATTTTCTTCTCCCGTGTAAAGATTCAATCTTGGGATTAACATTTTTGTCTTTTTACCATCTATAATGCAGTGTTCGTTATTTTCTTCATCAGATACATGACACAAGTTTATATCTTTCAATGTTAAAAACATTTCATCATTGTCTTGAACAAATGTGAAGTTTTCAGAAGTGATATCATCAATAATACTATATAATTGTGAATAACCTTCTTCAAAGTTATCATTCTTCAATATTTCGCGTATTTGTCTTTTTTGTTTCAAATCTTTGGACAATAAATGTTTGATAGTGTTTACATATGCGTTATATAGCTGTGTTTCAATCATGAGCGATTTCATTAATTTTTCTCTTTTATCATCCTTGTTACCGTGATGTGTCAATATTTTGTCGGTGTCGTAATGAGAATGGTCGTCATATACTTTGATATCATCTTGCACATCTCTTATCTCTCGCGGAGGATCTATTTTTACAAACTGGTTGCTTGATGTCAAAAATCCAACAACTAAAGAATTTTCTGTGATTTTAAACTTTGGTTTACACTTTACTTCTTCACCAGAGTCATTGTAAAAATCCAAGAGGAACTTTTTTGTGCTTTCATAATCTCTCCAATATTGATCATCAATAAAGACAAATTCATAATTATCATCGACAGGTGATGGAGCAGTTGGCACATAATATTGTTCACTTTCATTTATTTTGTCGGATGCCAAGACTGCAATTACTTTGTTATCAAAATTCAATATTTGTTTATGAATGATGTATTTCTCTTTTATAGACTGATTATTTATCAATGTTTGAACTGAAACATTATCTTCGTATTCATAGTCTAATTTTTCATCTGTTTGTGTTAATGAGCACTTATCAGAAATATTCGACAAAATTGATTCCAATATAACCCACATATAGCTTCCAATATTTCGCTGAATATTCTCATGAGTCAATACACCTTCTGTATGTTTTTGTTTGCTTGCCGAATCTGTTGTCATGATTACCGGTTCAAACATATTATATTTTTGATACAAAATAACAGTGTCATTTTTTTCACTATATCTGAAGTTTGAGTGTGATGCTGACGGACACACAATGCTGACATTTTTTGTAATATCATCTTCATTATTTCTCAAAATAATTAAATTTATGTGTGAATTTTTTTTGTCTGAAAACAGTATGCCAGACGAAACAATATCCCATAAATAAAAATAATCAACATATTCATCCTCATCTTCCAAGTATTTTATAAAATGTTCATACCCATTTATTAATTTATTTAGTTCTTCATACATACGCTGGCGTTTATATTTTTGAAAAATTTTTAGTTTACGATATTTCGTTTTGTCTTTGTCTTTTATAGGGTTTTCTTTGTTGAAAAAAATAGATGGTATACTACCATTATGAAAGTTCAGAATATTGTCAAGTGTAACTTGTTTTTTGATTTTATCAATGACAAGTGCAAGAGGGTCTTTTGCGGAACTATCTATAATGTAAGCCAATGAAATAAGAAATGATTTTTTCTCATTATTCTCAATTCCAGCTCTGTATAGTTTCTCTTTTTTGTCATGTGATTGATAGTTCAATCCTAAAAATTCTTCAATTGGTAATGGTAAATTTCCAAATCTGTTTTTTGGAAGTGGAAATTTGCTTCCATCTAATTGATAGTGAACGACTGATTGTTCTTTTTCATTTTTTTTATTATTTTTGAGAAATTTGATTACTTCATCTTGATCATCAATATTAGCATCTTCAATCATCTTCATTTGTTCTTGTGCTTGTTTGATAACTTCAGCTTGTTTTGCACCATCTTTTAGTCCGAAACAGCAAGGAAGAAAGAAACCGTCTTTGTTTTTCTTACCAATGAATCCAGGAGTCGTATATTTGTCTGTAGTTTGGTAAATATATTTGCCATCGTCTAAGTCTACTTCCTTTACTCCTTCTGGTATAAGATGTTTTGGATCAACGTCTTCTTCCTTCACGGGTGCCATTTCTTTAAAATTCCAAAATTTAGGACACATGTAATAGAAACTTTCTTTTTTTGGATTCGTTCCGTATTTAATAATTTTATCGTATGAACCGGGATACTTTTCGTCTATTTCTGCCTTTTCTGCTTCTGTGATAATAATTGGTTGCCTTTTGACTCCTACACGAGAAGGACATGTCCTGCTATAAGATGTAAATTGTCCCTTATCTCCTTGTGTTTTGAACAATAATGGCTGATATTTAGTCATTCGTTTCGAAAGTTTACCGCTATGTTTCAGTTTTACTTTTTCACCGCCGCCAAACTGACTACCATAGCTATTGTTATTAGTATCAAACTCATCTTCGCTATCTTCATCGCCGCTTTGTGGTTCTTCATTCTGATTGGCTGATTTTTGTTGTTCTTCATTCTGATTGGCTAATTTTGGTGGTTCTCCTTCTTCTGGTTCAGCTTCGTCTCCAGAACTTTCATACGCAGACCGTGTTTCAAGTGAATCCGCATCTGAGACATCATCGTCTTCTGCTTTCTGTGGTTCTTCATTCTGATTGGTTGATTTTTGTTGTTCTGCCTTTTCGGACTTATCTTCTTCGGGTTCAGCTTCGTCTCCAGAACTTTCATACGCAGACCGTGTTTCAAGTGAATCCGCATCTGAGACATCATCGTCTTCTGCTTTTTGTTGTTCTTCATTTTGATTGGCTATTTTTGGTGGCTCTGCTTTTTCTTGTTCTGCTTCGTCTCCAGAACTTTCATACGCAGACCGTGTTTCAAGTGAATCCGCATCCGATGCATCATCCTCTGTTTGTTTTTCTTCTTCTTTTCCTGTATTTTCTAACTCATCAGCATCTCTTTCATCTTCTTCATCTTCATTGTCATAACCATCATCATTTTTCAAAAAATCCTCAAACATTTTGTTCATTCTCGCATTGTCTGCATTGAATTCGCTGTTACTTTCCGAAACAGCATCTTTTTCGTAATTATCATTTACAACAATTATATCTTCTACAGGTTCATCTTCAACTTCAAATAACTGAAAATGTCTATCAATCTCGTCAGAATCTATAGAATTAGATTGAATTAAAAATAAATTATGCAAAAACAACAATATTGATTCAATATAATGAAAATTATTTACAAATTTTACATCAAAAGTGATATTTCTTTCATCTTTCAATTCAATTTCGAAACCAGGATTGTGTAAAAATTTTTTAAATATTTTCTTTATTCCATCTTCTTTCATATGATCGGATACACTTATGCTACTAAGAAACTTTCTGAAATATTCCTGAGACTCTTCTTTACTTCCACTGAAAAACATATCAGCGCATTGATCGCGAATGTGATTGGGATCCATATTGGTTTTCAACATTTTTGTAATAGTCGCATCAATATCGTTCATTTTATCGTAATTAGAAACACGTTTGTAATTTAACGTGTTTGCGCCAGAAACTTTAGTTAAAATTCCCGGGAAATACTTTGTATCAAGTCTGCTTCTTCTCTGTTTAAGAGATGCTGAATACTGTATTTCAATAATTTCAATATTTTCATCTTGTATATTATTGAATTCTTGATACACCAGAGAAGTCGGATCAAAATATTTAATAAATAGTGAAAGTATTTTATTCAACAAATTTGCAGTATATTTTGTAAGACCAACTATATCTTGAGTATCATGTTCTATATTCTCAAAACTGCAATATATTTCTCCTTCACCATTTACATGAAACATCGTTGTTCTCTTTTTTTTGTCTAACAAAACTAATGATACCGACTTTTCCTTTTTAATCTTTTCCTTGTATTTTTTGATATCTTTCAGTGAGAATAGCGGCAATTTGTTACCGTATTTGTCTTTGTCCGGACAATACAAGCGGTATATATTTTCCAAAAATTTACCTGGATTGAACTTTGCAAACGGCATAGATTTATTACATTGAAGTTTCTTGAAAAATATTTCTAGCGGGAAGATAATGTCGCTCTTAGGTTTATACGTAAATTCTATCTTTGTTATTTTGGTTTTACTTGATATATCATTTTTTTCTTGAGAAGAATACTTTTTGTAAAATGAAAAATGCGCGTCTATTAATTTATTATAATTTTCATATTTTTCAACAAGAGTCTCATTATAGCTTTCAACTTTATCATATGTAAAAATATTTTTTGAATGCAATGACTTGTAATATATTTTCATTGTATCTTCCATTGATAACATCTCATTTTCTTCAATATATTTAAAATATTCTGAAATATGGAGACAATATATACTATTTTCTTCAATTGGTCCAATTTCAAACAATAAATCTGCATTTTTTTCAATTACATCCATATATGAATAATTCAACGTGTTTTCCAAAGGATTTACAATATACGTGTGCTTATAAACCTGATAATCTAAACCAAGAGGAATATTCATTGTGACAGTTAAAGAATCTCCTAATTTTTCGTTAATATCTTCGATTGAGTATTCATTTTGAATTTCATATTCAATATCTCCAAGATTAAGATTTTTCAATATCGCCAAAAAAGTATTATAAGAAATATATCCATCTTGTCTTTTATTATTGTTCAATAATTGACGAACATTTATTGTCAAATTTCGTTTTACGAAGAAATAGTAATTCTCAATGTTGGTGTCACTTAATACAGAAACAAGTTTAAATTTAACATTTTCAATAACATCATCTTTGTAAATGTTCACTTGATGACTTTCAGATTTGATATTTTGCTGAAGTTCATCATTATCTTCACCTTGTTTTGAATAATGAATCACCTTTGAAACACTGTTTTCACTATTTAGCAAATATAGTTTAAAGGGTTCGTAATTCATTTATATATACAATATAAGATTAATTATGAACAAAACTTTAAATATTATTGCATGCTGCGACAATAACATGGGCATTGGAATAGATAACAAATTGCCATGGAACATCTCAAGTGAGATGAAGTTATTCAAAGAAAAGACAATTGGAAGTGGCAATAACTGTGTTATAATGGGAAAAAACACATACTTAAGTATTCCTGAAAAATATCGCCCTCTTTCTAATAGACACAATTGCATTGTTTCAACTACATACCATTTGACACATAAAGAATCTAGCAACCTTAATTTTACAATTATAAAAGACTTGAATGAAGGGTTATTGACATTTTTAAACAACACTAATTATGATAGTTACTGGATCATAGGCGGTTCAAGTATATACTATGAAATTATGACACATTATTTGTATCTAGTGAATGAAATTCATGTATCAATATTAGATGATGATTACAAATGCAATAAATTTTTTCCAATTATTGATAAAACCCAATTCATTTTGAAAGAGAAAAGACAAAATGAAAAAGACAAATATACACATTATGTTTATAAAAGTGTTATACACCAATCTAAACTGACAAGATTATTATAACCGTTATTAATTTTTTTATAGGTATTAACGCCCGCTCCTCCGCCGTTTGATTTTCTTCTTCGCCTTTTTTGTTTTTCTTTGTTTTCTGACATTTTTATTTGTTATCCGCCCTTCTTTTTCACTAAAAAAGCTATTGTAACCGTCTGAGCTACTCTGATCCTGTATGCCTGGTATTTCTCTTAACATTAATTTAACTTGATTTCTTGAATGTTTGGTGGATTCAGAAGCAGATTCGGAGGTAGGGGTGTCAGAAGGAGGTGAACCTACATGGTCATAAACTCTTCCATCAAGATTACTAGCAAGTATTTTACCAGTTCCCTCACAATTTGGACATGTTATAAATTGTGAAATGGATTCGGCGGACCCATTCGCTGCAAGATTTGCCATAACTATATATATATCAAAATAATAAAACTTTTATCATAAATAAAATTATTAATGATCAAAATATGGATTGTCTTTTATTTTCATACCACAGTAGTTTGTTTTATTTTTTTTATAATCAACAGGTCTATATATTCCAATTTTCTCTGATTCTTGTAATATAAATTTGAAATTATCCCAAAATTCTTTCGTATGACCGATAGACTTAGTTGCTAAGTGTGACAATTCATGTAGCGCCACAAACATTAATGTATTTTGGTCTATCAAATCATCAACATCTTCTTTGTTTTCGCCCAAACAAAACGCTATTTTTTCACCTTTGTTTTCGCTATAAGCGGTGTATTCGCTCGTTGGCAATATTTCCTTTATTTTACGAGGATTGTAGTTTTTATGCAATAATGAAACATTGTCTTTATCCGGATATTTTTCATACAAATATTCTACAAGCCTGCTCATTTTTTGTGTCGTAGATGCCAACAAGTTACTCGCCTTTTTCAAATTTTTTCTTTCTCTAACGCAATATTTTTTACCATCAACATCTGAAACAATACAAGTTAATTGAAATAAATCGCTATCGTAGTAGATTTTAATGGAAATAAAAATGGTCATAAAGATAAGAACGTAACAAACTAACTCTTCATTCATTATTATTTAAATAGAAATTAAAAAATATATATTTAAATAATCACTACATTATCAATACATCATGTTGAAATATTTACTCAAGCATGCCACCAATCTCTAAAGCCTTTCTCGAAGTATCGGCTTCAATGGTTGACTCGTTCCACGGACCAGTGTTAACCTTTTGGATAACCGGCTCCGAACGAACTTGAAGATTCGCGTTTCTAAGAGAAGAACCTACAGTGTTTGTGCCAAAGTTATGTCCAGCACTCAAGAACGAAACATTCTCTAATCCCTTGGTCGGGGCAATATTAGACCACTCAGAGTCAGACGGAAGCAACTCTTTCGGGTTCATTACCGGCTCGTTATTGCATGAACCAACCTTTGGCTTTGTAGTTTCCATCCCCGAAACATTAAGGTAATCATTGGTCTCCGGGGCGCTAGCGCCTACAACACCACCGCCGCCGTTTTTTAAAGCACCTTTACCAACGGCATCCACCTCAGCACTGTCTTTTTCTAATTCCATTGGTGACAAATTTCTCATTCCAAGATTTGAAGTATTTTTATCCTTGTTGTATTTCATGAAAAAGACAATTAAGGCAATTGCCCCTAAAACAACCATTACATTGAAAATCTTATCTTTGTTTTTGACGAAAAGTTTTTTGAAGCTCATTATATAAAATATAATATAAAATATTTTCAACAATATTCATTAATTAAAAGAAGTCTCATCGTCGGAATTTTCACTTTCTGCGTCTGACGAAAAATATTCATCTTCACTTTCATTAAAAATGTCTTCACAATCTACAATTTCCATATCTATATTTTTACTCTCACATATTTTTTCTATCTCTCTAATCTTGTTCTCTTTTATTTTACCTAAAATATACTTGTAGATTATCATGTAATCTTCTACATTAACCTTTATTTCCGACTCTATCAAGTTTGATGTATCAAAGTCCATTTCTTTTAACTCGGATAATTCATCTTCCGGATTAACATTTGGTTCTTCTTCTACTACTGGTTCTTCTTCTACTACTGGTTCTTCCATATTTTTATTAACTTCTATAGAAAAGTCCTTTAAAGAGACAATACAGTTCATTTTATTGTCATCTATATTCAAATTAATGGTATCAAACGAGAAAGTTGGTATTATATTGACAGAAGTTCCTCCTGTTGAAACTTCCTTCAGTTTATTCATCATATCAGTAGTGACAAAGATCTTTAAATCAATGCAGTTTTCAACAATATTTGGATACAAAAAGTTCTTAAACAAATCATCTAATGTCGAACTAGTAAACTTCTCTTCAAACCACTCATCGTGTCTTTCTAAAAAAGATGACTTCAGAGTATTGAAAATATTTGATAAACTCCTTAATTCTTCTTTTGATGGTATTGTAAGCATTTGTTCGTTTGTTTCATTTTCAATATTGATACTATACAAGCAATCACTCTTGTGTATAAGTGGTTCACCGTTTGGTGCTAATAGGTCAAATTTATAAAGATTCTCATTTGTTTCATCTATTTTTGGTGCTTGGATTGTTACATGTTCGACAGATGTCATCGTCTCTTTACCTTAAATGATTCTTAAAAATATTCAGTTTTAACTAAATTAAAAATCAATAAAAATAATATTATTTTCATAACTTAAATAATGGCATCTAGAAGTATCTTGAAATCAAAAATACAAACGTTGATTGAAATTAAAAATGAATACGATAATGCTCTTAAACATATTGAAACATTGAGAAGTCGCAAAGCAGAAGCTGAAGAAGAAGTTAATCACATGTTACAGTCACTGAACATGCAGGGTAAAACATTAATTGTTGACAATCAAAAAATACTCCAAAAGCAGGTTTCGGTTTCCCAAAGTCTGACATTTAAATATATTGAAGGTGCTTTAGAACAATACAATGCACAACATGGATTAAACAAAAATACTATCAATACAAAAGAATTACTTAAATTTATTAAAAATAATAGACCAAAATATACTAAAACTGAAATCAAAATTGATTAAGCATATATATATTTATTAAAATGAAATGAATATATATATATATATACAAATCTCATATGGATGAGCTGTCAAATTTCAAAAATCATCTCGTATTTGATTCCAAATTTAAACCGCAAGCTGTAAATACTTTAGATAAATCCTTAAAAGATTTTAGTCCCGAAGACGATAAAGCACTATGCGAGCATTGTTTTTTTGGAGGTAACACCAATGTACCAATTCTTAAAAATATTTCTAAACCACCTTCTAAAAGAAAGACACCGCGCAGCACTCCAGGAAAAATCAAAAAAAGTAAAACCTTCAAGAAATCAAACTAAATATTTAGAATTATGATTGGTTCTCTTTCCATTGGTCTTTGTTAAATGGGGCAATAATATAATTGTTTTCAAAACTGGTGTCTTTTTTTTCCTTGTCTGTCAATGATGGAGTATGATTAATTGAATGCGTGTAATCAATATCCTTCTTCTTGGCTTTAGGTTTTACACCATAACAGTTTACACCAAACTTTATATGTTTGTTTTTGAAATATCCACCATTAATTCCAGGTCGCCCGCAATCATTTTCGTGACCTGGTATTTGTTTTAACTCGTTGTAAAGAGATTTTTGCGTAGGAAACAGTGCCAATTGGTCTTTGGACCAACCGTATGAACACCAATTTGCACCTTTTTTGTAAGCATTTTCAATCTCATCATAATTTGCTAATCTAGCATTATACTTTTCGCACATATCTCTTGCTTCATCATAAGTAAATGAATTATTGGCTATATGAAATACTTCCTTACCATGATCGTCGTCTTTACATTCTTTATCGTCATCATCTTTTTCATTATTGTCACCTTTGTTGGTATCAGCATTGACAGTTAGTTCAGATATTTTTGTATTAAACAGGTTTTCCATTTTTGCCTGGAAGTCAAGATTGCCATCATTGTATTTTTTAATATTAATGTAAACAACATAAATCAAGATCAACCAAAGAATTACCTCAATCAACAAAACAACATAGCTAGCCCCTACATTGTTACTTGTATTTACATTATTTAAAACCATGAAAATTGCGATATAAAGACCTACCACCATTATCAAAAGCATCACAAAAGAGACCTTAGTATTACCAAATGGGCTAGAAATGGCTGAACTATCAACTTTTGGCAAATATATTTGTTCGTCAACTTCAATATTCATTATATATACATATATTTATTATTTTAACCTATAAATCAGGCAATAGTTTTTATTTCCAACAACTTTATTTTGCGGTATTTCCTTTATCATAGCGTCGTTATAATCATACCATTTACCGTTACTGTTTCTAATAATACATGTATAATGTCCGCCATAAATATTTCCAGAATGATTAATTATGCCAAACAGTTCGTAATTTTTTGATAACGATGTTTTATTTTTGTCATACGAGTATTTTCCAAGCGTCAAAGGCTCGTTTATATCATAATGTATAATCCTTTGATTCTTCCTCAAGTTCATATTCCATCGCTTCAATTGTACAATTAAATATTTAGAGGTCTGAAACAAATATGTTTTTTTAGTAACGTCCTTATACTTGTCTTCTTTATCATCATAATATTGATTATTATTTTCCTCATTAAGTTCTTCCGGTTCAAATAATTCACTGAAACAATCACTAATACTCAACTTGTTCAATGGAAGATCTATGGAATAAGAATTTTCGTATTTTGTTGTAATGATTTTGTTATTTTCTTTGTCTACATATTGAACCTTCAGATATACAGTAAACAAGTGATCAATACACGAATATTCTTTGTGAGCAACGTTGAAAAAACTATTGAAATCTCTATATTTTTTCCTCAGATATATTTGCTCATTTGACATAAGCATCTTCAGCAACTGCTTGTCGTTTTTCTCCAACTTCATCGAATCATGAAAAATGTTTAAAATAAAAAATAAAAATTCATTTGCATCATTTTGTTCAAATCCAGCAAACGAATCCCAATTTTTTTTTTCGGATACATATTCTATTGTTTTTTTAAACCTGTTTGGAGAGATGATGACATTCTTTTTCCACATTAGTTTTCTAAGATCATTCCACTCTTTCATCAAATGTGAATCCAAATTGTTTATTGATTCGTTTTCCGTAAAATAATAGTCAATATAATCATTTAATTCATGGAAATTTCCCACAATCTGTAACGCACTATTCAAATAACAACTATTTCCCAAATTTATCAATCCAGTCAATCCCTTACCGGAATATTTGTTGTTTTCATCCATGAAAGAGAACTTAAGATATCATAAAATAATAATTAATATTTAAATATATATTCTAATTATATCAATTATGACACATTTAAACCGAACAAGTAATCAACAAGTTATGAACAGCATTTTACAAACCCACTTCAATAACATTAATATATTAGCTAATTCAATACAAAGTAGTCAAGAATTAATAACTCGTATGCAACGAGAAACTATTATAAATAATAGCCGAACCAGTAATATTACAAACACTATTTTTGATAGTATTTTTAATGATGATTTAAATCCAACAAGAGCTCGCAGGCAACGCCGGACATCAAATTTAAACAATAACGAAAATAACAATGAAACCAATGGCACAAATAGAGATGTGCGAAATGATTATACATATTATTTTACATTTGACACACTAGGTTCTACCCCATCAAATAGCACAAATATTTACACATCTAGCATTTCATTTGAAACACTTGTAATAACCGAAGAAAACAAAAATATCGTGAATGACGATGTTTCCGGTGTTTCTCATAATACAGATCGCTATCATCTTTATGAAATAAGAAATTTTGATTTGATTCAAAATCCAATCAACGATGTTTGTCCAATTACAAGAGAACGATTCGACTCTACCTCAGAAAATGTATTGATGATAAAAAATTGCAAACATATATTCAACAAAAGCGCTCTCAATATATGGTTGGAAGAAAACAATACTTGCCCTTGCTGTAGAGGACGCGTTGCATAACATTTCTTGCCAGAGTAATATAAAATATTTATAAGTATTTTACATTACTCAAAAACTGTAGGTTTTCATTTTTGTATTCCTCAAAAATTTGTCTGAAATCATCTACAACCTTCAAAGAGGCTTTTTGTCTTTTTAAACAAATTGACGATTTACTTTTTTTCAATGTTGTATTTCCAGTCGTCAATATAATTTTTATATAAAATGAGTCATATACTCGCTCCATTTCCAAATCAAATAAACTTTTTTCACGCGACAAAACAGAACTCATTTTCTTGTTTTTTTCACGAGTAAAATAGAAATCACTATTTTCAAGTAAACATTCATAATGTAAAGGTTTCTTATAATTGCTGTGAAAATATGACATTATTTCGTTCCATATATCTTGTGGAAACTCCATTTATGTCTCTGTGTCTTTATACCGTGTTTCAAGCGAGTTCTTTCAATTTTTTAACATATCCGAAAAATTTGCAACTTTACTTCTCTCATCATTACTTTCTAAACATTTTTCAGTTGATTCATCGCTTTCACACAAATACAAAGGCTTGACTGGTTCATAATACATTTTGAATACCGAAAAGAACAACTTGAAAATACTACTATTTGACTGGATAATTGTAAAATCCAATTTTTCATTTATAATCTCTGCATACGAATGAAAGGTAGACGCAAAATCTTTGATTAGATTCATATTGGCGGGAAGTTCAATTTGATTTATAATAAAAACAAAAGAAACATGCCTGATTTCTTTTTTTCGAAATGATTCTAATACAGACTTTATTGTTTCTATTGTTTTCAACATCCTTAGTTCTGTAATTGGTTTTTCTAGGTATACAAATTTAAAAACAACGCGATTTTTTACAATTTTGGTATCCAGTTGAAACAAATCCTCTATTTCCATGACAAGTATATACAAAACGTGATTTTAATTTTAAATTGATTTGTATTTTAATTAATTTTCAAATCAATCTTGGTGATTCATATAATTATGAACAAGAGATTGTCCATTTATGTTAAAAACATCACCACACAATTTTGAAGACGAAAATATTTCTCTTAACAATTCATTTGGTGCCTCACTTCCATATTTTATTAAATTCTGTGTCTTGAGATAATTTTTCACAGTTTTTATATTTGATCGCTGTATTTCCACTTTCTCGTCATTAATTTTCCGTCGCATTTCATCACTTTTTATAAAAACACCAACTTTTTTTTGCGTGTGATTTCTTCCTACATTGAATTTTTTTTCTACTTCAACCTTTATTTTATTTTTTTGGTTCTCTCTTTTCATTGTTTTGTTTTTCAAAAACTGCCTATATGTTGGTTTAACGCCATTTTTCAAATTGCCATAGTCCATAAAAGTTGGATGATTTGCTTTTCCATACTCTTCCGGGGGCTCTATTTCAGTTCGTCCGTAGTGGTGATTTATTTTCGGTCTTTGAATGTTGGGTTTTCGGGCTTGTTTGGGAGGTTGTGAAAAACTTGTCGTTAAGGAAGGCATGGATGAATCCTGAGTCTGAGATTGAAATGATGGTTGAATTTTTGCTCCTAAATTACGATTTTTGCGCGACTTTTCTTTCTTGTACTTCTTAAGTTTTTCCAATAAAAGTTCTTTTACTGTCAATGGTCGCAATTGTGATATATTTTCCCGTTCTCTTCGCGGACGGGAGCCACCACCGTGTTTTTTGTGGGGTTTAGAACTAAATAAATCTTCACTAACATTTATTTTTTTAAAACTATCACCACCTTCCATAATATTTAGAATCATATTTTGTTTTAATAGATTAACCTTATTTTCAAAAAAATTGATTTAACAACTAATCAATGTTGTTAATCATACAAAAGTCATGAGTTGTATGAAACCCGAAAATTTTGAGCTTGGACAAGAAGATTCGTGGGAAATCATCAAAAGTTATTTTGAAAACAAACATCTTCATCAATTAGTAAAACATCAAATTGAATCATACAATGATTTTATCAATAATCAAATGAAAAAGACAATTGAAATGTTTAATCCTCTACTTATTCGTTCGCCTCATGATTATATTAAAGAATATCAAAAATATAGACTACAAATTGTTATTACTTTTGATAACATGTCTCTGTATCGTCCAGAAATTCATGAAAACAATGGCGCAACAAAATTAATGTTTCCAAATGATGCTCGTTTAAGAAACTTTACTTACAACTCAAACATGACTCTTGATCTCAATATCAAATATATTATCCGCAAAGGTGAAAAACTGGAAACCGAAGAAATAAAGCACGTAAAATTAGCAAAAATTCAATTTGGCAAAATACCTATCATGTTAAAATCATCTATTTGCATATTGAATCAATATAACTTTCTAGACAGTAAAAAAACTTCCGAATGTAAATCAGACCCTGGGGGGTATTTTATCATCAACGGTTCTGAAAAAACATGTCTTGGTCAAGAAAAAGCTGCCGACAACAAAATATATGTTTTCAAGAACAAAGAAAATAGCAAATGGACCCATAGCGCCGAACTCCGCTGCGTTCCAAGTTGGAAAATTATTTCACCCAAGCAAGTTTATATGATGATTTCTTCAAAACCGGAAAAGTTCGGTTATCCAATTCATGTTCAAATTCCCAAACTAAAAAAACCATTGCCACTATTTGTATTGTTTCGCGCGTTTGGCATTATCTCCGACAAGGAAATATGCAAATATATTCTTCTTGATATTGAAAAGACAGAAAATGAAGATTTGTTGAACTTTTTGAAAGGATCTATTGAAGATAGTGAAAAATATAAAACACAAGAAGATTGCATTCAATACATGAAAACTTGCGTTCTGTATACTCCTATTAATATGACAATTGAAGAAGGCGAAGCCAAAAAAATAAATTTCACAAATGAAATATTGAACAACGATGTTTTCCCAAATTGTGAAACAAAAAGAGAAAAAATATTCATGCTTGGTTTGATGGCGCACAAACTAATCAGTTGTCGTCTTGGATATATCCAACCAGACGATCGCGACTCTTATGAAAACAAACGGATTGAGATGACTGGATGTTCTCTCAATAATTTGTTCCGAAACTACTTTAACAAAGTTGTAAAAGACATACGCAAATTAGTCATTCGTGAAATAAACAACGGTTCGTGGAAGTCTAGTGAAGACTACACAAATATTATCAACCTAACAAACGTATACAAGATTGTGAAATCTTCAACAATTGAGAATGGCATTAAACGTGCATTATCCACCGGAGATTTTGGAATAAAACAGGTAAATTCAAATAAAGTTGGGGTGGCACAAGTTCTAAATCGTTTAACATATGCATCCACTTTGAGTCATCTTCGTCGCGTCAACACTCCAATTGACAAAAGTGGCAAATTGGTTGAGCCGCGTAAACTCCATGGAAGCAGTTTTGGTTTTCTATGTCCAGCCGAAACACCAGAAGGTCAATCGGTTGGAGTTGTCAAAAATCTATCTTACATGACATGTGTTAGTGGACATAGCGACAGTCAATGTATTTATGATTATCTTGTAGACAAAATCGTTTCCATCAACGATGGTGAAAATGATATTGAATATTATTACGACAAAGTAAAAGTATTGTTGAATGGTCGGTGGCTTGGGATTACACTGAAGCCAATCGAACTTTACAACTACATGAAAACTTTGAAATATAAAGGAATTGTTCATATATACACAAGTATAGTATTTGACTATAGCAACAAAATAATTTACATTAATAATGATGCGGGTAGATTGATGCGACCTGTTTACAAGGTAAAACAAAACAGAATTCTTCTTCAACGCAGCCATATCGAAGATATCCAAAATCATTCTTTATCCTGGAATGATCTAGTTTTATCTGCCAAAATAGACGAATCTATTATAGAATATATTGACAACGAAGAACAAAAATTTGGAATGATTTGCATGAACCAAAACCGTTTGAATTTAGGAAATTATAATTATACGCACTGTGAAATTCACCCGAGCACTATATTTGGAGTATTGGCGTCTTGTATACCATTTCCAGAACATAACCAGTCACCGAGGAATACATACCAATGTGCAATGGGTAAACAGGCTATTGGTATTTATGCTTCAAACTTTAACAAGCGAATGGATAAAACAGGATATATTTTGAGTTATCCGATGAAACCGTTAGTTGAGACGCGAATCATGAATATGCTAAAAATAAGCACTCTTTCATCTGGAAATCAAGTCATTGTTGCGATCATGACACACAGTGGTTTTAACCAGGAAGATAGTATCTTGTTCAACAAGGGTTCGGTAGAACGAGGACTGTTTCACGCGACCATTTATCACACAGAAAAAGACGAAGACAAAAAATTAAACGGAGAAGAAGAATTGAGAATCAAGCCAAATATTTTGAATACCAAAAATGTCAAGTTTGGAAATTATGAAAAACTCAACAGTCAAGGGTTGATGGAGGAAAACTCGTTGATTGAAGACAAAGACATCATTATGGGAAAAGTTACATCCATTAAAAATAACAAAAATGACGACAACAAAAGCATTAAATACGAAGATCATAGCAAATCTTACAAAACAAATGAAGAAAGCTATATTGACAAAAACCATGTAAATCGCAACGGCGATGGATATATGTTCTGTAAAGTTCGCATCCGCGCAAGACGAGTGCCGAACATTGGAGATAAATTTTCAAGTCGTCATGGACAAAAAGGAACAATTGGACATATTATCAACGAAGAAGATATGCCATTTACAAAAGATGGTTTGAAACCAGATCTCATTATTAATCCACACGCCATTCCTTCCCGAATGACAATCGCACAACTTAAAGAGACATTGTTGGGTAAAGTATTATTAGAACTAGGACTATATGGCGATGGAACCAGTTTTGGAAATCTAGATTTGAATTCTCTCTGCGAAACTCTACAAAAATGTGACTATGAATCTAAAGGTAATGAATTATTATATGACGGAAAAACTGGAGAACAAATAGAAACGTCTATATTTATCGGTCCGGCATTTTACCAGAGACTGAAGCATATGGTTACCGACAAGCAACACAGTAGATGTATCGGTCCAATGGTAAATCTAACCCGGCAACCAGCAGAAGGAAGAAGCCGAGATGGAGGATTGAGGTTTGGTGAAATGGAGCGAGATTGTATGATTTCGCACGGAACTTCCTCATTTACCAAAGAACGCATCTACGATGTTTCAGACAAATATTTTGTTCACATATGCAAGCCATGTGGATTAATTGTCCCTTATAATGAGGAAAAAAATATTCACAGGTGCAATGTTTGTGGAAATTCTTGCGACTTTGCCTGCGTGAAAGTACCATATAGTTGTAAGTTGTTATTCCAAGAACTTATATCAATGAATGTTGTGCCAAGGCTTTTGACGTCGTAAATTACCAATTACCAAACACCATTCGTTAATATGTTATGTCAAAGTTAATATTTGATTGCGATTATTGTAAAGCATTAATAATATTTCTTTTTTTACTTCATTTATAGTGTCATTTTCTTCAATATTTTGCAAATATCTCTTCATATCCTGCATTATTTCTGGGTATTTTACTTTGTATTCCTTATACCATGTGCTCAGAATAATTTCGTTTGTATCATACAGGTCATCTATCTGAGTTTTCCTATCAATAATCTGCCATTTGTTATTTTTGTAGACCATAGCATATTTACCTTTTATAGAAGAAATGTAAATATTCATGTTTTCCGGTTTACGTTCATTGAAGTGCACTTTTTCAATAAGGGTCTTTACAGAATAATTACAATCTCTGATACACGTTACATAATCTTTTTCAGTAAGATGGCTGTAATCCGTCTGCTCATAATTGAGAAGTTCAATATTCACATTATTATTGATGATGCCGTTGTTTATATTTGTAATTTGTAGTTTATTTGACAATTTCTCAATCTTGTCATATAGAGCCTTGATTTGATTTCCCTGGTCCATCAATCTTTTGTCTTTTTCATTCAATAATCTACACAACTCAATAATAGATTCGTCTGAATTTTGACTGCATGTATATTTTATGTGACGATACATAGCCTGTTTAGTTGTAAACTTTTTCTGGCAATATTTACAAGCATTGAAACTTGGATTATTGGAAACTGATTTCTCAGTATTTGGAACACCATCATTTTGACATTGAATGTTTTGAATCTTTTGATGTTTGGTTGTTTTCAAATGCTTTATATAGTTTCCTTTTACTTTTGCATCATAATTACAGCATTTACAGTAATATTTACTCATATATAGTTAGAATATTATATATTTAAGTATTCAATTTAATTTATTTTCGAACTATTTTCAAAAAGTAACAAAAAATGTTGACTTTTTGTTGACTAAATGTTGACTATTGTTGACTATTGTTGACTAAATGTTGACTTTTTGTTACTTTTTGTTACTTTTCATTTTCCTTACGATAATAGTGTGGAAAAATATAAAAAATATGGTAAAAATGACAATTTTTTTACGTTTTTGTTACTTTTTTTGTTACAAAAGTAACAAATTTGTTACTTTTCAAAAAAAAAGTTATATTTAGCACTTTTATCCATCACAATTTCTCAAAAAAAAAGTTATATTTTCTTACCATTTGTTACAAAAGTAACAAAAAATGTTGACTCACTTATAACTTTTTGGAGGGGGGGAGCACCATACTTTTTCAATTCTAAAAATTTCAAAAATATTTTTTTTTATTTTTTTCATTTCTTGAAACACAAATTTTATTTTTATCAATTCGAGAAATTTCAGCGATAATTTATGGATGTCTTTGACAATATAAGAATAAAAAATAATATATTATTATATTAATATGTCTGGATACGAACAAGGTAGTGTCAGTAAGCTTGGTGGCGGTATACCAGGTCAATTTGAAAGTGGATATGGAAATACACTTGTGGGTGGCGAAGTTGCACTTAACCGAAAAAAACTTAGGAAAGCATTTAAATCAAATAATGTAAAACAAGCTAATGTAAAAGCATCGTGTGGTCCATTCCGAAGTGCTTATAATTTAGGCGATCCTTTAAGCAGAAAAAACTTGAGTTGTGGTGGACCAAATCAAGTAAATGATACGAACTCTAGAGTTTTAAATCATAAAATGGCAGATTCTGTTTCCAATAAAGATTGTGGAAATGTCACTCACGGTGTGACACCCTCTGAAGTGAATTTAAAGAGTGGAAATATAAAATACGTATCAGACAGTTCATTATTTACTCAATTCAAGCACTTAGAAGCGGTTAATTTGAACTATAATGACAAAAGTGGTGGTGGTGATGAAAATAATGGTTCTTACTCTTTCCTCAATGCGCTGAGGTGATATTGTGATATGATTTTTATTTATTAATATATTGATATTATATATTAATGAATGAATGAATTAATGAATTCTGTAACAGGAATGATGCCGGGCAGTCAACATGATTTAGCAAAGTCTGTCACGAAGTCTCAGTTACCAACATCGCCCGCAGATTTTGCCAAGGCTGGATTACCGAAATCGCCCGCAGCTATTGTCAAGGCTGGTATGCCACCAACTCCTGCGCAAGTCGGATTAAACTATTTGTTATATACACTATATAGTCTTGTTGGGACATTAATTTATTATCCAGCATTTATTGCTAATATACCAGAAAGTACATTAGAAGATACTTTACCAAAACAAGACTTGTGTATGAAGATGGGATTTTCTAAAAGAATATGTCAAAAAAAAATAAAATGTTTGTTGAAGAACTGTGACTATTTAGATGACCCACATGGATACAAGTTAGACAAACAATACAAAATGGTAAGAAGCAGAAAGGTCAAAGAAAATATTACTGAAAAAAATATAATGACTGGCGGAAAAAATAAAACAAGAAAATACAAAAAAAATAATTGGAACAAATATCTCACAAGAGAATTAAAGAAAAAAATAAGACAAGAATACCAGAAAAATATTTTAGCCATACTTGTCGGGAAAAAGAGAAAATATGGTAAAAAGAAAAAGAATACAAAAAAATACTATGGTGGTAGAGACCCTAGATTAAATAACACTTGTAGGCACAAAAAGACCGGAATATTATGTAATCTTAACGAGCGTATTCAATTATACACAGAACCAACAAAACTTGCCAGAACTCTTCAAAAAAAGACAAATCTTTTGACCATGTTTGGCGGTGGAAGTGACAACGGGGGACCTTTGGAACTTATCAAAAAAACTGTTTCAGAAATAGCTGAAAAACATAACAAAGAATTGCATGAATTTATAGAAGAAAATTCTGAAAATATATCAAAACTTATTGATGACTTCAAGAAAAAATACCCCAAGGCATATCCTATGGCTATACGTATTATTAACTATTTTCCCACGAAAATAGCAAAATTTATTGAAAAAAACAAGGAAAAAATAATTCAATATGTTGCAAAACTAGACACAAAGAAACTTACACAAATTGCGTCTGAAATGAGTAAAAAAATGAGCAACTCTGCAACAGCTGCTTTGAGTAAAACAACCAGCACGAACGAACGCATTGAATCCGAGGAAGAAATTATTGAAAAGAAATCTTTGATACGAAGTTTTTTTGTTGAAAAACTCAAAACAGAAACTCTTTTTAAATTGGCAATTGTTATAAAAATCATGAAAGAGATTATTGAGCGGAAGGAGATAAAACTTTCTGATAAAAACAAAAGTATGATAGTAAATAAAAGTAAAGGTACAAGTGTAATATTTCCGTGGATATTCAACAACCCCGAAATGTGTTTGAGTGATAAGATAAAGTGTCTGAGTGCACATATTACACAGACGAAAATAGAGGAAGATTCAGAACTTTATAACAAATGTTTCATTTGCAAACATTGTACGTTACGTAACACCGCTTCGTCTGTATGGGAAAATGTAATAAAGGGAATATTATCCGGAAACAAATCAAAACAATTTGATCTATTGATTAATGAATTATATGGACTCTTGATTGAACATATAAAATTACCATTTATGTCTGATAAACAATATTACTTTACTACTTTGATCTCTCTTCATTTGGCAATGGAAGAACTTGACATTGAACAATTAACTACAAAATTCACAAATGAGGCAAACAGAGAATTTGAATTGAAAGAGCTTATTCTTGGAATACCTTCAATATTTATAGAAAATATTTCAATTTTCAATAATGACCTTGAAAAGATCAAAACATATTATCAAGAATTCAAAGAACTAGGAATTATCGAAGAGATCAATGGAATCTATTATGAGTCTCTCACAAGAAAATTTTTTGAAATAGAACCGGAACATTCTAAAGAAAGACTTGATTTCTTGAAAAAAGTAGCATTTAAAAACTACGAATTGTTGTATGTAAAAAACAAAAATATGAACAATAGGTGGGGGGAAGGTGTTTATGAAAAGTTTTATAATAATTCTATAACTTCGGACGAGATGGAACGCTTTTCGCATTTTATCATTCCAGACAATGACAATTTGTTACAAAGTCTATATAGTTGGGACTATCCTGAACTTAGCAATCAATTACAAAAACATTTAGAAGACCAATATAAGTTTCTATTAGAGAAGAATAACTTTCATTCTACAGAATATATCAATGATTCTATAAAAGATTTTCAAGTTATACTCGATGATTTTGAAACGAAAAGAGAACAATCTAAGCTAGACCCATCAATAACTGTGGACCCAGCAACTCAAAAAGAAGAGCGTAAAAATAAAGATTTGATGTTACTGAGAAATATTGCTTTGAAACTGTTTTAGTTACGCGTCTCTACATGAATTAGCAATTGGATAACAAATCTCGGTTATAATGCATATTGTATGATTGTTTTATTCCACTAATATCAGAACTTTCAAATACGTCTTTTGCTTTTGAATAAGTTAGTGAATAATTTCCACATAATCCTTCAATTTCTGATTTTATCGCACTCGCGGCGAAAACCACAACTACATATAAAGCAATCAATGTTACAAATCGCTTCATTATAAATTATATATAATCTATATAATATATAATATATAATGAGTAATTTCACTTTCAGAAGCAATATCTGGAAAGAACCTTCAACAGATATGATTGTTCCATCCAATTCTCGCCCGTTTCACAATACAGACGAAAATTTACAAACTATTTCTCGCACACCTTTCAAAGCGAATCCAATAAAACAATGGAGAAAGCAATTATTTCCCTATTATGACACGAAATCAAGTAAACAAGTAAGTATTCAACAATTGGATGCTCCGGGAACAGGAATTTCAGTTGATTCAAATAATATAGATTGCTCCAGTAAAAATGTTCGCATTTTGAAAGAGAATATTACTATATTAAACGAGTGTAATGGTATCAAAGTTTATTTGGAAAACGAAGTAAATAGCACAAGATGTATTGGGGGGTCGTATAACGTCCGTCGTTCAGCAAACACAAATATAAGTAAAAATTATCATCGCAATTATCAGTCTTATCTGAAATCAAAATGTAGAACATATGAACAAAATGCGCGTCTTGGAAGCAAAAATGACGATGGTTCTTACAAGAGTTCGAAATGTGCCACAATGACTTCTTCAGACGGAACAACATGCAATAAACCAATCATATATAAGCCGTCCAATACTGTTTTTTCTACACAAGGTGCTACATCATCTTCTGCGAATATTTTGAGAAAGAAACATGATGAAATCAATAAAAACAACGCCTCTCTTAAAGAAACATACAAGAATGGAATCGTATCAATAAATAATGTTTATGATACTGGATCGGGTACCGGTTACCACCTCAATTATATCAAAGGAGATACAAGCTCCAGCGATTGTGATAAAAACTGTAAAAAACAACTGAACTCTATTCGCAACAAAAAGACAAATTATTCTTGAAATTCTTAGCAAAAACACGGATTAATAGGTTGCTTGTGTTCATGACACCATTTTTTACATTTTTCAATATTATTTTGTTTCATTTTAGAAATTTTTTCTTTTTGAAAATCGTGTACATGATTGATAGTGCAAAGAATATTTTCTATCTGTTGTTGTCCATATATTGCATTAATTTCTTGAATTTTGTTTAAAAAGAAACTGTTCATCTCATAATTAAAAATTCTTACGATTTTTTTACTTTTCATCAAATGAAAATTATGTTTTAGATTTTTTATAATCAAATCATAATTTTTTTTCCTTTTAAAATTGACACAAACAATATACTTTTCAGAATTTGCCTCGCGACTTGTCAACGGTTTATAAATATGAACCTTTTCATAAAAGTAACACAGTAACGACAATATTTCAATCGTGTTCCGATGAAATATATCAAAGACCTTTAAAACAAAAGACCCACCACTTTTCTGCATTATGAGTGCGTATAACACTTCGCAGTAAATTAGATTAATTGAATTTTCTTCCTGTTTGTTGAAATCAATACTGTAGTCAAAACCACCGTCGCCAGTAATAAAATGCATTGAATTTTCATAATGTTTGCAAATGAAATCTAAATTGTGCTTTAAATATAAATTACCGTCATTTTTTGGACCAAAGACAAGTTTAATGTTTTGCATTTCTTTCATTAAATTAGTTATTTTACTCCACTTTGGCACATCAACGTGATTATCCATTAATGTCATTCCATGATAAACATCATTTTTGGTCTGTCTCTTCCTTGAGATTGCTTCAATAAATCCACCTGGACCTTCTGCCAGATGAAACGTTTTTATGGCACTTGATTTCATGAATTTGAAATCAAAATTATTCAAAATTTCAATCATTTTAAAGTAGGAACGTGAAATTGGTTTATGTGAACATACTGAGGTGTTAACACCTTTTAAGCCTTCAATCGCAACACAACTATTTATATACTCGTATTTGTTTGTTACTTTTTTGATAATATCCCATTTTCCTTGAACATCGTCTATTTCAGCCTTGATGTTGGTCAAATATTCTTTTAAACTTGCATTTATCAAGAATTCGTTCGTAAATGTTTCGTCGTAAGAAAGAGAAATGTCGTTCTCATTGATAGAAAAAATAAAATCATTAATTATGTATCCAGTCATAATTATTATTAAAGTAAATCTTTAAATCGTTCAACCTAAAGTTGTAAAATTATTGCTTCTTTTGTCTTTTTGGGATAGCCAACACTTAGCGAAGGCGCTGATTTTTTGTTTTCATCTTCCGTTATTGGATACGACTTTACCATATCAGTTATTTTTTTGAAAACAAAACACCTATTCAAGAATGATATCTCCTTTTCATAATTTGTCATATTAAGTTTGTTGCCCTTTTGATATAATTTTTTGTATATTGTTTCAAACGTTTCAGTTGCGTTTAATTGTTGTTCTTCGGAAGCAAAATCATTATCAACAACAAACCCATGGTCTTCCATAACCTTTTCAAAGTAATCAAAGTTTACCAAGTATTCATCAAACTCTTTATTAATTGATTCTTGAAATACCGAAATTTTACGTCCCAATGATAATTCATCATTTTCAAGAAACGAATCGTCGCTGTCGTGATACTTTTTACGAATACTCCAAATTTTATTAGAGTTTTTATAAATTTCTACAGCGTCGTTGTATTCAACATCTTTTAATTTGTCGTAAACTAATTTACCGTCATAACAAGTGCCTATAAAGTATGAGCCCACATGTGTCATATCGGATACATTCTTTGCAAAATTGTAAAGTTTCTCTTTACTTTCAAACATGTAATGAATCGCAAACTGAATTGAACAAATATCAAACTTCTTTTTAAATAAATCGGTTTTCAAATATTCCTCCTTTATATTTTTAGACGGCACTGAACCTAACAAACTTTTCAAAATATAATCCGAAGAAACAGATTGTTTATTTTTATGACTATATACATCAAAATTGCCATTTTCAATGTTTTTGCTCGTGTCTCCAGAAATAAACATGCCGAACATGTTATTCTCGTCTTTTTTCTTTTGATTCCCGCGTTTTATTTTTTTCTGCGTAAATAACTCAATGTATCGCTTACATGCTCCATCATATGGGTTATGAATATTATCTTCTGAAATATCAATACCCAATACACCTCGAATATTGTTATTAAGCCATTTGTGGAGATCACCTGCTTTACCAACCGCCATGTCAATAAGAACTGAATTTTCTTTTTTACTAGCAGTATATCGAATAAGCAATTCTTTTACAAAATTATGAAATTTTCTAAGCTTGATTGTATGCGAATTTTCGCGCTTTGTATTTCTATTACTATTGTAATAAATGTCGCTATCGCTATTCAACAAGTCCTCGGCGCGCATTTGCGTTTCGCCTGTCAACATTTTCTTAGTTACTGGATTATGAATTGAATGCCAGTTACTATTTGCAACATGATAAGCATTGCCAAAATTGTTCCTTTTTGTTCTATAGTCCTTTGTTTTATCTTCGCGAATACGCAGTGGAATCCAAGAGTTCATCTTGTCTTTTGCGTTCAAGTCGTATCTAAATTCCACAATTGTGTCATCTTCTATAATTTGATTTTCCTCTGTAAACATGTTGAGTTTACCTTCGTATAAATGAAGTTTAACGTGGCACAAATGCGCCATAGGGTCAGATGGGTTTGTGGGATAAAATAGCTCAGCACTATATTTATCGCTATCACTTATTTCTTCTCCTGAATTACGAGACTTGAAATCTTCATTTAGAAGTTTTTGCTGACTACCAATCAAGCCGTGTTTAACTTTGTCTACGCCAACAAGAAGATTCAATGTATAATAATTTATCACATTACCATCCACCATTTTTTGTTTCATTTTTGGTTTATTGAACGCATCTTTTTCAATTGAAATGAGAAAGTCTATTGTATTATACTCGGGCGGCTTCCACTTGAAACTCTGTCCCCAAGTATACTTGAAATTTTTAGCATTTGGTGTGTCCTTGGCACTTTCTTGTGTCACTCCTAGCTCCATGGGAGTAAATATGAGCCCATCTGTCTCATAATCTAGAGACTCTGCATGTTTTAAACAATTATCATTCGCGACATACAGCGAGTCTAGATTATTTTCTGTTGCAAAGAAGAAGTTTTTCACGATTAGTGTTAGATGATTCTTGTCAATATTTTCATTAATTTTGTTCATTGCTTCCAGTAACAAATCGCGACGTGAAACAATTGGGCTCCCGTTTTGATTGGCGTTTTTTTTCTTGAACGGGTTGTTTCTTACATCTTCGCCTTCAAAGAAGTAAATGTCGAATGCGGCGTAAAGAGATATAGAGTCTCCGGATTTGTTTGTGGTAATATATTCACCGTCAATGAGAGTGTTTTTGTAGTTCGCTAATCCTTTGATTTTAAGTCCTGTAAACTGTATTTCAAGATTACTATTGATAAAGTAGAGAGAAAGATTATTTCCAATATAAAGCATTTTTCTTTCACCATCTGCTTTGTCTGTTACACAAAACATGTCGCGCTGCACACAAATATTGTCAATTGACTCGTCATTTACAAAGTTAATTGGCTGCAACGTAAAAGAAGATGGTCCAATGAAATCTCGTCCACTTTTCAAGTATTTGCTATTGATGGACTTTTTTTTTTCTTTTTTAACATGTTTGTCAATAAGACTCATATAATCTTTGTAAACATTGTCTAATTCGTCATATTTTACTGGAAATTGCGAGCCTTGTAGTGACGACAAAACAAATTTTATAGCATTTTTCAATTGCGACAAAATATCTTCTGCTTTCTCTTCGTCGAATGGACGATCAATATCTACTAATTCAATTTCAACTTCAAACTTTTCATCTTCATCAAGAACACCGCTATCCATAAAATAAACTGTTTTGTTTTTGTTGGTTCTTACCTTACTGAGATCAATTCTTATATTTGGCATATCTTCATGAACAAGCGAGGTTCTATAAATGTATCGAAAATCCTTGTAGCTATTGTCCCAGCGATTTTGAATCATAAGGACTTGTTCTGATGTTTCTGGCATTCTTTCAGTTTCTTTCTGTATGGAAACACGCATTTTATAATCATATATCATGTATGGTCCGTTGTGCTTTTCATCGACGTGACGCTTTGAAACATACCGAGCATTAGAATTAAGAACTTTTTTGTTACAAAGTTCTTGAATGTGATTCATATCATCTAATTCAACGCGAATGTTTGATAATGGGTCTTGCCCCTCATTATTTTGGTCTTTTTTATAAGTTACACTAATGCGCAAGAGGTAATTCCTAAAATCAACCTTGAATCCACGCATGATAAGTTCATCGTAAATTTTATCGAAATCATTCGCGCGTTCATTTGACAATTGTGCAAATCTTACTTCAAATTCAATATTTGTATGCCTTGATGGCTTATTCTCTTTCAAAGCTTTGTTGTATTCACCAAGTAAACTTTTCAAAGAAGGCGCAATATAACCTTTTTTCGCCATCTCTAGTAATGTATATACTCTATATACATTTATTTATAATCAATTTTTTATAAAAATAGCATTAGACAAATGTTGAGAAATTCTGTCATAAATCTCTTTCTTTTTTCCATCTATATTCAACCCAATGAGCAATCCAATTTCTTTAAGAGTATCCACCTTGTAATGTGTCATACTGTAAAAAATCTTGTCTAGACTTTGAATTTCAAAACTATTTTCTTTCAGTTCTGCCAATTTTTCCTCCTTGACACATGTTACTGATGAATCGGCTTTGACTAAATATATCTTTTCGCTTTCATCATTTTCACATTTGTTTAACTCAACAAATACATTCTGCGAATAATAATACATGGTCTTTGAAAAAAGACAGCATAGAGCTGACAGTGTTTTTAAATTGATGTTTTCTTCATAACACAAGTTATTAATTACATTTTCTAGTTTTTTGAATTTCATGTTTTCCATTTTGTGCGCAAATTCGTATTTTAATTTTGTTTCCACATTTTTGTTATAATCTAGTGACAGTTCCTCCGCTCTGACAACAAGTAAAAAATTAAAAAACAATTTATCATAATTGTTGTTTAATTTTTCTCTTTTATTTTTTTTAAACTTTCTACCAAACTCGTCAAGTTCTTTTTTGTTACCCTTTGCAAAGTGGATATAATATTTCGAAATAGAATTTGAATTGTTCAAGTGCGTCATCATTAAACTTGAAACGCGTGGATAAATACATTTAAAATATTAACTTTACATTATTTATCTAATTCATTTAGTGAATCGAGTAAATTATTTTTCTTCAGTTCTTGGTCATTGAGTTCTTTTTCTTTTTGTTTAAAAAAATCAATGTATTTTTCTATATTATTGATTGTTTCATGATCTATTGAACTCATATTGATAAAACATCCATTATTGTTTTCTGTAATATTGATATTTGAAGGGGAACTTTTTATTATTTTCAATATTTCAATATGCTCGCGTTGCCCCATTTTTTCTATTGATTCGCATAAATTTTTCAGTTTGTCCTTATCCATTTAAGGTTGTTGTAATTTACTTTTTATGTTCAATACAAAATTGTTTTATTCTTTACTTTTTACTATTCTTTTTACCAATAATTTTGCCTAAAACATAAACAGAGGAATCATTTATTTCAAACCGATATCCAATTACTTTCACTCTAATAATATCGTTTTCACTATACACGTCTTTACTGTTATAGACATCTTGCTCCAGTTCTATATTGTCGTCTTTCATGATAATGCCTTCATTATGTAGACGACTTGCAAATACTGTGACCGGATTGACGCGGCTATTTGTCGAAATCACCGCTTTGATCCCAATTTTGGTGATGTTTGATACTTTAGCAAGTAATTCTTGTCCTTCACAAGGATTATAGATTTCAAATTCATACGTAACGTCATAGATAGCATTGGATGAAACACATTTTGGAGCACTATATTCAATAACTTTTACATGCGAAGTAGATATATAGCCTTCTTTTGAACATTTTCCAACAATGAATTTTTCTGCATATTCTTTGAAAATGTTTTCGACAGATCCGTTTAGTTTTGAAAAAGGAATCGTGATTTTTTTATTCACGAATTGTCTAGTGTAAATCGGTTGATTTTCTAAACTGATTGTTTTCATTGTGTAAATCCTATTATACTATAACCATATACAAATTAAATCAATTTTATTTATAATTTACAATGGTTGGACATTACTTTCAGCCATTTCTAGTTTATTTGCATAAATAGTGTTGTCTTTATTTGTAAAGTATTTGCTCACTAGTTCCAAAACTACAGCAAGTTGCTCTTTAATAAAGAGTTTGGGGGCAATTATATTTTCACCAATAATATCATTCAATACAGGATACATGTCTTTTGGTATCTCATTTTTGAATACCCGACCTTTGTTCTTTTTACTTTTATGTGTATCTCCAACCTTCTTGATTTTCAGCTGTTTTGGATTAAGTTTCTCTTTTTCATAATGTCCGATAAATACTAAATATTTTGAACTCTTTTTCTCATCTATTTTGACCTGTTGCATGATTTTAGAAATCTCTTCTTGACCATCTTGTTTTTCACTTTGCTTTAGAGTTCTGAATGTGTCTTCGTCTTTGTGTTTATAGTAAAGTTTTATATGACTATCAAATAAATGCGCTTTATTACCAATTTCCGCGTTCTTGTCTGAAAGATCAACTAAGAATAGAATTTTTCCTTCCAAAAAATTAAAAATAAAATTATTTTCATAATATTTTTTTATTGTTTTAGCCAAAATTCCCTTCTCTTCTGCGTGTTCAAATAAATAATTTACAAGAGATAGCTCCTTTTTAAATGGAACCGTTTCAACCAAATGCTCAATTAACCAGTTTCTCTTTTTTGCTAGATCAATATTGACTTTTTGTGAAAGTTCATTGAGTTTGTCAACCACAAGCGAATAATTTTCATAAAAGTCCTTATTTTTGTCTTTTAATTCGCCTTTTGATTCCATTCCAATTTCATATTTTGTCTTCATAGTTTCAAACAACCGATTTGAGGATGTAGAAGAGTCCTCATTTACAACAGCACTACTTAAACCAAGACTCTTGTCTATTTTTGTTGACTTATTTTCTACTATTTTTGGAGGTTGCTGCATGACATCAATTTTCAAAGGTTTGTGTTTCAATGGTCGCATTTTATCATACAATGTACTATAAGAATCGTCAAATTCCTTTGGCTGAAAAACATACAAATTCTTTACATTTATAATAAATCCTTTCTTTCCAAATTTGTCGGATATTGTTTCTGATTTGTTATTTACAAGGTGTGTAAGAGCGCTGTATATCTTTTCAGGCGATTCTTCGTTAATTTGAAAAAAGTTTATTAATTCTTCAAACGAATATACATGCTTTTTCAAAAAAAGTTTTTTAATTTGTTCAATGAGTTGGTTCTTTATAGTGTGTGTATAAGAATATGTAGTTTTGTCTTCTTTGTCGGTTTCTTTAGATACATTATTTACACATTTATAATCACAACTCTCTTGATAATCACAAACTAAAGAGAATGGCTTATCTTTTACCGGATAGTTTGGTATTTTTTGGTTATTTGTAGATATTTCTATTTGTTTTAGCTTCTCTCTTAAATTTGAAAAGTGTTTCTGATTTTCATTTATAATGCAATCAACACTTATCGTTTTCAAGACTTTTTGAACCATTCCAATTTTTTGAGCCTTTTCTTCGCACCTTCTGTAAAGCATCAAATCTATCATCTCCTCATTCTCATCTACATAACTACCGTGCATAAAAATCTGGCAGTTGCGTTTTTCTAACTTGAGTGTTTTGTGACTACAATTACGTATTGCTCTTCCCACAATTTGATCCATGCGATTGAGATTATACCATGGCTCTAAAATATGCACCTGACGAAGATTCTTGAAATCAATGCCCTCACTTCCAGCCTGTGTAATCAAAACAACTTTACATAAATTACCATCTTTGTTTTCTTCTTTGTTGATAACTTTGATCTCACCGGCATTATTTTTACTGTAAATTGGGTCTCCTGTAATCATTGAATATTTCCCTTTGAATATTGCCTCTTTTGATTTTTTTCCAGAGGGAAGAAAGAGGTTATCGTTTGAGTTGATGCGCCCCATTCCAAGTTCTTCAAGAGCCAGCGCAATAGGTATTAATCCGGAATCTTTATATTGTGAATAAATCAATATTGTGCCTGTAGAATTGATAATGAGTTTCAATATTTCTTTTATTTTTGCACTGTAATTTCCTATTTTTTCATAATCAAAAATGTTCTTATCTTTGTCGATGTATTTATACTTTGAATTCTGGTCTTTTGTCACTATACTCAATAATCCCGTTTTCCCATTCAAGAACTCTCCATCCTTTTCCCCAGGATAGCAAATATTAAGCGAATATATTGCATCTTGAAATTCTTTATATCCGGATGCCACATTTTTCTCATTTTTGTCTTTTATATTTTCTTGAACTTTTGGAATTTTACGAAGTCCTTGTGTAAAATATTTGTATCCTTGTTTTTGAAACTCGCTCATTTCTGATAAATAAATATCCAAGAATTTTATTCCTTCATCAATAACACTACCATTGTATTGCTGTTGTGGATACTTATATTTGAATATGCTCGATGGACTATCATAATCACTTGGATATATTTTGAAGGGAAATATGTATGGGTTTTCACCGCGAACAAAAGAAACATAACTGTTTGCTTTGAGTATAAGATTTTTTTTTCCAATTTCTTCGCCTTCTTTACTCACTAACAGCCCTCCATTTTTATCAAATACTTCGCTTGATTTTATTGCCGATAGCCCGTCATTACTTCTCAATATATTCAAAAGAAATATGATTTCCCGCGAGTCGTTATACATTGGTGTGCCTGTCAGTAAAAGTATTTTATTCTTTTTTACATTTGAAGTTAATAATTGTATATACTTTGCGATTTTTTTGTCACCTTCGCTGCCATTGATTCGAATGTTATGAGCTTCGTCAATTACTAGTAAAGAATTGCCGAAGTGTTCGTTTAATTTGTCTTTGACAAACTTTTTGTACTTTTTTTCATTTTTCACTTTTATGTTGCGAATAATATTGAAGATTAAATTAGCAAATTTCTCGTATCCCAGAAACTGATAATGTTTGTCGATGTTTTTGTTTATTTTTTTAACAATCATTTCTTTTGTCATGTTCTGAAGATCGTAATTTTGTAGTTCTTGCAACAAATTGGGTCCAACACAGCTATCTAAGCTCCATATACCATTCTTCTTCTCCAACTTGTCTGGATCAAATAATTGAAATTTGAAATTTTCCTGTACGTTGGCACTTGCAATAATCCAAATTTTGTTAAACTGTGGATTGTATTTATGAACATTGCGAAATTGCTCTGATACACCGATTGCGGTACATGTTTTTCCAGTTCCCATCCCATGATACAATAAAATCCCATTGTATGGGGTATTTGGATGAATAAAGTTTTTAACAAACTCCTGATGTGGAGAAAGAGTAAACTCTTCTTGCTTACATAATTGTTCTTTTCTATTTAGTGGGACAATGCCTCTCTTTTGAATCAAATACGGATATTTAAACTCTTTTTTCAATGTGATCTTCTTTTGAAGTTTAGGATCACTACTATTAGGATATTTAAGTTTTGCGACACTAATAGTTTCTTTTTCGGTCATATTTTATATATACAAGTTATTATTTATCAACAAGTGAACTTTTTTTAATATATTTAATTTTTCATGATTATAACTTCTAATTTTCATATTACATTCATCATAAGAAAACCATTTCAGATCGCTTATTTCATCTTTTTGGAAATTATTCTCACAAAGTGTTTTTTGGTAATCCATTTTACAAATATAGTATTTGTGTTTGTATGACTTTGCATTTGAACCTGTAAATATTTCCTCAATAAAGCCCACATTTTTTATCATTATCAAATTCTTAGAGGAATATCCAGTTTCTTCTTCAAACTCTCGTATAGAACACTCATAATCATTCTCTTTTCCACTACGTCTCCCTTTGGGAAATCCCCACTCTGGCTCATTCCATTTAACTTCTTGTGAAAACAAATAAGGTTTCTCAGTTTTCACATAAATAAACTTGTCATTTATTTTGGTATCAAACTTTTCATTTTTTTTATTCCATAGATTGGACCACAATCGTGAATATTCATTGTTCAATATTCCATTGATTTCATAATGAGTCATTTCTGCAACAAGCTGGCGAATATGAAAATCGTTGTAAATATTAAATTTACCTCTCAAAAAGTCTACATATCCTAAACTATCTTTTCGTCTCACCAACAAATATTCGTTTTTCTGACGTTGAGGATTATAACGGTAACAAATAATTCCAAAACTCATAATAGGTCTTTTACAAGAAAAGAATAGGTGACCCTGCATTCCACAATTATTGCAGACATTTTTCCTTTTCCATTTTTTCTTGTCATTATCACAAAAATTCATATATATTTTTTAGTTGATACAAAATGCTATCAATATGTGTTTAATTTATTATAGTAATATATACTTTACTGATTCATGACAAAATTAAATATCAATAAATACTTTGTTTGTGAGTTGCTAGAACATTATTTATCTCAATTGGGTCTATATTACGTTGCCAGCAAGTCAAATAAAAAGAAAATAATTGATTTCTTTTATAGCGTTCCATTTTTCTTTTTTGATCCTAGTATTCAAAGCATTCTCTACAAATCTATACAAAAAAATAATGTAAAAACGCACATTGATACAAATGATGATATGAGGCGACTATGCCATAATATTTACAAGGACTTTTGTTCAAAGTTGAACTATCCATACAAAAATTACGAAGAGTTTTACGACAGCATTCACTACAAATTAACAAGTGATAAATATTACATGAAAAAGACAAAACAGAAACACATACACAGTTTTATATTTTCCATTTTATTTGTAGGCATCATATGTTGTTATTATTGTCTTTCAAAAAGATTATATCCATAATTATATAATGAGTATAAAATTATGGATTATTATTATTTGCTCAGTGGTTCTCTACAATATTTATTATGAAAAGAATTTCCTGGCAAAATTAAACAAATATAAAAAGTATTATAAAATGCTAATAGTAGTCATTATGGGATTTGGTGCTCTTTCTGTTGTAAATAAGTCGCCAAAGGTTAGTTATGATAATATGAAAACATTGCAGGAATTCATTCAAGTAATGCCAATAGATAAACAGTCAAAAGACATGTTGACACCATTTTTATCTAGTAATCAGGGTTGTCATTCAAGAGAGCAAGCTTCAATCCGCAAAATAGAAACTTCTGGTTCAAAAGGAACAAAAAGAAGCGTTAGTGAAACCAAAAAAAAGTATGTGGCTTCTCAACAAAACTGGACATGTAATAAATGCAATCAAAAACTGAATCATACATTCGAAGTAGATCATAAAGTTCGTCTTGAATATGGTGGCACAAATGAAGTTTCAAATTTGGAAGCTTTATGTCGCGAATGCCACGGTCAAAAAACATCGTTTGAAAATTTTTAATATCCTCTATTTATAATTATGAGTGGTCAACCCATTAATTCAGAATCATCATATGATATTTCAGATTTAATGGATAACTTGATAAATTTTTTAAATAATTTTTTCTCTATGGTGAAGCGTATATTTGTTCGTCATATGTTACTCACAATCACATTTATAATATTATTTATATTGTTCCCGAGTATATATTATTTATACACCTTCAAATTATTCAACATTGTCCATGATTATCCAATCATATCTATATTTTTAACTCTATTTTCATTTTTTTCTTGTTTGGTAATTATTTTGTTGAAACTAGATACAAGTAATGCGGGATTTAAATTTGATATGCTCTACAAAACAGTATACAATCTGATGTATGTAGGCGCTATTTTTTTGTTGTTTTCTTTATTTTTTCATGTATCAAAGTTTATTGTTTACAATAGTAGCACCAGTAGCATTATTCTTTCTTTTGTTTTATTGATGCTGTTTTTGTCTTTGCGAAATAGCAAAGATAGAGAAAATAATACTGAAGGACTTGAAGATATGAAAGATAATTTGTTTGTCATTTTGAAAAACGTTCTCTTTTTGATTCCATGTTACATTGTTGATTTTTTTGAGTTTGTCAAAAAAAATGTTTCAGGACTACCAAAAACATCTTACATACTAAGTGCATTCATTACAATCATAATTGTTTTCTTTTTGTTGATACCTATCTTGAAAAGTATGATAAATAGTACAAGTGGTCTCACATTTGTCCACGAATCAAAATCGCTTGAAACGAATGTATTATACATGACACAAGAACAACTCAAAGATAAAATAATTAAATCCAAACCATTCTTTAAGCGAAAACTACTTCAAACAAACAATAATTTCAAAAGATATTTGGAACAAAGTAGTAATTCAATCCCAGATTTGAACAAAACAAGAACAATAGAAGGATTCGACAAAGATATTCATTTGTTGGATAAGCGCATAGTATATGAAGATGTTGTCAATAGTTTAAGTGAAACAGAAAAAGGGTTGGTCGAAGAAGAAATGAAAAAACATAAATTAACTTTGGATGATTTTAAGAGCTTTGAAAAGTTTAAAGATTATATATTATCTTTGAGACAAGAAGACAAATATTATGAACTATTGAACAAGATAAGCGAGTATAATAAAATGAAAAACGATTTTATTTATCAAGAGACCAGTAGTTTAGTTCATCTGATTAATCGTACAAATCACATTCAGGACTATAATTATCACTATGGTATTTCATTTTGGATATATTTTGACCCACAAATACAAAAAATTCAAACAAGAAAAGACAAACGCGGATTCATCATGACATATTCAAATTCTCCAAAAATATTTTACGACTATGACTCAAAAGAATTGAAGATAAGCGTTGATTATTGTGAAAATGAAAACAAAGAATGTTCTGAGAATATTATTTACAAGACAAAAGAGATTCTATACCAAAGATGGAATCATTTTGTCGTAAATTACAACTATGGCAACCTTGATTGCTTTATCAATAACAATCTTGTGATGACAAAAGGTAATGTTTCGCCATATATTGAAGATGCGTTTTTGCAGTTTGGTAGTAAAAATGAACCCTTGTATAAATGTGGTATATGCAATATAAAGTATTTTGAAGTTCCACTCAACATTGTAAGTATAGGTGAAATCTACAAAACAAGAAATATTCCGTGTGATTCATAATTTGAAAGTATTTTTTATAATTTATTATTATATAATATATAATAATGAAATTGTCTTTTTTAATTCAAATGATGCTTCTACTATTACTGGTGGTAGGTGTTTATTTATTGTTTACAAACAGCATAGAAGGAAGAATGAAACTTATTATGATTGTTTTCTGTCTTGTTGTAGGTATATATTTATTCATGAAACTTCCTATGTTCAAAGACAATAACGAGGTGTTATCTTCTCCACAAAGTGCTAAAAATGAATATACCATACAAGGCGAAGAACTTAAAAAAAGTGACGGTCCGATGGGATTGAGTTGTTGGATATACATCGACAACTGGAATTACAAATATGGTGACAAGAAAACAATTATTGAATCTAGTAACATTTACTTCCCGACCATCACATTGGATGGATACAAAAACAATTTGGATATCTCGGTGAATGTTTACGAAACAACAGATGATGATTCCGTTAATTACTCTCCAGAGCAATTGGAATTTGAATTAGATAATAACGGATATTCTTTCAATACATACAATAGCATAGAATGTTCCGAGCAAACGGATACCATAGTATTAGACGATTCTATAGATACTGAAGTTGCTTGTCCGAGTAAAGGAAGTCCTGAAAATGTTACCATAGAAAACATAAATATTCAAAAATGGGTGAACGTCCTTGTCACTTTCAACAATCGCACTTTAGATGTCTATATTAATGGCAAGTTAGTAAAATCAAAACCATTCAATAACATTATTATCAACGGAAATGGTTACGATAAAACTATTTATATTACACCAGATGGTGGTTTTGGTGGTTTTGTTTCCAAAGTTCAGTATTTCCCATATTTTATTACTCCGGCAAAGGCATGGTCCATCTATAGAGGTGGCTTTGGCGATGCTTTCGAAAGCGCTCTCAACAAATACAATTTATCCGTTTCGTTCTATGAAGATCAAGTTGAAAAGAAAAAATTCTATGTCTTTTAGACAAATCTACTGAAAGTTTGACATACTATTATATGAATAATATTATTATATTATATATATAATATTCAAGAATGAACAATCCATTTGCCAAAAATGAGAACAACAAGCCGCTGACAAATAAAATCAAAGAAACAGCAAACAAAACTAGCCAGTTTGCAAAAAACAGTTTTAATTCTGCCAAGTCCTTTGGACAAAAAACATCAAATGCAGTCAAGGCGGAAGTTAAAAAAGCATCAACAGCAGTAAAAACCGCAGCTAATTCATCGCAAGCATATCAAGCAGTCAAACGTGGAAATAATCGCTTTGCAATATTTGCTCAAGATTTTGCAGAAAAGAACAGTACAATTTCCAAATTTGTCTTTATTCTTTTCATTATTATCATGTTTGGTTTATTAATTCGCGTCGGAGTATATATTATTTCACTATTTACAGTTCCAAGCAAAAATCCTATTGTTGTAAATGGACTACTTTCTACAAATTCTCTCACAAAGTATCAAGTAAATCCGTCTGTTGCAAATTCAAAACCAATATTGCGTTCAGTAAACGAAAATCAAGGTATGGAATTCACATGGAGTACATGGGTTTTCATTGATAATGCAACTTCAGGAAATAACAATAATCCAAAACGAATATTTTCCAAAGGTGGAGACAGTGAAACCGGTGAGCCTTTTGCAATGAATTCACCAGGTTTATACCTCTATGATGGGACAACTTCTAATACAAATGCACTTACGGTAGCAATGACCACATTTGATGATACTGGTGCTGCAGAGTTGTCTGGACAGATCAAGAAAATAATAATAAAAAATATTCCAATACAAAAATGGGTAAATATAATAATACGTGTTCAAAACAGAACCATTGATATATATGTTAATGGTGTATTATCTACAAGAGACAACTTGACTCAAGTAATCAAACAAAATTATGGCGACATATTCGTAGGAGACAATGCCAACGGCATGAATGGATTTATTTCGTCGCTTCGTTACTTTGATCATGGAATTGGTAACATGAAAATAGAAGAAATTATTCAACAAGGTCCGAATCTTAAGGCAATTGGTGGACAAAACCAAGAAACCATGCCTCCTTATTTGGCAACTCGTTGGTATTTAGATAATGTAGAATAATAATTTACTCAAATTTTACCCAAAGAAGTCAGTAATCATTCTGTTATTTTGTGCCTTGTTATTATTGATTGTAATATACTTTTTGAATAGAAGTGCTTCTACTTCTTTATCTTTAAGACTTTGAATTTTCTTAATCGTCTTTTCTTCATCGTCAGAGTTTTCCATCAATGTATGTATTTTCTGTTTGAACATTTTTGCCTTTTTCTGAAACTGTGGCATGTCAAATAACACCAAAGAATATATTTGTATAACAGGTTTCATAATCTGATTTGTTATATAAAACCCATAATCAATCTTTAGTTTTTTCTCATTAATATAGTCTGGATGTTCAATCTTGTTGCCCTGCAATTCCTTTTTGTTCTTTGAGTAAATATACACATATGGAATACGATCTCCAGCGCGTGGCTTGTTGCCTGGCTCGCGAATACCAATTCGGTCTGCGAGGACTTTATGCGCAATCTGCTGTGGGCACTTATAAAACGACCTGAGCGATTTGCTAATAATCAGTTTATCCATTCCAATTTCTTCGTTCACAATTTGACTTAACATATTGTCCAAGAAGTCAATTGATTTATTGATATTTTTCTCTTTCATTAGAATATCAATAATACCACCATATACGTCTTTCACAATTGGAGCATTATCTCGTCGTTTCAATACAATTCCCATTGATTTACGTTTACACTTATGTGGGTCTTCTTCATAAAGCATGCCGACATATCTCTTTTTTGAAATCAAACAAAATGGCATGAATGTTTTTTCATATTCCAAATCATGAGGAGCTTTCAGAAATTTGGTCGCAAGTTCACCAGCCTCTTTCGCCAAGTCAATCGTCACTTCTAATGCCTTTTGACCACGAACATCTTTGTTTGTGTTTGGGTCCTTCAAGTTGAAAGTGAAGAATACTGAATCCGTATTATGAACAATCATGTTACCAATTCCTGCCGCAAAATGATGATTATCGGTTGTCAAATCATACACATAGTCGTCATAATCATCTAAAGTCATGATTTTTTTGATTTTATTATCTGTTGTTTCAGAACATTTCGAAGATAATATAAAACTGCTATTTGAATCGTGTGCTACAAGTTTATACTTTATATCATTTACACTGTATTTACGATGAATATATTTTGCCATTATAATATGATTACTTGGAATAGATAGGTCAAAATCAAGTTCCTCCACTGTTGAATTTGGTGCTTCATTCCTAAAATTATCTTTACATGTATGGTGCAACAATTCTGTGCCGATTTCACACTCTTTTGGTGAAATTTCAACACCATTACTTCCAATAAGAGAATGATCGTCTGTCACGTCAACGCAGCCTGTGTGTGTTAAAATTCTCATCATTTTCTTTTGACTTGCTAACTTATGGCGAATAATTGTTTTTAATTGAGTCCATGAATTCTCACTCCATGTATATATATTCTTATTTGTCAGATCAATATATTCTTTTGTTTGTTTACCTGGTTCTACACACTGTTTCCAGTTATTTTCTCCGTATTTTTTACCAAGTTCATCAATCTGGATGATCTCAAATTTTCCGTCTATTTTTACATAAATTGGTGTATAGTTCGCAACAGAATCTCCATAAATATACTCCGCATTAATTTTCATATTACCATGTTTGGTGTCAATATTGACATTATTGTAAACACTTTCTATCATATCTTTGGCATAAATCAATAACTTTCGTCCAGTTGCGGTAGTCGATGCCGCAATATCCATCTCATAAAATGTGCTGGTTTTCGCACCACATTGACCATACAAACTGTTTGCGGTAACCTTAATGGAAAGTTGACGTTTATCCAAAATATTTTTCATAAACGGATCACTTTCTTTGCCCATTTGTTTTTTGGTCGCCTTACGAGCATGAAGAAGTTCTTGCAAAATAGATGGTAAAATCGCCCGTTCGTGATTTGGAAACTGCGCATATCGGCAAATCTTATATCCAGTCAATACTTTTGTCAGTTTACTGCTTGTTCCACCAAGCCTTTTGAATGCAAAAGTGTCATATTTTATGTCAACATATTTATACCTGGATAAATTATCATATTTGAATTTACCATTTTTATCTACAATGCCTGTTTGATGAAGTAGTGTATGATTCAAATTATATGTTTTTGTCCATACTTTGGAGTCATGTGAAATATTCTCGGAAATAATCGAAGATGGATACAGCGAACTATAGTCAACACAAGCCACCGGATTGTCCAGATAAAGACCTGTTTTTGGTTCAAGAACAATAGCTCCTTCATACAGATCAGAAGCATTACCAACACTAATAAGCGGCATTAGTGTATCTTTTTCACGACATTTTTTAGCAACATAAGAGGTGAGTTTGATACCCTGACCTCGCAACATTAAGAAACTAATTGGAACTGAACAAATCTTACTCATCTCAATATAAGTTGTCATAATGTCAATCTTTTGGAAAATTTGATGAACAAGATTACAATCTTGAATACAATATTTGGCAATAATTCCCTTTTCGTTAGGACCTTCATTTGTCATTCTGAAAATATCTTGTGGTGTTACATCATCTTTTGCAAGACCCCACTGAATTGTTTGATTTTCGAGACCCTCCAAATATCCTTCCATGACAAAGCCTTTTTCGCCAAGCGTCAAAACTTTGAATTTTTTACCATTTTGGTATAATTCATTGGAGTGATTCAATATTTCAAAATGAATATAGCAATTTACGCTAATACCTTTAATATTTTTAGTATAAATGACACAAGTATTGGTTCCTTCAAGATTTTCATATTTAGAAACTTTGTCACTAATCAAGTAAGATGAAACATAATCAAGTTTGTATGATGGAAGAATGAATTCTTTGCGCATGTACGTAAATACGTCAATTTGAAGTCGCCCATCCATGATTGGGTATTTCAAATCATACGCACCCGAAGCAAGCACAATTTTGGTTTTACCCAAATCAAGTTCTTCGTCATCATCAAGCGCATTTTTTTTTCTGGATAAATTCATGAATTCTTCTTCGCAATTGTTCTCTTTTGAACGATCAAACATAAAAGGATAATCAAAACCGAAAATATTGTATCCAATAATAATATCTGGATCTTCTTCTTGAATCAAATCTGTCCAAGCAAGCAACACTTCTCTTTCTGTATCATAACATTCAATAACTTGTGTGGTTTCATCATGATTTGTGGTTTCACCCAAGCAAATACAATGATTTAAATGACTTTCTTCTTGTCCATAAGAGACGAATGTTGAACCAATAAAGGTAACATAATCGCCTTCAAGTTGAGGAAAATTCTTATTAAGTGTAATTGTCAAATATCCCATTTTTGTTTGATTATCGTAACTGGAATCGGTCAAAATAGATTCAATAGTTGTTGTATTGATTTTTTTGTTTTTGGTAGCAGGTTTCTTTTTAGGTTTTATATTTCCATCATTTTCGCAAATATCCACTTCACCTTGACCAAAACCACCCGTCTCTTCGCCACCGTCAAATGTTGTCATATAGTCGTCCAACGTATTTTCGGCAATATTTGAAGCATCTTCGTCATTCAGAACAACTGGATTCTCAATAAATGATTTGAAATCTGATTCAAAATTTTTCTCATTATATTTTTTGTTTTTCACATAGCAATTGTCAATTGAAATATCATCTGCAAATCCAAATACACTTTTAAGGAGGAAGTAGAGCATTTTCTCCATTCCATATTCGGACACTTCGTCATCATTCAATTGAATATAATCTAGAATATCGTAAGCAACTTTTTTGTAATTTTTGATAGCAGTCGGAAAATCGCCGTGACTGCTGGACGCTTCAATATCAAAACTACATATTTTGTAAGGAACAATTGTTTCTTTTTCTGGTAAGCTGATAATATCTCTATAATTTGCTTTGATCTCAAAGTCAACTTTTGTTTCTTTTTCGTCATCTTCTACCAAGTCATAATCGCTAATTTCAACCCATCCAGACGGAGAAATATCTTGAATGTGGAAAAAGCGCAGCATCGGAGGAATCATGATTTCATACAGTTGAGTAAATGTTCCGTTAAATTCAATTCCTTTATTCAAACGTTGTTTTTCTTTGTCATAAAAGAGTGATTTAAATTTGTAAAAGAGAGACATATTTTTACAGGTGACTTTGATAAAGTTATGTTTTTTGTTTGCATCAAAGTTATAGAGGGTTTTGTGACGCACTAGCTTAGCTTCTTCAAGATCATTTTTAAGGGTTTTGATCAAAGAATAATCTGAATTGTATGTTTCGCGAATATGGTCAAAATATTCTGATACATCGGTGTCACTCCAATTATGACCGACTTTAATATAGAAGAATGGTTTAAAATCATCTATTTTTACACAGTATGTTTTACGATTTTCATCAATTCCATAAATTGTAATGATAAATTCTTCTTGTTTGAAACTAGATACATTGAAATCTATACACCTAAATGAAATAGTGTCATTTTTATCACTAAGCGAGGACATGTTATCAGGTAGTGTAGTGTGTTATACATTACCTGATAAATAACCGTTAAATCAATTTTATTTTTTATTGTTACCTTTTTTCCTTTTTAAAGTATTTCTTTTTTTAGTTTTTGTCTGCTTTCTTTTTTTACTTTTTGGTTGTTTTCTCTTTTTTGGTTTAGATTTAGGTTTCTTGGAAGTTTTGGAGCGTTTTGATTTTTCTTTTTTCAATAAAATATGTGGAAGTTTTTTCTCGATGTATCTATTCAGATTGAGAGAATTTCCAATTTGGTCGGCGTGTATTTGTTGCGGTTTTCTTTTTGGTTCAGCTTTAACTATGTTTTGTTCTACAAACTTTATAAAATTATCTAATGTTCTTTCTTGTTCAAACGGCATAATTTCTCGATTATTTACATTTAAAATCATAGGAAATCCATCAATTACATTTTTGATTGGATGATTTATGTAGGGTAAATCCTCACTATTAATTTCATAAATATTTGCTGGTTTATTATGCATTTTTTGTTTCATTTGTTCCCATTGAGGTTTCATTGAAACGCAGTGTGGGCAATGATCGCTATAAATGAGAACGGTCCCGCATGATTTTTTCTTATTTAATTGGTCTAATAATGTTGGTTGTTCTTTATTTACTCGGTATATTTTTATCATATTATATATATAATCTAGATTATTATGATTGCTAAATTAATATTCGCGTTTATCATTGCGGCTTTGATTTTCTTCTCAATAGACAAAATGCTAATGATCATAAAAAAGACAAATACGGACTCCATGAAAGGCAAAACAGAAGAACCGTTTGTTTCTGGTAATTGTCCCACAACAATGATAAAAAAAGGTGATAAAATTATGCTTTATAATCCTGAATTAGCAAAAATCCCCGGAGTAAATCCGTTGATGATGGATTCTTTGAAAGATTATAAAGAATATGTCAAATGGCAGCGCGCCAGTGGGTTGAAGTGTCCAATTTTGCACTTAGAAAAAGTTTATGATGCGCAAGGAAATGAACAATATGAAATTAAACGTTCGTTTGCCGGTGAAGATCAGGACTTACAAGTTGGTGCGTTGAATCATAACTTGCCAGTGTTACAAAAGGAACCAAAGATGGATTTTATGCTTGACGCTCAATCACAAAACAATAAAAATTACAACCAAAATCAGTTTCCGGCTTACGATCCGTATAATCAAAATGTTGGTAGAATGACGCAATTGGATGTAAATGGTGGAACAGGAAGTTGCAGTTCTTAATTAAATAATTTAATGTCTTTTACGAGTATTTTTCTTTGACTTTTTGGAAGCAGAATGAAAGCGAACCTTTTTGCCTGTTTTCTTGCCTTTTTTGCCTTTTTTAAGATGTTTCTTGGATTTTCCTTTTAACATCTTGGATTTTCCTTTCTTGGTGTGCTTTTTGGTAATGCGTTTGAGGGCGCCGCCGGACTTTGTTTCTTGATGTTCATCTTCATCCATTGCAGCAGGATCAGCAGCAGCAGCAGGATCAGCAGCAGCAGCAGGATCAGCAGCAGCAGTAGCAGCATCCATAGACTGCGCTTCTTCATACATTTTTTTTAATTCATCATGGAATCTTCTAATATCTAGAATTTGTTTTTTGTTTAAAAATTCTGAAACCATACTAGGAATTTGTTTATTTAAAACAGTTGACATATCAGACAATATTACTATTCCATCCCTATGAAGTTCTGTCATTATATTAGAGACAGGTTCGCGCTTTGTGGGATTTTTGTCTAGATAATCTTTAAGTTTATCTAGCGCTTCTCCAATTACTGTAAGATCTGTTTTTCGTGAAGTGGGTTCTTCTTTAACATACGCATCAATAAGTTTTCTGATTTTATCTTGTTGTTCTTCTGGTGTGAGTATATTGGATTCTAAAGTTTTATTTAAATTCTCGAGCACATAAATCATTAATCTATAACAAAAAACTAATCCAAAAATACCTCTCCCATACTTACTCATTGAAAAATCTACTACGACATTTGTTAAGTATAAGTATATAGGATTTGCGGTCATCTGTTCATACGTTCCAAATCCAAATTTTTTAGCAAAACTAAAAGAATTATAACTTATAACTAATCGCAAAGCTTTGATGTATTCTTGGCGAGACGAAACATAATTAGTTATATTTTTATAAAATTCTTTGATTTGAACACCACCCTTACTTTGTGAAACTATTTTACCAGTTTGTTTATATAAATCTTTCAACATGGGGTTATCAAATAAAAGTTGATACAAAGATGCTTGATACGTCCTCTCTTGTTGTTCTGGATATTTGTTACGATTTTCAACAACCATTGAAGCAATAAGAGACCTATCTAAATGTGCAAAATAAGGTTTGTCTTGTAAAAAAACACTTATTTCACTCTCAGTCGCTGGGTCTAGTTTTTTAGGAGAACGAGTCCATTCGTCACCACTTATAAAATGCACTGCTCTAACTGTTCCAGGATAATATCTAACATCATCATATGCTTTGGCCATACCGTTTAGATCCCTAATATGATCTAACACGCGCTTGACTTCCTCTCTCTCTTTTGGGTGATCAAAAAAAGATAACAATTCATTTATAGTTTCAGACAAGCTCGAATAATTGTCGCTGATCCCATCTCTTTCAAATGAAACACGTATAGTATCTAAAGTATAAAGTGAGTCATTCCATTCTTTATCTTCGTATAATTTATAATCAGTGTTTTTATAAATATTTTGAATATGCTTTATTTGTTCTTTTATAGCGTAAAGATTTTCACGGTGTATTTCGGGAAATGGTGATGATTGTGATTTTGGATTAATCATTAGAATATCTTGATATCTAGCTTCATACTCACTAGGACTGTTAGGATTTACAAATATTTCTTTTAAGTAAGATATTGTATCATCCATTGTCGCATGACTTGTATGATCCTCCGCCCCCTCCTCCGCCGCCGATAGACTCGCCCCCCCCACCATACTTTCAAATTGTTCATCATGTTCACTAGAACAGTGAGGCATATTATTTAATATATATTTTGAAGATATTATTTATTTTCTCCACATAATTCCATCACATTTTCTCTAACATTCTTAGAAAGTTTTCGTTCTTTACCATCTTTTGATACTAATTTAATGTTTTCCAGATAATTTTCATTTTCACGAATTTCCTTAAAAAAAAGATAAATGTCGTTTTCAAATGGTTCAAGTAATTGAATTGCAATGTTAGCGCTCACATTTGGAACAGAAGACAACATAATTACTCCTATATTGTCTTTGTTTATCTGATTGCTCTTCTTGAACTGATGTTTTGCGATGTTGTTACAAATGGCTTCTTGACTTGCCCCTCCTCCACTTTGCGAGTCAGACGCGATGACTTCATTTCCTAGTTTGAAACAAATTTTCAATAAAAAATCACAAGTTTCATTTACATGACGCGTTAAAAAGACCTTATAATTTTTGCTACACATAAGAGAAATGCATGCAGAAATCAGTTTGTCTTTATTCATATTGTAGCCATCCGTAAATAAATCTAAACTTCCCTCAATGAAATACATCACCACCGGCTGATCTTCGGCGTGTTCTTGAATATATGCGTCTAAACGCGAACTTTGTTCTTTATATCGTCCATCTAAAATACTGCTCGCTAAATCGGAAAGTGTTTTACGCTCAATAATGTATCGCCCAATCACAAAATCCCCAATATTCAGATTTGTCTTTTCCACTAAAATATTTTCATAATTTTTTCGGGATTCTATTTTTTTCACTAAACAATTATAAATGCTATGTTCTCTATAATCACAAATAATTTTCATTTTTGTCTTTTTGAGATTTCTATTATAAATTAAAGTAAAGATGTTTAAGTTATAATAGTTATTTTGTTGTAAAAATCAAAATAAGACTTAGTTGGAGTTACCAGTTGTAGCGCTGAACAAATATGGCTTCGGGGTCTTACTCTTGAAAATTTTGTAAGGAATGCGAGCCCAGTTGCTGTGATCCGGGGCACCTTGCTTTTTGTCACCACCACCGCTCGGCTGATTTGTAATACTTTGAATACGCGCAATATGAGGCATTATTATATATATTAAATAATATTTTTATTTTTTGCTAATTACATTTCATCTACATTTTTCCAAATTTATTCTTTAGTTCTTTCAATTCACTTTTGATTGCTAAGTTTTCTTTTCTCAATTCTTTCACACATTCAATTAAAATTGCGTTTATTCCGTCGTAGTTGACACTTTTAATATCTGTATTTTTGGATACTAATTCTGGGTATTCTGCTTCAACTTCTTGTGCAATAACTCCAATATGCTTCAATGAATCTTCTTCTTCTCCCACTTTATGATAATAGTAACCATTTAGTTTTGATAATTTGTCTAAAGAATTGTCTAATTGTACAAGATTTTTCTTAACCTTGATATCTGAATCGGCAAAAAGTGTGCCAGTGCAGTGAATATCGCCGGATACATCTAGTTCGTATTCGGAATCTTTGTCTTTTCCAATACTCATTCCACCTGCTGTATAAATTTCGCCGTCAACTTTCAAATTATTTTTAGCAGTTGTGTCACGATTGCTATCAAGTTCAAGAATATTGTTACCATTTGAATCCTCAAATACTATTGATGTTGAATCAATTGATTTGTATTTGTTTACTATAATTTTACTATTACTAGAATCTGCTACAATGTTTTTACCGTTGTATATGGTCATCCTATCATTGAAGGAAGCTTTACCATTTACAATTAAATCATTAGAAATTTCCAACGAAGATTCCATAGAAACATCGCCAACTACTTGTAAATGGCTACCGAATGATACATCTTTCTCCACAAATACTTCATTGTGAACTAGTAAGTTATTAGAAATCTCTAATGAAGATTCCATAGAAACATCGTCAACCACTTGTAAATGACCACCGAATGATACATCGCCGTCTACCAATAGATTCGTATGGATAAGCAAATCATTAGAAATCTCTAATGAAGATTCCATAGAAACATCGCCAACTACTTGTAAATGACCACCGAATGATACATCGCCGTCTACCAATAGATTCGTATGGATAAGCAAATCATTAGAAATCTCTAATGAAGATTCCATAGAAACATCGTCAACCACTTGTAAATGACCACCGAATGATACATCGCCGTCTACCAATAGATTTGTATGGATAAGCAAATCATTAGAAATCTCTAATGAAGATTCCATAGAAACATCGCCAACCACTTGTAAATGGCTCCCAAATGATACATCGCCGTCTACCAATAGATTCGAGTGAACAAGTAAATTATTAGAAATTTCTAACGAAGATTCCATAGAAACATCGCCAACCACTTGTAAATGGCTCCCAAATGATACATCACCTTCTGCTAAAAGATTTGTATGAACCAGTAAATCATTAGAAATTTCCAACGAAGATTCCATAGAAACATCGCCAACTACTTGTAAATGACCACCAAATGATACATCGTCGTCTACTAATAGATTCGTATGGATAAGCAAATCATTAGAAATTTCCAACGAAGATTCCATAGAAACATCGCCAACTACTTGTAAATGACCACCAAATGATACATCGCCGTCTACTAATAGATTCGTATGGATAAGCAAATCATTAGAAATTTCCAACGAAGATTCCATAGAAACATCGCCAACTACTTGTAAATGACTCCCAAATGAGACATCATCATATACCAACAGATTTGTATGAACCACTAAATTGTTGGAAATCTCTAATGAAGATTCCATAGAAACATCGTCAACCACTTGCAAACGACCACCGAATGATACATCACCTTCTGCTAAAAGATTTGTATGAACCAGTAAATTATTGGAAACCTCTAATGAAGATTCCATAGAAACATCACCAACTACTTGTAAATGACCACCAAACGACACATCACCTTCTGCTAAAAGATTTGTATGAACCAGTAAATTATTGGAAACCTCTAATGAAGATTCCATAGAAACATCACCAACTACTTGTAAATGACTCCCAAATGAGACATCATTACCTACAAACAAATCATTATGAACAAGTAAATTATTAGAAATCTCTAGCGAAGATTCCATAGAAATATCACCATCACTGTTAAGTATAAGAATATTGTCACCACTTGAATTCTCAAATATTATTGGCGTTGAATCAATTGATTTGTATTTGTTTGCTATAATTCTTGTACTAGTAGTATCCGCTATAATATTTTTGCCACCGTATATGGTTAACTTATCATTGAAGGAAACTGGACCATTCAAAATAGCCTCATTATGGGTGATTAAATTATTGGAAATCTCTAGCGAAGATTCCATAGAAACATCACCAACCACTTGTAAATGGCTACCGAATGATGCGTCTTTCTCCACAAATACTTCATTATGAACCAGTAAATTATTGGAAATATCTAATGAAGATTCCATGGAGACATCTCCGGCAATATATGTTTTACCACCATCTTTTATTGCAAAAACGGTTATTCCCATATCATTGAAATGAACAATATCATTTGCGTTAGTATCATTTTGCGTAACATTAAGTGCTGGTCCTGTGCCATCATTTGAAATATCCAAAATGTCGGTTATTTTTACTTCTGTGCGAAGATCTGTAACAGAAAAAGAGGAGTCTTCTATGATTAGATTTCCACCTGCTTTGATTTTAAAATCTCCATAAAGCTGTACTGATGCGTTGGAAGTATTTGTTCCAATATTGACATTATTTTCAAAATTTGTCACGCCCGCAAATGTTGCACTGTTGCCAAGTAAATTATCATTTATTGAAATATCACCACCAATGATTGTCAGCCCTGAACCATTATTTGATATATCGGTTATTTTACTTTCCAATGAAGTCAAGCTAAGTTCCCCACTTCCACCAGTTATATTTTCAATAGTTGTTTTAATATCATTAATTGAATTATCTAATATAGATATTATATCATCGCTTCCTTTATAAAGAATACCACTATAGACAATATTGTTTGTTGTTCTTATATTTCCATTCACTTGTAGATTGTTACCAAATGATACATCATTATCTACAAACAATTCATGATGGACAAGTAAATTATTTGAAATTTCGAGAGACGATTCCATAGAAACATCACCAACCACTTGTAAATGGCTACCAAATGATGCATCTTTATCTACAAATACTTCATTATGAATAATTAAATTATTTGAAATTTCAAGAGACGATTCCATAGAAACATCGCCGACCACTTGTAAATGGCTACCAAATGATGCATCTTTATCAACAAATACTTCATTATGAATAATTAAATTATTGGAAATTTCAAGAGACGATTCCATAGAAATATTACCATCACTGTTAAGTATAAGAATAATGTTACCACTTGAATTCTCAAATATTATTGGCGTTGAATCAATTGATTTGTATTTGTTTGCTATAATTTTTGTATTAGTAGTATCCGCTATAATATTTTTGCCACCGTATATGGTTAGCTTATCATTGAAGGAAACTGGACCATTCAAAATAGCCTCATTATGGGTGATTAAATTATTGGAAATTTCTAGTGAAGATTCCATAGAAACATCACCAACCACTTGTAAATGACTCCCAAATGAGACATCATGTTTTACGTTCAGATTTGTATGAACCAGTAAATTATCCGAAATTTCCAACGAAGATTCCATAGAAACATCACCAACCACTTGTAAATGGCTACCGAATGATGCGTCTTTCTCCACAAATACTTCATTATGAACCAGTAAATTATTGGAAATTTCTAGCGAAGATTCCATAGAAACATCACCAACCACTTGTAAATGACCACCAAATGATACATCATGTTCTACGATCACATTTGTATGAACAAATAAATTATTGGAAATCTCCAATGAAGATTGCATGGAAACATCACCCACTACTTGTAAATGGCTATCGAATGATGCGTCGCCGTCTACAAAAAGGTTTGTATGGACCACTAAATTATTTGAAATTTCAAGAGACGATTCCATGGAGACATCGCCAACAGCTTGTAAATGACCATCAAAGGATACATCGCCGTCCACCAATAGATTTGTGTGGACAAGCAGATTATTAGAAATCTCTAGTGAAGACTCCATAGATACATCGCCAACCACTTGTAAATGGCTACCAAATGATGCATCTTTATCCACGAATACTTCATTATGGACGAGTAGATTATTTGAAATTTCAATAGACGACTCCATAGAAACATCGCCGAAAACTTGTAAATGGCTTCCAAACGACGCGTCACCGTCCACTAATAAATTTGTATGGACAAGTAAATTATTTGAAATTTCAAGAGACGATTCCATGGAGACATCGCCAACAGCTTGTAAATGACTACCAAATGATACATCGCCGTCCACCAATAGATTTGTGTGGACAAGCAGATTATTAGAAATCTCTAACGAAGATTCCATGGAAACATCACCAACCATTTGTAAATGGCTCCAGAATGATGCGTCTCCGTCTACCAGTAGATTTGTATGAACGAGTAAATTGTTGGAAATCTCTAACGAAGATTCCATGGAAACATCACCAACCATTTGTAAATGGCTACCAAAAGAAACATCACCATCTACCAATAGATTTGTATGAACGAGTAAATTGTTGGAAATCTCCAACGAAGATTCCATAGAAACGTCGCCAATTACCGTGAAATGGCTACCAAAAGAAACATCACCAACAACTTGCAAGTGGCTACCAAAAGAAACATCACCATCTACCAATAGATTTGTATGAACGAGTAAATTATTGGAAATCTCCAACGAAGATTCCATGGAAACATCACCAACAACTTGCAAGTGGCTACCAAAAGAAACATCACCATCTACCTGTAGATTTGTATGAACGAGTAAATTATTGGAAATCTCCAACGAAGATTCCATGGAAACATCACCAACCACTTGTAAATGGCTCCCGAATGATGCGTCTCCGTCTACCTGTAGATTTGTATGAACGAGTAAATTGTTGAAAATGTCCAACGAAGATTCCATAGAAACATCGCCAATTACCGTGAAATGGCTACCAAAAGAAACATCACCATCTACCAATAGATTTGTATGAACGAGTAAATTATTGGAAATCTCTAACGAAGACTCCATGGAAACATCACCAACAACTTGCAAGTGGCTACCGAATGACGCGTCTCCGTCTACCAATAGATTTGTATGAACGAGTAAATTGTTGGAAATCTCTAACGAAGATTCCATGGAAACATCACCAACCACTTGTAAATGACTTCCAAAAGAAACATCACCATCTACCTGTAGATTTGTATGAACGAGTAAATTGTTGAAAATGTCCAACGAAGATTCCATAGAAACATCGCCAATTACCGTGAAATGGCTACCAAAAGAAACATCACCATCTACCTGTAGATTTGTATGAACGAGTAAATTGTTGGAAATCTCAAGCGAAGATTCCATG